TCTTAATTTTTTCCTTTTTATTGAACTCATCTAAGTATTCTTTAGGATATTCGAACTCAGCTTTTATCATTCCATTTACAATACTTGCACCGTTATATGTATAAGTTGACTTAATTCCAGTCTTCTCACATACAAATACTTTCACATAAGGCTTTATCATGCTTTCAGTTCTTTGATTAGTAAATAAGTATCAATTGCTTCATCTCCCATCTCCCACTCGCTGTAATGCTTCAAGCAATTCTCTAGAGCTGTAATCCATTCTCTTTTTGAAAGTGATATTTCAAAAGAAGTCTCCATTCCATCCATAAATATTTCAAATAAGATAGCTGTCCTCTTCTTACTCTTCATAGCTTCTTCAATACCTTCTCTGATATTGTTTGTCATATCGACTGATCTTTCTCTGAAGATAGATTCTAATTCTTCTAGAGATTCTATTTCTAATTTTCTCATATACGATTACTATTTGCTTCTGATTTTTGATTGACTGGCATTTTTGGATTAGTTACAATAGTCTCTGTATCCATTCTAATTACCTCTAGATTAGTCTGAAGGATATAAACTGGGCCGTTATAGTCATACGTTCTAAATTCTATATCATTAAAGCTATCTCCAATACCTGGCTGCTTTAAAGGCTCAGTTATTCTTCTCTTACCATCGAATGATCTGAATTCATTACAAGTAGTTCTATACCAATTTCCTTTGATACATACTTCTAATACACCTGAGGTATTAAAATCGTGAATCTTTTTGACTGTAGCGCCTGTCTTTTCTGCCATAACCTTTTTTTAATTTCTATACCTAAATATACGAACAAAGATTCGTACTAGCAACTATTTTCCAAACAATTTCCAAAAAGAATTACTGATTGTTTTCTCTCTCAGCTTTTCATTCTGCTCTGATTGCTTTACAAGCTTGTTGGCTACAATTCTTTCTCTGGTAGGTTTAGTCTTCTTTTTCATTCCTCTTAAAGTTTTCTGAGATGTATTGTGAACCATCTGTTGGTACTTCATTCCAAAGTCCTAATGATTCTAGATGCTCTTTCATTGCATCATCTACCTCCCAATCAAAATCTCTTACTTGTCTGTCTACAGAATCTTCTGCTGCTGCTACTTGCTTGTCGGTAATAGGTGATACCGAGTACAGGAAAGAACAATTGTAACACATAAGCTCTATATTAGTAAGCTCATAGTTGACTTTATTCTTATCCTTGAATTGAAGTATCAAAGGTATTTTATGATCTGTTACTCTCTCTTCATGAAAGCCACATCGATTGCATTCCTCTTTCAAGTACCCTTCAAAGATTAGTCTCTGTTTGATCTTAGCCGGCTCAAAAGAAGCTACTGATATCTTTCCTTCTATTAATTCCTTAAGGGGTGCTTGTTTGCCTTTGTTAGGAAGATATTTAGGAATACCTATTCCGGCTGGATTCTTATGAACCTCCCATAGAGTTATTCCTTCTTCGTTTACATAAGTTCTGGCATACTTCTTATAATGGACAAAGCTGCAACGAAGAAATCGAGCTGCTCCTCTATTACTCTTAGTATTGTCCATTGCTCTGAGGCAATCATCTTTAGATATAAATTTAGCTGCTGGCATTTAGTCTTCATCTTCGTCTTCTAGATCATCTATATCTTCTAGATCTTCTAAGTCTTCTTCTACCTCTTCGATTTCTAAATCATCATCTAAGGCCTTTTCAATAACAGCATCTAATGCTTTAGCATCATCTGTTACTTCATCTTCGTCATAGTTTAAGATCTCTAATGGAACATTTCTTACTCCTCTTGAAGTATTTTCCATCTCTTGAAGTCTTCTAGCAGTGTCTTGATCTAAGATATCAAGCTCTGTTACTGTATAGTCTCCTTCTCCTACTACTCTAATACGTCCTACCTTAGGCTTTACATCTGAGCAGTTAACACAGAAGTCGTATCCGTAACTGTCTAATCGGAGCTTTGGCATATCATTGCCACATCTTGTACAAGGAATCATTTCTAAATTCATAACCGTTTTTGTTTATTAATTATACCTAAATATAAGAATAAAGATTCGTTCTAGCAACTATTTCTTTACTTCTTTTAAGCTAGTTATTACATTCCAAACCTGCTCAGGTGTTTCAAAGTCAACTGTAATCATTTTCTTTCCATCTGAGAGATCTATCTTTCCATCCCAATTATCTATTGTAGGGACTTGGTAAAGGTAGTACTGTATTAATGCAAATTGTTCTTTGCTGAAGTGTATCTTGAATAGATTTTCTATTATTTGTAGGAACTTCTCTTCGTAGATAGACATATCTACTCCGATCTCTTCTTCCATGAAGTCTCTCCTATCCTCTATCTCTCTTAAAAGGATAATATTTTCTATGAAGAGTTTCTTTTCGATTACCTCTCTAGCCATACCCTTTTCCTTTATACTAATACTAGCCTTTAAGAAGCTGTTTAGTGTTTTCCTTAAGTCCTTCTTGTGTACCATACGTGTAGTTCTTTACTTCAAAAATTGTTAGAAAATCGTTTACTGGTAACTGTTTTGATAATGAGAAGAATTTTATTGCTTCTTCTCTACTTGCTGCATGTAATACTCCTACTGGTTCTTGTGTAGGGTTATTTTTTGAATAAAAACAAAACTGTGGCATATCTCTCTAATTAGTTGTTACTTGGTTCTTGTGCTGCTTGATTTAAAGCATTGATAATAATCTTATCTAGGTATTCGATGTATATAAAGAAGCCTACAATCGTCTTATCCTTTAATTCTCTGTCTCTCTCAACTGTTAAGCCTAGAGCCGATAGTCCTTGATTCAATTTAGCTCCTAACTCCATAGCGATGTCGTCTTGTTGTTGCTTAGACATACCTGCAAATGTAGTTGGAAGGAATTGTACTTTGATTCCTTTCTTATTTGGATCTTCGTTTACATCTATCTTAAGGACAAATTTGTTTCCTTTGAAGTTTACCTTTGTAACTTCAGATAGCATCTCTTTTATTTCGTTGATTAAGCTCATATGTTTTTGTTATAAATAGTTAATTTTTACATACTATTAGATCGTTCTGATATTCTATAAGAGAGTTAATAGTTATTTTAAATACATCTAATTCAAACTCTCCTACTTCTCCACTCTCTTTTATAATCTCTGCCAGTTGTTGTATAACGCTGAAGGACTGTTGTGTGATCTGCTTTCCATCAAACTCTACTACGATATCATTTTCTCCTTGAGGATCGTTCCACTTCGTATTAAGTACTCGTTTCTTTAAATCGTATGATGTATTTTTATGTTCAGTTTCATAGTAGGCTGCAAACAATATTCCCAGTTCATCGTTAATATAGATTCTATCGCACCAAGGTTCAAATGCTTCTAACATCTCAGAGTTACAATTGTTAACTACAAATGCTACATTATACTTTGGAGGTACGATTGGCTTCATTAATGAATCATGCTTTATAAACGATCCCCACTTACGAATAAACTCTCTACCATTCTTAGTAGTTGTGTATAACCACTCCTCACTATTCTTTCCAGCTCCTCCTCCGGCATGTTTATTAAATCTACTTCCTCTAGAAGTAAAATGATATACTAATCCATCCCATGATTGAATTACTTTGTAACCATTTAATACAAATCTGTTAAATAGATCTGAGTCTTCTTTTGATTGAGGTGCAAATACTTCGTCATGTCCTCCTACTGCCTGGAAGTCTTCTTTATACATACACCAGGGAGCAAATATACCCTCAGTTGTTTTATCTTTATTTTGATTTTCAAAATGACCTATAGCATTTATTACTCCGTTGAAGTCTATCTCTTCTACTTCTATTCCCCAATCTTGAGTAATCTTCTCCGGTCCTGGTGGATGAAGAGAAGGTTCTATTCTAGTTGCACTTACAACTGTTCCTCTTTTTAAATGCTTTAATATATTCTTATCTAGATTAGGACCTGCAATCATATCGGCATGGAAGGCAAATATGATCTCTGTTCTTGCCATCTCAATTCCTTTGTCAAACATTCCTACAATTCCTATCCTTTCTGGACCTGGATTGACATGTGTGATAAGATCTTCATCGTTAAGAGATGTAATCCATTCTGCTGTTCCATCTGTAGAAGCATCATCAAGTACTAAGACTTCATGCTTGGTTCTAAGATTTCGAATTGATTTATAAGCTAATTGTAAAAACTCTAGATTGTTTCTGGAAGGTATTACGAATGTTATTTTTTGCATGATAAGTATTCTTTTATGTAATCTATGATATCTTTCTCAGGATTCCAACCTAGGATGTCTCTTGCTGCTGTATCTGTACATAGAGTTATCTCTGCTTCACCTGGCTTGTTCTCTTTATATTCTACCTCTATTCCAAAAGCATCTGCTATTTCATTAACTGAATAGTTATGTCCTTTTCCTAATTCAAATATAATCCCCCAAGCTTGTTTAGTATTCACTAATACTAATCCTTCTATAATATCATCAACGTGTGTGAAGTCTCTACGCTTTGTTCCATCTCCGTAAATGATTAGTGACTTACCTTCTTCAACTCTCTTCTCCCATGCTCCTATTAGAGTAGTATATCCTCCTTCTTTTAAATGATATGGTCCGTATACATTATAAAATCGTACTATGGTAGCTTTTAAATTGTAATGTTGTTCAAATAACTGGATTACTTCTTCTCCTACATCCTTACTAAATGTATATGGATTTTTAAACTTACCTGAATGATGTGAACTACTTCCTGCATATACAAGTGGTATGTTCTTATCGGAACAATACTTAGCTATCTTCATAGTAGCATAAGCATTAGTTATAAAGTACTCTTCCGGATTGATAAAGGATGGCTGTATTCTAGCAATTGCTGCTAAATGATATACAATATCAAATTTACCCCATGCAGAATAATCAGATATGTTTCTTATGTCTTGTTCAACATATAAGCATCCTTCTTGATGATTGCTTTTCAATCCTGTGTTGTAGTTATCAACCGATACAACTTCATGTCCTTCCTCTAGAAGTCTTTTGATTAGATTTGTTCCTACAAATCCTGCTCCTCCTGTTACTAGTACTTTCATTCTATTTTGTTTATAGTATTTTAGCTGGTGTTCCTATATAAGTATAAGGACCTTCTGTTGATTTTACAACTCCGGCATTAAGTCCGATTGTAGCAAAGCTATGTACTGATAGTTTTTCTCTAATTGTTGAGTTAGTTCCCATATACACGCAGCTGTAAATTGTTACATTACCTGATACAATAGCTCCTGGCATTGCACTGAAGTAATCTCCGATGATGCAGTCATGCCCTATTTGATTACCTCTATTCAGTAATGCATGTTTACCTATTTTAATATTAGTAGTAAGTATTGAATAAGCACCAATAAAACTACCCTCTCCTATCTCCACATTATTCATTATAAGAGCTGTAGGATGTATGAAGGTAAAGTATTTAGTCTCTTTTGGAAGCTTCTGAACTATGTCGTACCTGTCCTTAGAGTCTCCTACTGCTACCATTACTTCATACTCTGTAGGATCAAAAGAAGAGATAGGTAATGTACCCTCTACTACATATTGATTATCTACAAAGCATATAAGATCTTCTCCCATTTGAGCTAAGACCTCTCTAGCATGTCCCCCAAATCCTATTAAAGCTTTTTTCATCGTGTGTATATCTCGAACTTAGATAAGTCTGGGTAAGGTAATTCTAAATCAGCATTATGTTTCTTAGTACCGTCTAGTGTGTAGAATTGATTCATTAATAACATTCCTCTTGCTGCTAACTCTGGCATCATATAGAAATTCCATCCTAACATATCCAAATCATCTTCGTGGTACGAACATTCTCTTCTTCCACTATACCTAGCTCTCTTAAACCACAAGTAAGCCTCTTCGCTATCTGTCAGTATTGCTCCTCCTTTAGATAATTTAAAATGCTTATAAGGTCCTGTAAAAGATATACACATATGAGTTCCTTGCTTATACATGTCTGCTGTAAACGATAAAGCAGAGTCCCATACATTACTTCCTTTTAGATTATAAGCTCCTTTAATAGTTCTTCCCTCTACTATTTCAAACTCTACTCTTAATCCAGCATGAATAATCTCACATGGTACTGAAGGGTATGTTCTGTTTGGTATTTTTATTGTAGGAGATGTTATGCTCTTTTTTACATAGTTCTCGTAATATAGTGCTAAGAAAAGTCCGTTACTCATATTATCTAAAGTAATTACATACTTTGCTCCTGTATAATCTCCTAAGGCTTTTTCAAAGTCTTCTGTTATTTTATAGATTCCGTTTGACATTCTCTTAATGTATTAAATTCGTTTTTAAAAGTTTCTACAACTATAGTACTTAAATGTGTTTTCTGTACATTCTCTAAAGCTTTTCTTCCGACTTCTTTACAGAATTCATCATCAGTAGAAAGTGTTTTAATACATTTCTTAAATCCTTCGTAGTCGTCCCATTCGAAAGAAGTGTCTGGAAATATATTTCTCTGAGCATCTAGTTGAATATTACCTACCATAGGTACTCCGAGTGATCCAAAGTCTACTGCTGTTTGTCCTGCTGAAAAGTCCCTATGAATATCTACTCCAAATCTTGAAGTATAAGCAGTGGATAAAAACTCATCATGCTGCATATAGTTTAATTTTTTAAAACCTGGCATAGAGTACGAGTCTGGTAGTGGTAACATTCTTCCAATGTGAGGAGTTCTATCATAATGCATAGTATACACTTCTAATTCTTTAGGAACACTATCGTATACTAACTTGTGAGAGATCATACCTCTCTGATATCCCTTACAGGGATTAACTATAAACACATAGTTCCCTAAATGTTCTCTAGCTGATTCTGCGAAATGCCTAGTGCAGGGCGGTACCTTTATACTATTTTCTATAAACACTTTCATCATACGTTTTTCGTATTCATTAGAGCATAGGTATGCTTTTGCTTTAGACAGTATCTTTATATACATTTCTTGTTCTGGAGCTGACCAATCTAACCAGTCCCATACGGATCCTTCCTGTACAATATACACTTCATTACCTTCTGTAAGACTATCGGCAATCTTTAACTTAGCCAACTCATCGTGAACAGGAGTGTTTATTACGATAATATTTCCAGTACCTTTTATTACATTAGGAATATCTCTCCAGTTTAAGATATACCAAGGAGCTAGCTCTATGTATGCTTGTGGAAAGCGATGACGTTCGTAACTGTAATGCCCTGGGCTTACATGCCAATCACTTATGTAGTATACTTTTTTATCCATAACTTGTTTTATTATATTAGTTTTTAACTAGACCTCTTTCACATTCGTATAACCAATCGGAATCCATGTAAGTATTTGAAAGATAGCTCATACGTTCTACTCCATATGTCTGTGTAATTTTCCACCCCAGCATTGATTGTTGCATATTACCCATAGGACCTATTGGCATATTCTCTCCTGGCTCTTCCCATACTACTTCAAAGTCATTTATATCTCTTAGATATTTTCTTACTGTACATAGGAAGCTTTCTCTAAAGGTATAGGCCATTCCTTCTTTCTGGAAGTAGTGAAGACTCTCCGGACGTGATACTTCTAGTACTGTACGTGGAAAGAACTCCTCATCGTAGATTCTAGTTGGAGACATATAGTCTGGGTAATTCATTCCATTACCTACGAAGGCAGCTCCTTGCTCTAACCTTCCTATGCATTCATTAATGAATCCCCAATCCTTAACTATGATATCGTCATGCATTAAGAACAAAATAGTATCGTCAGCAATATCTAGGTAATCTAATGCTTGTTGATAAGCTCCATCCTCTAGTCCTAAGTTAGGAAACACTTTATATTCGAAGTTAGCTTTAACTGACTCTGAAGGCTCTCTATGACATGACCAAAAGATGTTTATTGAATCTTTATTTGCCTCTTGCAATTCAATTAATTCCTGTACTAATTCCGGGTATAGGTCAAAGTGCCACCCTACTATTATAAACTGTATCATAAACTATATTTTTTGGTGTTAAAGATTATACTACAAGAGTATTTTTGATTAGGTGTGAGTAGTTGGTACCCTACTTGTTCTTTAATGTCTGTAATTTTTACTTTGTTTAGATTATTCATCCATTCAACATCGTCTCTTACTTGTGAACCTCCTTCAAAGATTACTACTGAGCCTTTTTCAATATTACTCTTGCATCCGTTATACATTTCCAGTACCTTATCTCCATCATTGTCTATGTCAAAGTACAGTAAATCAAACTCTTTACTAGGGTCGTCACAAAATTTAAAAAAGTCCCCATAGTCCACTTTTACATAGTCTTGTAATCCGTAGTGAGCTATATTATCCACTGCTACTTTATAGTTCGGTGATGAGCCTATTTCCCCTTTACTTTGTTTTTCAAAAGTATCATATGTGAATACAATTCCTTGATGCTGTTCCTGTTCGTACAACTCTTTCAATGCAAGTCCCATTACTATAGCCGTGCCTGCATGCTCTGTTCCGTACTCTATGACTACCTTAGGCTTTATATCAAGTACCATACTGTACAACGTCTCCAGCCAAGGATATTTGTGTTGCGGTAATATATTTGCATATTTCATATCTGTCTACTCTTGTTTAAAAACTTCTATACATAAAACATTCTTATCATTTATCATAATCCAAGTACCGTCCTTTTGTTTAAACTTTGTGAACTGTCCTTGCCTGATTGACGTAGATACTACATCTGTAAATGTTCTCTTCTCTCCTCCTACAAAGTGTATAATCTGAGTTGTTAATTCTCCTACTGCTTCTGTAACTGATGATTTTAAATCTACTTTAGTATCTACCATCCTTGTTTAATTAAATCTACTATGTACTGTCTCTCTTCCTCTGTTACCCACCACCCTACTGGTATGCATATCATATCTTTTGATACTAAATCTACATTAGGAAGAGGAGCTAAGAATTCTCTTGTACAAGTATGCTTATCATTTCTTTCATGAACTCTAGAAGTAGCCACTCCGTTCTCAGACATATACTTCATAAAAGCATCTCTGTTCTCTACTCTCATAGTATATAGCCAGTAAGCTGATTCTTTTCTAGGATCATTCTCCAATAGAGTAACTCCTTTTACTCCTTGCAATTCTTTATTATAGAAAGCTCCATTTGCTTTATGCTTTGATATAATCTCTTCTGCATGATTTAGATTTGAGAGTCCTACTGTTGCACAGATATCATTCATATGGAATTTAAAACCCCACTCAGGAATATCTGATTCACATCTAAAGTCTGATCTAGGACCTTCTCTATCAATACCGTACCATCTAGTTAGTTTTGCTCTTTTGTTTAATTCTATGAAAGGTGATGTCCAGAATCCTCCATCTACAGATGTTATATGTTTAATTGCTTGTAATGAGAATGTAGTAATAGTTTCGAATGTGCCGATGTTCTTTCCATCTAATTTACTTCCCATAGCATGAGCAGCATCATCCATAATCATAAAAGGAAAGCCGTACTTCTCTCTATATCTTTTTTGAATAGCTTGAAGTTCTACTAAGTCTACTGGATATCCTCCCCAGTGTACTACGGCTACAATTTTAGTCTTCTCTGTTAATTTACTCTCTAAATCCTTTAAGCAAATATTCATTGTAGTAGGTTCCACATCTACCCATTTGATCTTTAATCCATTTGCTAAAATAGGCCAATTGGTTGCTGTACAAGTCAACGCTGTTGTTAATACTTCATCCCCTTCTTCAAGTCCTGGCCAGTTCTCTGTTACCATAGCCGCTCCATCAAATCCTATTGATATTTTAGAAGGCTTTTTTAATAAATGGTATGCTAAATGTTCTGCTGATGTTGCTGAATTGTAAGTAATTACCTCTGAGTTATCTACTTTAAGGAAGTTTTGTAATTTCTTTTCAAGCTCATTAACTTTAGGTCCCTGTCCGATAAAACCGCTATTAAGTACTTCACCCACTTCTGCTGCTGCTGTTGGTGACATAAATACTTTAAACAGATCAATTTGTTTGTTTATTTTTTTCATAATGTATCGTAGTAGTTGTTTTGTTTCTCTTGTCTGTCAATTGTCTTTGGATGGTACAAAGCCCATTCCTCTTCTACTGGAAGCATGCCATGGATCTTAAATCCTTCTAGTACTTCATGTACCTTATTAACCCATTTAATGTAAGGAACATTCTTATAGATTCTCATTTGCCAATCAGCCCAGTTCACCCATCCTTTTTCATTTACATTCCATCCCCACTTCTGAATATGTTCTTGAGTTAGTCCTTCTACAGTATTTACTCTAGGTATTCTGAGCATATCAACATCGTTAGTCTCTAACAGTGTAGGTAGGTTTTGAATTAAATTGAGATGAGGAATCTCATCAGCATCTATTTGGAAGATATAATTTCCTGTACAATGTGAAGTCAGTAAGTTCTTCCAATCGGCAAAGTGTCCTTCGAATTTTTCACAGAAGACTTCACAGTCGTGTACTTGAGATTCTATATAATCAAATACTTCATCTGTTCCGTTCTTCTCATCAAACAAGATTACTATCTCGTCTTCTTTTCGTTTATGTGAAAGGAGGAAGTTGACTAGTCTTTTCACTTCCTCCAATTCATTACAAACTGTTATTGCATAACTTATTTTCATACTGTAAATATACGAAATCTATTTTGATTCTGCAACTTCTACATCAAAGAAGTTTATAGCATCTAATGCTTCCATGAAGTCTTCTTTCTCAAAATGTTTAATATTTTTCATATCCATTTTAGTTGTTTGACCTTTTGGGAACTTAGATTTCTCTTCTTCTAAAATCTCTATAGAGTTTACTGCAGCCCATTTCCAATTCTCTTTTGCTGTACCATCTAAGAATACCATTCCCTTACCAGGAAGAGTAACTGTTGAAGGGAACCATACTCTCTTATCTTCGTCAATAAACATAAGATCTTTATAAAGTTCTGGTGATGCTTCTAGTGTTTTTGCTACTAGATCTCCTCCTTCAACCATTAGAGTTGAAGTTGAATATCCACAACCAAAGCAAAAGCTTGTTGTTACTTCTTCTGTTACTGCTTGTTCATAGCAAGCATTTCCTCCACAGTGTGGACAGATTGACATTTTTTCTTCCATTATTCTATTTTTTTAAGCCTTGGTATTTCAACTTTATTAGCCTGTGGTAATTCTATTTTCTTAAGCGTAGGTAGCTTTAACTGTACTTGCTTAGGGAACTCAGGAATGTACTGTGTTAGAAGGTTATCTAGCGTCTCTCTCATCTTCTCATAAGAGAACTCAGTTCTGCTCTTATGACCCTGTCTCTTTGCTAATTCCTTATATGGTTTATAATCTTCAAAGACATCTTTTAATGCCTTGCCTACTAGCATATCATCCGGTGTAAACCATTGACTTTCTCTTAGTATCATCTTATCAATTGCAGCTGAAGGATGTACGTTTGTGAGTTGACCTCCTATTTGTTTTGTAAATTTATTATCTAAGAAGTCTGTATGACCTGACCATCCTGATACTATAATTGGTTTGTTTACTAAACTAAACTCTAATAAAGGTCTTCCAAATCCTTCTCCTTTTGTTAGAGAGATCATTGCTTTTACTTTACCGTGATTGTATAGCTCATTCATCTCAGCATCAGATAGCTCTCCATGTAGAAGATGTATGTTTGGTAACTTTCCTTTTACAGTTTTTTTTATTTCATCAATTTTATCCAATACAGCTTCTCTATCCATAATAGATGTTCCTGATCCTGCTTGTACTTTTAAAAGAAGTGCTGGTGCTGATTTCTTATTCTTAAATGTTTCAAGGAATGCTTTGATAGTGTATCCAATATTCTTTCTATCCTCTCCAAGTACTCCCGGTAGCCAATGTCCTACTACTAAAAAGCAAAACATTTCATCGATACTATCTAAGTCTAGTTTTACTGGCCATGCCAATGGCATATACTTCTCTATATTAGCTCCTTCAAATACTACTTCAACTTTAGTTTTTAATTCAACTACTCCTGTTACTTGACCTGTTTTTTCATCTTGTATATTGAATTTACTTTCTTCAAATACTTTCTTAGCATGTTGTGCTGATACAATAACTAAGTCCATATTGTTACATCCCTGTACCCAGGAAGGATCACAAAGTGTAGTCTCAATACCAGCTGTTACTCCAATATTATATTTACCGACCTTTTGGAATTCATTCGGTACTGTAATTTGAATCCAGATGTCTGGTTGTTGTGTTAGTTGTGTAATAACTCTAGAGTGTAGAGATTCATTTCCGTGATCTTTTAAGTATCCAAATCTAGTATTACCCCATCTCTGTGATAATATTCTAACATCATACTTATCTGTATCGATAATCGATTGTACAAAGTCTCTGGCTCTTGCTCCGTATCCTGAATATGTATCGATAGGGCAGCTTACTACTAATGTAGGTTTACTCATAACTAGTATATTAATTTATGTGTGATATATTTTTTTGGTCGGTCCTCTATTTTGTAAAGATCAAATCTAGTTCTAGGAACAAACTTCTCAAATGTTTCATCCATTGAATCAAGTACATTCTCACACATCTGACGTGCTGACATTCCTGATTCATCTGATGTTACCCATTCTCTTGCTAGTGCTCCTCTTCTGTTTCTTTCCTCTTTACCCATGTTGTAAACTTCTTCTAAAGCTTTAGCTACATCTTCTGGTCGACATCTATCATCAAAGATATAAGGAGTTGGAACTGAGCCTACCATTGAAATGTTTGAAGGGAATACAGGGACTGCCCACTCACCACACTCCTTATATGTTCCTCTATGATTAGAAGGGAAGTCTGAAGTGAAGTCAATCCACTTACCGTTCTCATCTGTAAATCTCATTTGATCTTGCATACCACCTGTTACGTTGGCAATAATCATCTTACCAGCCATCATAGTTTCAGTTAAAGACAACCCCCATCCTTCATTTGAAGTGATAAGCATTCCAACGTCTGCTATATTATACAGTAAGTTCATATGTGGAGTATCTAATCTCTCTTGTGAGAAGAATACATTTACATAACTGTCATCACAAATTGCTTCTCTTACTGCATAAAGATCTGTACCATTTTCATCTACAGCTTGTGTATGCATTACAAGGGCACATTTCTTAGCTTTCTCTTCTCCGATCAAATCACAGAACATTCTATAAGAAAGAATTACATCTCCTGGAGATTTTCTTCTAATGTTTCTAGAGTTGAAGAATGCTACGAACTCGATATCTTTTCCTTGGAATAAGTCTTTCTTAAATTTACCTAGTGTTTCTAATTCATCTACTGAAGTCATAGGAAAGAAATGCTTATCGTTTATTCCATGAGGAACATACTTAAGTAGCTTACCCTTAGCTGCTTCTCCTAAAACTATTTCATTAATATTTTTAGTTTGTTTTGAGATTGCCATCAATAAGTCACATGACTCGTAGTAAGGTTTATTATACAGAGGTGCTGGATAGTCATCCCAAATGTTTAAATACATTAAAGGAATTTCATTTCTAATCTCTCTTTCTATTTCAAACAACCAAGTCCAGTATCTTGGATCAGTAAATATAAAAATAGCGTCTGGTTTTTCTTGAGCAATTAAATTTCTTATTTGCATAGCATCTCCATAACCATTGTTAGGAATTACCTTTACATCAGCATCTTCTATACCGTTTAACTTTCCTACCTCAGCTGAGATATTAAATGCTTTACCTGCTTCTGGATGATTGATAGCTGCTCCTAAATTGACCCAATTAAAGTGGTGAGATGTTCCTACAACAATCTCTCTGGCCATAGTTGCGATACCGGAATGCATCCTAATATCATCGCATAACAAGAGAATCTTTTTACGATCCTCCTTCTTAACATAACGAAATTTTTCTTTCATGTAACTATTTTAATTTAATATTTGTTTGTGTGTGTAACTTTTGCTTGAAGTTATCTTCTGTAAGATATAAAAAAATTGCTCTGTCTACAAGCTTTTGTAGAGAAAATTTATGCCTTACGCACTGTTCTTTAAATTCCTGTAGAAGATCTTCTTCTACCTTAACCGATGTTAATTTTTTAGTGTTCATTGTTTATATAATTATATGTATATATAAATATACCCTTATCCTAAAACACCTGCATGACAGTGCTCTGTTCCTTTAAATTCACAGAACATACAATTTGATCTTGAAGGAGTCTTGTCGTACTCTTTATCGATGTACTGTCCATGACTATCAAAAGCATCGTTAATAAATTTTGTAAGTGCTGTAGTGGCTTGACCTCTTTTAATCTTTCCTGATGGAGGTACAAACTCTTGAACTCTTCTACCCATTGCTGCAAATTCTGGATCTTTAGGAACCTTTCTCTTTACAATAAAATATTTTACATCTACCTTATCAACATCTATATCAAATTGTCTTGCTAGGAATTCTTTATAAAGAAGTAACTGTGCTAGCTTTTTATCATCTTTCTTTGCGTAGTCATTCCATCCTGAAGTTGATGTTTTGATATCTAAAATGATATACTTATCGTCTTGGTCATCGTAGAGAACAATATCGATATACCCTTTGAAGAAAACATTGTCAGATATTTTATGTATAAGAGGAATTTCTACTCCAACCAGCTTATAGTACTTGGTACCGAAGTAAACAGAGCGTTTCTTACGAACGTACTCTAGAATTTCAATACCATCATTATGAAACTCAGAAAGCTCTTGAGAGGTAGAGAAATGTTTTCCGTACTTTTCTTTCTCGTGAGCATAAATTGTGTGCATTTTCTCCAGTAGAAGAGCATTCAAATTCATTTCATTTGACTTCTTTACTGTTCCTTCATAGAGTTCTGTTAACCATTCCTGCATTACTTCATGTACTGCTGTGCCAAAGACTGTATGAATGGAAGGCTTATACTCTTGCAATCCTTTAACATATTTCAATGCCCATTGGTGTGGACAAGTATTGTATGCTAAGGTCTGACTATACGATATGGATTTGCTGATATTGTAATCTATAACTGGATTACAGAAGTCTCTTATCAGGCTTACCTGTTTAAGAGTTTTTTTTACCATCCTTTAGTTTTTTGATTTCTCTTTCTAAGTACCATAAAGCTTTTTCAAGCTCTTGAACTGTAGCATCTTTCTTTCCAGCTCTGGCAATATACTTAACGGTATTTCCTAAACAGAAACCTAAATTCCAGGCTTCAATAACTTTTATGGCTTCGTAGGGATTATCTTTTCCTCCGTAATGGTTTGGATGGTTTACTAGTTCTTTCTTTTGACTTGGCTCGTCAATAGTAAAGATCGCTTCTCTGTCGTTCATAATAACATTTTTATATAACTATAATATAAGAAAAAAGGCCTGTAAAAACAAGCCTTATTTAATTTATTTTGCGAAGTATAGTGTTGTGGATATGCTTACAAAAGCTAACACTTTATACCAGAATGTTTTATTCCTTTGACCTTTTAATTCTTTCTTTAAGTCATCAGTCATTCCTTTGTACTCTCCAATTTGAACATCTTTCTGTCCAATGATGAACTGATTGTTCTTATCTTTAACAGTTAAGAAGTTGATGATAGTATCTTTTTGTACTTCTCTTTCCTGTAATTTAATTACTTTATCTTGAGTAAGTTTTAATTCTACCTTACATCCATCATAGCGAACTAAATCTTTTGCTGCTAGTCTTACTACCTTAGTTGGCAGTGTTACCTTGGTGGTATCTGTTTGTGAAAAAGAATTCAAGCTCAGCATTAGAAAACTTATCAACAGTATTAATTTTTTCATCTGTTTGTTTTTTTACAATTGTTATGGTATTATCTATGTGGTGTATTTCTTTTGTAATAGAAATTACATTTTCTTTTACTGAATCGATCTTAACATCGATTTGTTTATTGATTACTTGTGCTGAATCAATTTTAGTTTGGACTGAATCTATTCTGGCTTCATATCCTTTAACGTCTGTTCTAATACTGTTTGTAGTAAATATATTATAACCTATTAATACAATTACTATAACCAATAATAAGTTTTGCTTATTTTGTAACATCTCTGTCTCCTTTGTGTTTATCTAATCTGTCTAGTATTTGTGTTACTAGTTCGTTTTTAACTATACCTACCATTGAGGCATTTTTCAATATAGAGACTAACTGGAACACTAAGAAAGGAGCCATAATGGTTTCACTCAACCAAGATGTTCCAGTAAATCCTTTTTCTATTGATAAGATGGCTGCCAGCATTACTGTCCAGAAACCAAATGTCTTTAATACACTTAATGCTTTACAAGTCTGAAATCCTTCTCTCTTAACTCCGGCCCATATGCCAAAGAAGCCATCAGCAAAGACAACCAATCCTACTGCTAGGAATTGCTCGATGTTATCGGCTGTTAGGTGCATAAAATATGTACCAATAAATGCTAATGCTGTTGTCAATGATAATGTAATTAATAGTGAAGTTTTCATCTTATATTTACCTATTTAACGTATTCGTAATACTTTTTAGTTTTCTCTGAACGATCTGCTAATCCGTGAGTACCCCCGTTAATTCTTTTTGTAAGAGCTAATATGGCTGCATCATTAATTCCTTTGTCGCATATCTCCCACAATTTATTTTTGTCAAAGAAGAACATTGCTGATTCAAATGAATAAGTTGTTGCTACTAAGTCTGGATTAGTCATAATTTCTGGCTTGTTTAAATACTTAGCAAATGCTGCGTAGTTTTCTTTACCAGTTAATTGAAGAGCACCTCTTCCTCTAAATTTGAAACCATCTCCTGATTTTTCATCACCGTTACCCATTCTAGATGCGTAAACTCTATTGGCAATCTTCTCTGGATTTCTAGCGTAAGACTCTTCTAAGTTACCTGGAAAGTATTTTCCAAAGATACCTTGAAGTCCTTGTGCTGAGTAGTTTAAGTTTTCAGAGAATGCTTTAAATCCTCCTGATTCGTGTGACGTTTGAGCAAAGAAGTGAGCCGCTCTAACTGGTGTTAGTTTGTAAAACTCCATTGCTTTTTTCATTGTTCCAGGACCGAAAGCTCCATCTGCAGCTACTCCGATCTTTTCTTGTAAACTTTTTAAGCTCATAATCTAATTTTTATTCTTCGTTATTTGATTTGTTTCCGTTTTTCATTGCTGCAAACTTCTCTAATACATCTGGAAGGAATGAACCTAATGTGATGTACATAAATGCATCAAAGATGTACTCGTTTAATTCTAACGCTTTACCTAGGTAACCTGTTACAAGGTCTACTGCAATTGCAATTACCATTACCATGAACGACATGAATCCAATTACAACTTTCTCGTTGTAATCATTTGATTTTTTAAAGATACTGAAAAATCCCATAAAATAATTATTTAGTTTAGTTAAGATGTAACTAATTGGTAATAACAAATTTTTCATAGTAACTGGTTTAATTTCTAATAAATAGCACAAAAAAAAGAGGCACAAGGCCTCTTTGATGTTTAAGTAAAGTCTCTCTTACTCTCCTATATTCATGTGCTTTAATTCCTTTGGAAGGAACTCAGTATTGACATGGCCGCAGGCCTTGCACGCAAATACCGGAATAGGCATGTAGGTTGTTTGACCTGTTCCTGTAAGGATTCCACTTGCCTTTCTAATGTGAAGAGCTTCTTCAAAAAATGTATGGTTACATTTTTCGCACTCTACCGGAAGTGTTTGATCAATCGATAGATTCATTCTTGGTTGTTGTTCCATTGTTCTTGTTTTTCTTTACCACATAACTCGTCTACCTTTACCTCATCACCTGCAATTTGAAATACAGTGGCCGGGGTAAGGTTCGGACTTTTTTTGCATATGTCTGTTGCTTTCTCTAGAAGTGTTTTCATATTACCGGCACAATCGGAAGCACGAAGTATCTCTATGATGGTCATAGTACTTCTCTGATGTGCTGTAACGGTAAACGTTCTACCTTCTTCTAGTAACTCTTGATATTTTTTTATTGAGTCTGACATACACTTTACGTATTATTTTTTCTTAGGGTAGTACTTTCTTTTTTTCTTTGGCTTTGCTGCTTCTACTACTGCTGTTACTTCTGGAGATATTTTGTTAATCTCTTCTACCAAAGTATCGTGTGCTTCTACTACTTTTTTCATAGACTCTACCTGCTCTGTTACTTTGTCTTTCTTAGGTGCTTTCTTTGCTACAATAGGACGTAAGTCTTTATTGTACAATTCTTTAGATAACTCTACTAACTCTTGAGCTTCTTTGTTGTTGTCAAAGTCCATTTTAAATTCTTTTAAGGGCTTTGTTCCTCTTTGCATATAGTATGCAAGGAATGCTGTTCCTGCTACTATAACTAACACTAAAATAATTGATGTTAAAATTGTCATATGTTTGTTTATTTGTTAAATTTGCGCGTGACACCTTCGGTGAGGAGGTTTTGACGCCCCCTCCCCTCTCGGTCCTTGCTTACTTGCTCTCTGCTGTTGAAGCTTTTCTATAATCTGTGATTAATTTCTTAACCTCTCCGATAGACTTTCTTGCTTGTGCTTGCGATTTTTTAGTAGTTCCGTTATGGCTTGCTACAAAACTTTGATACAATTCATCGATTTGTTCGAATAATTCTTGCTTGTTCATCTTTTTTTCTTTTTAATTAATATTACATGAACTGAGAAGGATCGATTCCTGCTCCTTGTTCATCTTTTGGTTTTATACTTGTGATAACACACTCTGTGATTAACATTGTTCCTGCAACTGATGCTGCATTCTCTAAAGCTAGTCTTGTTACTTTAGTTGGATCAATAATACCTTCCTCTAACATATCAACATACTCCCCTGTTCTTGGATTAAATCCAATCCATTTGTGATTGTCAAAGATGTAGTTTACTCTCTCTTCAATTACTTCTGAAGTCTCTCCTGCATTTGCTAAGATCTGTTTGAATGGCTTCTGAAGTGCTTTGATTATAATGTCAAATCCTTTTTCTTGATCTGGATGTTGAGCTACTAATGGATGCTCTGTTAAGTGGAAAGAAGCATTTAGTAAAGCAATTCCTCCTCCAGGTAAAATACCTTCTTGTAAAGCTGCTTTAGTTGCATGAAGAGCATCATCTACTCTATCTTTTTTCTCTCTCATTTCAACCTCTGTATGACCTCCAACATGAATCATAGCTACTCCTCCGATAAGTTTTGCTAATCTGTCTTGTAAGATTTCAATCTCGTAAGGTGAAACTGTATTCTCGATTTGTTCTTTTAATTGCTCAATTCTCTCTGCAATAGCTTCTTCAGTTCCTTTACCATCTACAATGGTAGTATCATCTTTACCTACTGTTACTTTTCTTGAATTACCAAACCACTGTAAATCGAATTTGTCTAGCTTCATTCCTTTCTCCTCAGATACAACTGTACCCCCAGTAAGAGCTGCAATGTCTTCAAGCATAGCTTTCTTCTTATCTCCAAATTCAGGAGCTTTAACTGCTACTACTCTAAGAATTCCTCTCATCTTATTTACAACCAATGTCGATAAAGCCTCTCCGTCAATATCATCTGCAATGATAAGTAAGTCTTTATTTTGTTGTGATACTGATTCCAATAAAGGAAGCATCTCTTTTACGTGCTGGATTCTTTTATCTGTGATAAGGATTAAAGGATTGTTCAATACTGAAGTCATAGTATTGTTATCTGTAACGAAGTAAGGTGACTTGTATCCTCTGTTGAATTGCATACCCTCTACAGTTTCGAGATAAGTCTCTCCTGTTTTAGATTCTTCAATAGTTACTAATCCATCTCTACCAACTTTATCCATTGCTGTTGCAATAAGATTTCCTACTTCTGGGTCATTATTACCTGAGATTGTTGCTACTTGTTTGATTTGTTCTTCTTCTGTAACTTCTTTAGAGTACTTCTCTCTTAAGTATTCGACTACTGCTTTAGTGGCAATATCGATTCCTCTTTTTACTTCTACTGCATTTGCATTTTGTAGCTCAGATAATCCTTGGCTATAAATTTCTCTTGCAAGTAATGTTGCTGTTGTAGTACCATCTCCAGCCAATCTAGCTGATTCGATTGCTACTTGTTTTACAGCTTGTGCTCCAGTATTCTCAATTGGATCTTCCAATTCTACTTCTTTGGCTACTGTTACACCATCCTTTGTTGAGGTTGGATTACCTCCTTGTTGTTGAATAAATACATTCCTACCTGACGGTCCCAATGTACATACTACTGCGTCTGCTAGTTGGTTTACTCCTGATAGTAATTTCTCTCTAGCTTCTTTTGAAAAACTAATTTGTTTTGACATAACTACTCTTGTGATTTTCTGATTGTTGCTAAAATTTCTCTGTCTGGAAGTATAAAGTATTCTTGACCTTCAAAGTCAATACGGATTGTTCCTATCTTAGGAATCAATACCACATCTCCTACACTGGCTTCTACTCTAATAAATTGTCCAAATTCAGACTGGCGTCCTGGACCTACGGAAACTACTTCACCCATTTCTGGCTTTTCTTTCCCCATATCCGGAATGATAATACTTCCGAATCTTTCTTCTCCTGATTCAACAGGCTTTACAATAACTCTGTCGCTGTTAGCTGATAACTCTTGTGACATAAACTTGATTTGGTTAATAACTTATTTTAATAATATATGAATAAATATCTAAGGAAACAACTTCTAATGACCTTCTGCAAAGTTATTTGCTATCTGTGGTGGTGCCTTTAGAGTTACTCCCGGTAGTTGTGTTGTTAATTCCATCAACTCTTGAACGTAAGGCATAAACATTTCTGCTTGATCTTCTCTTACATTTATGATCAACTGGTCATGAATCTGAGCTTGTACTCTACCGTCTATTCCTAACTCTTTTGCTTTTCTATTAATCTGAATTGCTGCTCTATTCACAACCGCTGCCGCTAAAGACTGTAACTGGTAGTTCAAGCAGTTGTTTAATCCATTTCGATAATCTCTATACATCTGCATTACAGGATCTTTTCCGTACTGCTGTTCAAGACTCTTTCTAAATCTCCAATCCAATACTTGATCTCCAAACTTTTCAAAGATCAATTTCACTTTTGGTAAGTGTCTGATTCGTCCTACTTTATTTTGGATATACCCTAGCCTTTTTACTTGCTCTCTAGAGTTAACTCTCCACTCTTTTAATTGAGGAAAACCATCTAGGTAACCTGCTACAAGAGTATCAGCTTCTTTCTGAGATATATTTAAAGTCTTTGCCAGAGCATATGCTTCCATTCCGTATGCAATTCCTAGAGAGTAAGCCTTAGCTTGATTTCTTTTTACTGGATCTAATTTCTTTAAGAAGATAGGAGATTTAGTATCAGGTGAAACACCGTCTGGATATTTTACTTTATCTTGATCAAGCTTCTCAGTTCTAATAGCAACAGTAGAATAGAAATCCCATCCGTTGTTAAAAATCTCTTGAAGATTAATATCACCTGCTACAGAAGCAAAGCAGTGAGGTTCTAGAGAAGTATAGTCATTATCGATTAACTTTCTTCCTTCTCCTGCAATTAAGAACTCTCTTACTACATTTGTATACTTTACAAGTAGCGGGGTATCTTCTCCTTCTTCTTTAGGCTTTGGTAATTGCTGAGCATCTGATCCATACCTTCCTGATACCGTACCATGCTGCTTGTAGTAAAAGTAGTATCTTCCGTCCTCTTGACCGTCTAGGAATCTATCGATGTAAGTTGATTTAATTTTTAGTAACTTATTATATGTTCTAAGGTTATTTGCCCATTCATAAGTCTTAGATAACTCCTCTAACATATCCATGTCAAATTGATCTTGACCTTTTTTAGTCTGAGTAAGAGGTTTGATTCCCATATACTTGAATGCAATCTCACCTAAGTGTTTCTTAGATTGAATATTCAAATAGTCTCCTTCATTCTCTTCCTTCCACATCGACATAGAAATTCTAACAACTTCCATTTCGTCTAGTAGGTTTAAGTCTCCTGTTAGTAGAAATTGTTTTATATTACTCTCTTCTAATTCGTCAATAGCTTTTTTAGTTAAAGAATACTTTCCAGTCTTTTCGCTTCTCTCTAAAGGAAGAGAGTGAAGCATAATTAAATTCTGTGCCCAGTTACCTTTGTGTGAAGGAGGGTAAGTATAAAGTGCTGTATCAACTACCCATTCCTTTGCCTCTGGAATGCTTAGTATACTGTCAATTACTATCTTTTTATTCGATTGTAGGTCATTTGTAATATCATCTCTAGTCTTTTCTAGTAACGGAAGATTTAATGCTACTCCTATCTCTTCCATTGGAACAGTTACTTCTTTGTAAAGAGGCATTACTTCTTCTTCAAAGAAGAATTTCTCTAGTCCTTCTTCCTTTAATACTTTTAAGAAGTGATTACAAACTCTAAGGGTTAAATCCGTATCGGCTGCAGCATATTTGGAAAGAATTGCCATATCTGCTTTAAAGATCTCGTAAAGATCTTTTGTAGTTGATCCTCCATTTGCTTTAATAGATTCTTTTAGCTCTACTTGCTCTTTGTTAGCTGCTTCTTCTACATTTAGTCCGATCTCTTTCTGAATAGAGATAGCTAATGCCTTTAGTCCAAACACTCCCATACCAGCTCCTTCTTCCTGTACTGTATGAACAAGGAGAGCTGTATCTACCCAAAGATCTTCTAATAAAGATACTCCGTAATAGTTCTTAGTAATTCGGCAGTCAAAAGAAGCATTGTGCATTACTAGTCTCTTACCCTTAAGCAGCGGGAGTAACTTTTTAGTAATGTCATGTGCTCCTTTTCCGCCAATGATACATTCCTCTAATTGATTTAATTCTGTATTCCATTTCTGAGTTGGAAGATAGAATCCTATTCCTTCTTCTCCTGATACGGACCATCCTACAACTTGATCCCTTCTTACATTCAGTCCAGTTGTCTCAGTATCGTAAGCAAGAACTTCTGACTGATTAATATGCTCGATAAGAAGGTTGATAGTCTCGATACTATCGACGTGGTAATACTTTTTTTCTATTTGCATAACTTAGTCAAGTTCTATAATTAAATTATTCTTATTTACAGGAATCCATACTCCAACACTTCCGTCCTTAACTGTACTAAAGTTTATAGACTTACTCTCAATTCTACTATTGATATAATTTCTCATCTCTTTTAAGTTGCAGTAGTACAGCTTCTTACTATATACGCTGAATAGAACTAATATATCTGCAGTAGAGGTATTAAACCATCCTAGTTCCTGCTTCTTATTATACAGTTCAAAAAACGTTAAATTATTCTCTCTTATATTAGTTTTTACTTCTGCTCTATCCCAAGTCTGTGTTTTTCTATTTAGAAATTCGAAATCAAATCCTTTCTTCTGGTAGAATTTATGCTCAGTATAATCTGTGCGATCTTTTACTTCAGTTATCTTACTGAAGTATTTTAATGCGACCTGTTCTCCAACTTGCCCTTTCTTAAGTAGTAATTCGAAATCTGTCATAACCTTTTTGTTTTTATATTATGTAAAGATAAGAAAAGAGCTGCGGTTAAGCAACTCTTTTATACTAAAATTCCCCGTAAAGGTCAAATTTTTCTGGCTCTGGAGGTGTCCAGGTAACTGTCTGAGTTCTTATGGCGTATAGTTCTCCTTTTAGAGGTTCTAACCTGTAAGCTCCTTTAAACTCTGTCGCTCTCATATAAGCTGATAGAGTTGGTACCAGTCCTTCAATTGTATGTAAGGGTGCTGATGGCCATTGTCCTTTCCAGTTATCTCCTGGTGGTGTTCTTAAGGCAATAAGCTCTAATACTTCTTCTTGTCTTGAGTTAGCTTCCATTACTGACGTAATGTTTTAGCCATTCTACAAGTAATATCTGTAAAGAATCCTGGGATTAATTTCTTATGGGAAGCTCTAATTGGATTAATATCCAATCCTCCTCTACGAGTATAAAGACAAGCTACCATTAATTCTTCTGGATTGTAAGCTTCTTTTAAGTGCATGTAGATCATTTCACAAATCTCTTCGTGGAAGTGACTTACTTGTCTGTGACTTACAATATATTTTGCTAATGATTCTAAATCAGGAACAACTCCTGCTGTTGGTTTAATATGAATAAATACATCACCCCAGTCTGGTTGGTTTGTTACTCTACAATTTGATCTTAAAAGATTAGACTGTATTTTTATTTCTCCAATTTCAAAGTCTTCAGATACTTCTTCTGACTGTAACTGTGTAGCGTCTGAATGGTAAGAAGTAAATTCAATTTTGTTTAAGTCAACCAAAGCATCCAATGGTGCATATCCTTTAAAGGCATAGCTTGGAGAATGCTCTGATGTAAACATCTCTACCTGTACTTTTGTCTGTAGTAAGTCAGATAGGTCTTTCTTTACTCTTTCTTTTAGTAACTTAATACATTCATGATCTGTATCTCCCAATTGAGTCATATTGAATGAATTCAAATACAATTTAATTGATTTAGACTCTACGTGAAGTTTTGAATCGGCTGGATACCAAATCTTTAACATTCCTACTACTGGTAATCCTTTTGTAGTGATTGCAGATACTTCGTATGCATTCCAAACATCTCCTCCAACAAATGGAAGGTTATTATCGTCAATTCCATACGCTTCTCTATTCAAGTAACGTGGAATTTCTACCAATAGACTTGGATCGTAAGTATCGCTATATCCTGCTCCACCTACTTGTCCTAGATGCTTTCCTGCAATCTTTACAACTTCTGCTTGATTTAATTCTTGTGTCATTTTATTTTATATAGTTTAATATTTGTTCAACTCTTTGATTAGGACTTCCTGTTACTGTTAAGTAATCTCCTCCAGCAAACTTAATTGACTTTAAGTTAATTTCAAACTGCTTATCAATTGCTTCTCTCCATCCTTCATTTACACTCCTTACTCCATCATCTACAGAAGCAAATTCAATAGGGAAATAAATAAAATGTGTATATTGATCTTTAACTCTTAACCAAGTATCTAAGATGTATGTATAAGCACTATCGGATAAATTATCCATATAAGTAGAATAAACTAATAGATCTAAATAACATCTATCAAGTATTACATCTTTAGTAGCTAATAATGCCTCTAAATGGAAAGAAGAAATAGCAAGCTGTGTTTCAGAAGTTCCTGCTTCATTAATAGGAAATCCATAACTACCAACCGTTCTTGTTGATTCATTTATAAAATCATACTCAGGTAATTTACTTTTAAGTAATTCGTATACTGTAGTCTTCCCTACTGATGATGCTCCTACTAATGCTATTCTTTTCATAACTAATTTTTTAAAAAGTCTACCCAAAGACTTACTGATATACTATGTAAGATATGAAATAATTCTCCTATTTCCAACCCTTTTATAGAAACTTGTCTCTGTAAAAGTATAGCTCCTTCATCCACTCCTTCTGTTACTCTATGAATAACACATCCAGAATGTTCTAATCCTAAGTCAAAAGCTTTTTGCTGAGGATCTTTTCCTTTTAGTTCTGGATACTGAGTTATAAGTCCTGGATGTCCATTATAGATTTCAAATCGATTACAAATACCTGGTGGCATAATCCTTAACCATCCATGAAGAGTTACTAAAGCATTATCATACTGAGCCAATAGAGGAAATAGTTCTTCTTCTGAAGGCTTATTGTCTACGAAGATTAAGTGCTTATTTTCTAAAGCAGGATGAATCTTTCTAAGATGTTCTGGTCTTTCGTTTGTAATAATAAGGTCAGGCCATCTTCCTAGTAGCTTTGATACTTCTACGATCTCTGATCCTGTTTGACTAAAGAATGCTATCCAAGGTCTATTCATGTGATATACTTATTATTCTATCCTCATTCATAAAGATAAAATTTCCTTTCACTCTTAAACTGTACGAAGGTTTTCCTCCTGAATTACTGTCTACTATTCCAAATACTTCGGCATCTATAATCTCATTATCGAGATTTATAATAACCATTTCCCCTATCTTATACTTTGCGTCCATTTGCAAACCATCTGAATTTATGAATGTTCTGAAGAATCATATTCGTATCTTCCGGTACGTAGTTGATTAATTCAAATAACTTTTGAGACTCTTTTGACCATAATCCATCTGCTCTATACTCAACTCCTTTTATACCATGTACAACTGGATTAGAAGTATCTAAAGAATAGATCCATTTATAGTCTGAGTAGAAAGAAAACTCTTGAGGTAATCCACATCCCAATAGGTGATGCTTCTTCTCTTCGTTTATAACACCGTCTCTCAATAGATCTCCTAGTAGCTTAACCCTTCCTAGCATCCAACTAACATACTTGTTAGGATGTGAAATAGTATTTGTATAGTACGAGTAGTCGAATGAAATTGCAATCATATCTACATTTGCAATCTTATCCATATACTCATAACAAGTCTTAATTTGACTGTAAGTCTTTCCTTGAACAACTCCTATTTTCTTTCCTGGAAGATTTTTATACTTGTTATTCCATTCTGTCATTTGCTGTACAGTCTTCTTTGCATCCTCTAAAGCATCCGGAACTATATACCAATCTGGCTTTAATTCTAATACCCAGCCTGCAAACTTCTCTGCATCAAAAGCTTCTTCTAATTCAAAGATAGAATTATCTAAAATAATTTCTCTACCTGCTTCTTTAGCATCTTGAAACTGTTTTAAGTATTCTGGATCTTCTTCAAATAAATGCACTAATGCATAATCATAGTCAGTATACTTCTGTACTTCTTTAAAGATACTCTTCGGTGATTCGTGTGCTATCTTAATCATTATCTTCTGGTGTTATATCTTGTAAATCTTCTACTAATCCTCCTAACTGTGCTTGTAATGTTTCCATAACTTCTGCCAGTTGACTATCGATAGACTTCTCAACTGCTTTATATGCCTCTGATAAAGGAATCATATCTATACCTAAAGTATCAATAAACACTTTATGCTTTTCTAAATGGTCTAGTGCTGCTTGCATTATTTAATTCTATTAAATTTACTTAACTGCTCTTGAGTAAAAAACTGAGAAAGATCTGGTCGGAAGTAATTTACATTCTTCATTACTTTTCTATCTCTTGTTCTATAAACAACGTAATACTCTCCAACTTTTTCGTAATGACACTCCTCACCTTGCTCACTCGATCTCTGAATGACAGTTGCTTTAGCGTCTTCTTCTGTTTGGCAAGCTTTTGATAGATTTGAAGCTTGAACTTCTTGATATGCTGGCCATATCTTATCCTTAAGGCCATGTAACATAGTACCGTTCCCAGTGGCAACATAAGTAATATCGCACAAAGCATCCAGAACCTCAACGATGTCTCCTGCTTCGCAAGCTTCTCTATATTCTTCCAATTCCTCAAGGATGAAATTGTATACAAATTCCCATTCTTTTCTTTCGGGGATAGTTGGTTCATAGTTATTAGGTTTACCCATTACGGCATTAAATTCCTCTACCTCATCAATAAAAGGTACTTTTGGATCTGTAATCATAACTTTTTACTTTTTTATTAATATAAGAAATTGGCTCCGAAGAGCCAACTTATTATTCAATTACTTTAATAATTTTAGATTGATTAACTCCTACTACTGCGAAGTTAGACTCTCCTTCGAACTCTGTATAGATCTTTGCTTCAGCTTCTGTTGCTGAAATTGCATCTACTAAATAAAGTTCTTTTACTCTTTGAATACGACCTCGGTCATTTTCGTGCTCCAATTGCACAGTTACTTGCCAATAATTCATAATGTTTGGTTTTAGTTATTTTTTTCCAAGTTTAATATTTGTATAGAATTCTGCTCTTGCTGATGCTTCATCTAAGAAACACCCTGTTAACTTTGCTGTTTGCATTGAAGCTCCCTGATGTTTAATCCCTCTACACGATACACAGTTATGTGTTGCTGAAATTGCTACTGCTACTCCTAGATTACCTTCACAGATTTTATCTACTGCATTATGAATTGCAACTGTTAACTGCTCTTGAATAGCTCCACGTCTAGCAAACTGCTCTACAATTCGATTTAATTTTGAAAGCCCAACTACCTTTCCATCTGCTGAAGGAACATAAGCTATACTTACCTCTCCTGAAATTGTTTGGTGGTGATGTGAGCACATTGAGGTAACTGGTATATTACTCTCTTGTACTATTCCATCATAACCATCAGAAGGGAATGCTGTAATTCTTGTTAGTGGTTCAAATCGACCTGCCCATAAATCGTTTACGTATGCTTTTGCAACTCTTTTAGGAGTATCAGATGAATTTGGATCATTCTGCCAATCACATCCTAAAGCTGAAAGGAATTGTCCGAAAGCTTCTGCTGCATCTTCAATGATGTGTTGCTTTTCTACTTCAGTTAATCTTGCTTCTGGACCTTCTGTTAGTTGTTTTTTTGCCAATTGAGAGGAAATACCATTAGCGAATCCGGCTTGTACTAATTCTGTACCGTCGATAAATTTTTTATTTGACATATAAGATTGTTTTTATGGAGGTTCTACGACTCCGTTTTATTTAATATAACATTTTTTACTTTATCCTGCAACTATTTTTTCAAATAATCTTGAATAGTTTCTGAGTCATTTCTTTCCCAAGGGTATACAATCCACTCTGTTCCTACTTCTTTTGAGTAGAAGTCTGGAGTAAAGATTGCTGTTGGTTTGTAATGAAGCGTTGCAGTATACATTCCAATAGTATTTTTTAACGTCTCTCCTGTATCACAAATATCATCTACTACCAAAGTATCTTTATTTATTCTACTAACGTAAGGTATGTGGAGCTTGTGGGAGATCATTACTGCTGGTATTAATCCTCCTCTTTGAATACCTGTTATCGATTTAATCTCTGCTCCTGATGCTGCTATTGTATTTGCTAAATCTTCTACTAAGATGTTGATATCATCCCAGCTTAAATAAACTTTATTTCCTATTTTTAGTGCCATAACTATTTAATTTTTACTTGATAATCTACAAACGTTGCTTTCTTTGGTGCTTCATTTAGAAAGTAAAAAGCAATTGTCTTACTCTTAGTTTTGATAATCTTATAGAAAGCCGTAGGAATAGCTGCACCTGCCGGAACTCGTCTGGGATTTTTATCAAATACTATTTTTATTTCAACGTTGACTGGTCCTTCTGAAAAGGCTAAAAGTCTTTCATAGTCTTCTAATAGTCTCCAATGAACTCTATTTAGTCTTTCATTTTGAAGAGTACAGTTTAGGTATGAGAATGTTTTAAATAACATTTCTCTAGTACAGTTAAAGTCAGCTGCTGGTGCACAATGTCCTTTGTCGTAGATATTGAATGCATAGTCTTTTTCATCTGAGGTATGAATTGTTTTATCTTTATAGAAATCCATTCCTTTTCTAGATGCTCCTACTCCAGTGCACAGTACTTGGTACTTTACCCACAATGGTTGCTCTAATGTCTCTGAATACATTACCTCGTATATGTCTGTCTTTACATAAACGCTATCTCTTAACTGTCCAAACCCTAATAACGGAAGTAAGAGTAATAATAAAAACTTCTTCATACTATACCTTTGCGATTGTAATTCCTTCCACGTCTACAATTTGTAGTTGTGAGATAACTTCGTCTCCTGATACTTCTGGATCTGTTGACTCCAATACGTAATTTACTAATTCTTCGATAGATACTTTATCTTTAAATCCTGTCTTACCTGAGTCACTTGGTATTAATACTAGCTCTAAATTAAGGTCTTGATTGAATTGTAACTTATAATCCCAGATGTAAAGGCCATCTGCTTTTGGATATGATTTTGATAGTTCTCTATCCCCTGCTAAATCGATTAGATCTTTTAATGTCATAACTTTGTTTTTTTATTTAATTGTATATTTAGTTTTTCCGTCTGGTGATTGTGCTGATATTTCTCCGTTTGCTAGAACTGTTAGTTCTAAATCAAACTCTTCCTTTAAAAGTCTTTTTACTGTTGCTGCTTCAAGCCCTCTACTTTTCCATAGTGTATGAAATACTGTTAGTACTTCAAACTCTGTTGCTCTTTTTACTGCCATCTTACACTTCTCTTTGGTCTTCAAATGCAATGATGTGAGGTCTCCAGGTCAATCTATAACCGTTATCTCTAACCCAATCAAACATTTTTGGATATGATTTGAATAAAGCTTCTCTTGAATCTCCTGCTGGCATGAACCATACTTTATCTTCTGGTATGTCTAGCATTTTAATACAATTCATAATCTCTTTTAATGCTTCTTGATCCTCTCCATCCCATACCGGTTTTAAATGGTAGTCTGAATGATAAGAGATTGATTTGGATATTGCATCGTAGTTTAATCTTAGCTTGTTATGCTGTTTAATCATTTTCTCATCTGTAATGTCTCCTTGAGGTGTTGCAATGCCAACCTTAGGGACAGAATTACTGAACTTAGGGGAGATTGATAATAGATTAATTGGGTAATCTGTCTCAAGAAAATGACTTCCTTCGGTCTCAATCGTAATGAAAATATTTCTTTCATGTGCAAAATGTGTTAATTCGTTTACTAATGCTGGATGCATTGTTGGTGATCCTCCTGTTAGCATCATCTCTGTGATGTGGGGATTGGCATCATACATGTTAATAATATCTTGAAAACTGATATGTCCTTTTTCAGGATGTATACTTGTGTACCAAGAATCGCACCATCCACCATCACCAAACCAACATCTGTGAGTACAGCCTGTTGTTCTGATTACTACGGTTGGATAACCTGCTCTACTTCCTTCTGATTGTACTGCTGTATAAAGCTCTACAATGGGAAGTGTTTTGTTATAATCTTCTATTCTTTTCATCTTAATATAAATTGTATTGACAATATTTTATGTAAAATTCAGTTCTTCCTATTTCTTGCAGCTCTTCTACATACTCCCATACTTCAGAAGCATATTTTTCCTTTCCATACAAATCATCTCCGTACTTTAGAGTTTCAAAGTCCCATCCTTTATCGAATGCTTTTGTTGCTAGGTAAATTATTTCACTCAGTTTCATCTTCCTGTTATTTGTTTTATATACCTTTCTACCGCTACTACTTTCTGTCTTAGATCTAATTTAGAGTCTATTACATTTTGTAAGTACTGATGAAACTCGTCCATTGTTAAGTTAGGCTTACTCACCATAAGATGCTGAGTTCCTTTCATGTTCGTAAACTTCTACCTTAGTAGCTCTTACTCTACTGTTTGTTTCTTCAAGTAAAAATGTATTGATTTTTAAATGTAAGTATTCTGCAAATCGTTCACATCCTGTAGCAGGAAGTATTCTTAACTGTATAACGCCGTCGTTATGCATTTGTTTAAATGTATCCATATAAGGATCATCCTCTGCTACAATAGTTGTATGATCTAATAGGTAATCGAAAAATGCTTTTGGAGAATATCCTTCGATGTTTCCTTTAGCTCTTTTCATTCCTCCGAAGTCCCATACCCAGTTTCTTTCGTCTAGTTCTCCTTCGAACCATACTCGGAATGATACGGCATAGCCGTGAAGAAATCTGCAATGTGTACCCTCTGCTTTCCATTGTCGAAAGCATGCTGAGTAGCCGTCAAATAGTTTTGTTGCTTGAAATTTCATTTGTTAAAATATTAAATTGTAAATTGTTGTCCATATAGCAATTGTGATTAGAGCAAGCCCTATCCATACAAATGCTTTTGTGTAGTCTTTCTTAAATCTCTTCTTAGGCTTTATACCTAAAGCTTCTTTTACGTGATCGTTCACCTCTCTCATAACTCTAATTTAAACTAATTCTTCGTAAATTCCAACTATTTCACTTAAAATTAATACTCCAGCTCCTAATAAAAGATTAAAAGGTAATAGAAAGTATCCAAGTATTCTTATACCGGATTTGATAAATGAAATTTGTTGATGTAGTTTTGGATCTGGAATTGCTAATAGATTTCTTCTAGTTGCTTCTTCAAGCAGTTCTTGCTGAGTAGTAAAGTTTGCATAGGTTTTGAAATCTCCTGGTGAGAGTTCTTTCTTTTTTTGTTCTAGAACTCTATCCATTATAACCGATTGTTCTGCTTTCTCTATGGAAGGCTTCTTAAAATATGTTGCCATAAGGTGTGTTTTTAAAGTGGTGCTACGACACTGTTGTTATATGTTAATAAATATAAGAAATATCTTTTTATGATCCTACTCTAGTTAAAAAGAGCTTGTTCATACGGAACCATCCCATGTACTCTCTTCCTTGATCAAAATAATCTTCCCAATCCTTCTCTGCTTTTAAATCTCGGACTAATCCTTTTTCTGCAAACTTCTCCCACCAGTAGTCTTTTGTTTGACAGTTTATATGACCTATTCCTTGCTGTCCTGGATGTGCTGCTGTGAAGATTAAAGTACCTCCTGGTTTAAGGTTTTCGTATAACTTTTCAACAATACTGTCGTTGTGTTCTGTCTCTATGTGCTCGGCTACTTCCAGGCAGATAATTAGTTCTGATTTATGGTTTAGGTCAAAGATACTCTTTTTAAAGAGAAAGTCCTGATCTTCTACTACATCGTTAATATCGTACCCAATAGCATCAATTTTTTCTTTTCTTAAGGACCTTACATAAGTCCCACTCCCGCAACCTACATCGACTACTTTTTTAGGATTGTAATACTTTTTAATCCACTTAGCTAGATTATCTGCAAATGGCTTTTCTTCTTCCTCCATATTTGTATAATTGAAAGCATCAGTCTTCCCTCTAGGAATATCTGTTTGATACCATCCTTCTCCTTCATAAACATTTAAAATATCTTTAAAATATTTTTCGTACATAGGAGCTACATTCTCTAATGAAAACTTTTCTCCATACTCTCTACAAGTCTTGTAATCTATTTCTCCGTTGTTAATTTTTATAGTTGCCTGCAAGTAATCATCAAACGTTCTACATCTGTAACCAGTTACTCCGTTTATATTATTCTCTGCAAAGGCTCCCCAGTCTGAGGTAATTGTTGGTGTTCCTGATAGTAAATTTTCTATTTGAACTCCTCCAAATGGTTCAACATATTGTGAAGGTAGGAAGCATCCTTTTGCACTCTTCATCAGTTCTTTTCTCTTTTCGGTTCCAGCATACCCTACAAACTCTACATGAGGAGGAAACTTTCCATCCTTATAAGGTCCATCGGCGTCAATCTGTCCTGCTATCTTTAATTTATACCCTAAGTGTTCAGTAACCTGGATTGCTATATTAACTCCTTTTCCGTCAAAGACTCTTCCTAAATAAAGAAAGTAATCTTCTTTTTTATCGCTAAATTCAAAATCAGAGAGGTCGAAGTAGTTTGGAATTACTACTTCGTAGTTTTTCATATCGCAATAATTCACTCCCATCAGTCCGTAGTATGCATGGTAGATTGCATAAGATTCAAATACTTTCCAATTTGCCCAATGCCCTCCTGCATAGCCTATTCCTGGTTCAACAGTTATTAAATCTGGATGTCCGTCACATACCGGCCTTACTCCTGACCCCCAGAATGGTAAAATGAAATCATTCTTCTGTTTTCTCTTTCCTATTTCCTTTATAGCATTTTTATAGAAGGTTTGATAGGCTTCATCCTCTACATTATATTTAAAGAATTTAGATTTATAGTCATGAGTACCGTATACTTTTTTCCATACCTTATTGGTGATAACTGTTACGTTTTCCGCATATGGAGCGTCGCTCTCCTCATGTCCGTAATGGTAGATAGTATGCCCTCTTTCCCCCATCATCTTACAGAATTTCCAAGCCTTTTGTGTATAAGCACATGCTACAAATTCTCTATTAGTGATTGTATGAGGAAGTCCTAATACGTGGAATGTAAATTTATTATTCATAGTTTTTAATATAGTAAATTTATTTTAAGGTACCAAATGTTTTGGGTAATATTTTTCATAAAGCTCTGATTCTTTCTTTCCGCAGTCATTACATTGAACTCCTCTTCCAATACTGTTTAACATCTGATCATATAAAGAAAGCTTATCTAGTTCTTCTAGTTCTTCCTCAGTAAGATCTTCTCTTTCTAAATTGTTAAACCATTTATTGGTAAACCATTCCAGTGAAAATTCTGAGTCTGTTTTTATTTTACTATTAAATTCTTCCTGAGTTAGGCAAGTATCAGTATAAGGACCAGCAAATGGAGGATTTTCTAACATCCATTCCTTTTCGTAGCTTTTATAAGCATCAATCAGATTCCACTTATTAATCTTTTCTTCCATTTCAGGAATAGGGATACACATTGTTATAAATCCGTGATAGCAATTTTCTTTTTCTTCACCGCAGTGATGACATGTTTCTAATTTACTTTCCATTACCTATATCTTTTTTTACTTGATCATCCCACTTTTTATTCATTTCATCTAACTTATCTGCTATAAGCCTTAAAGCATATGAACTCCAGTATCCAGAGTCACTTTCTGTATAGAATCCGTAGTATCCATCCTCCTGTATAAGGAAGGTACCTATTCTTTTTTCACTAAAATACACCTCATATACTCCATGTATTCTGTCTGTAGATTTAAGTTGTATCATTTCCAAAATAATTGAACCATCATTATTGCAAAAGCTAATCCAAGACATATAAGTGTCTTAAGGGTGAATGGTTCTTGAAACCATAAATGTGCCATGTAACTAAATACTATTGCTCCGATTGAGAATCCCATTAGTCTTGAAGGCCATAACTCTCCTCCAAAATGTGATACCATATACTTTACAGACATAATATAAAGAAATGAGATTGGTACTCCCATCAATGAAACTGCCCATGGATGTTGCTTGAACCATTCCCATCTGAATTGTCCCTGTAGTTGAACAAATGTAAGTATTTGTGCTAGTACTCCAAAGCTAAAACCTATTATAAAATTCATATGTACTGTAATAAAATGTAACTTAATTTATACCCGGTAAATGCTCCAAGTGCTGAAGGGAATGGAAATACTATTAGCTTTCCTAAATCTGTTACGTACTTTGGACGGTTAACTATTTTACCTACAAAGAAGTAGTAGGCTAGATATCCTAGCAATACTGCAAGGTCTGTCTTTGTTGCAATGAATACTACTAGAGTTGCTCCTATGAATCCAAAAGTAAAATTATCTCTAACTCCTTCCCAAATTTCTCTATTGGTTGCTTCTTTATACTCCTTGATAATCTTATTTACTTTTATCTTCTGTGCTCTCATTTATCTTTTTGTTTTATAGTATTTATGACTTGAGTAAACTAATAATTTTCCTGTTAATTCCCAATCATCATATACTCTATCGAAGTTTGTTATAAGAGCATCTACACTCTTAAAATGAAAATAAGTAGTACAAGAATCAATTACTTTTTCTATCCAATTGTATACATCGTACTTATTATCTGTTAGTGCTGCCATTATAGTCTGCTGAATTTTAATACTTTAGTCGCTTTTACTGCTTCTAGGAACTGTCTGTGTGCTGATTTTTGTGAAGGCTTTCTTCCAGTTGGAGTTGTTATCTTCTTTACTGCTCTAGGCTTTCCTTGTTCTCCCCAATGAATAAAATAATGTTCTCTATCTTTTACAAATGCAATTTCATTTCCATTCACCGTCACTGTCAATAATGTTTTTTTCATTTTATATAATTTCTATCTATTAAATCATTCCAGGTTAAAATTCCTACTAAATGTATAATTGAATAGGAGTCTGTGTAGGTTGAAACAGCTCCATACTCTGGATGATCAAAGTCAATCTGATAGCATTCATCTAGAACTGTTATAATGCATTCTAGATTATGGTATACATTGTTATCAAGTACATCTTTTGAAAATCCATTCTTAAGAAGAAATGATCCTATGTAAGGATTTTTATCTTCAACTAACCTCTTACCCCAAGTATCTGAGTTGCCTATTGGAGATTTATCATTATCAAATCTCTCAGAATATTTTTCAAGTCTTTGCATTACTATAAGCTTGTTAATACTGTATCCAGCATATTTGTTTCATTTACAAATAGTTTGTCTTCTAAGGCTTGTCTATTCTCTTCCATGTGAGCATGAATTATTTTTATGATCATATCATAAGCTTTTGAATGCAAAGACTTTGCAAAAGAAAACTTAGAGTTAGTAATCTGAATTCCATTCTCTTTTAGCAAAACATAGTAATGTTTCTGCTCATTGATAAGAAAATACTTATCTGTTAGAGGTGTCATCCTTAAAGATGTTTTAGGATGTGCTAATAATTTAGTAACAATATCTATGAATTGTTGCTCTTGCTGTGTTGGTGTGTACTTGAAAAATCTTTTGAATATCATAACCTTTATTTTTTAATTACTACTTGTTTTATTCTATCAAATAATGTTTCTAGTTCCTCTATTGAACCTACTGACCATTTGTCTGTTTTTAGTATAAAGAAACAATCCTCGTCTCTATCAATTCCTATACTTGAACGTGCTTCTATCTCTAAAGATTCATACTCATCCCTGTCTGATAAACAATTAGCATCTTGTGAGAATATAAATGATGCTTGTTCTAATAATGTACCTTGATCTTCCATAACCTTTTTAATTATACTTAAAGATAAGAAAAAGGCTCCGAAGAGCCAACTTTTCTTAAATAAATTTTACTGTATTTGTTTCCTTGTCCCAATCAAACGTCATTGGCTTTTGAGTGTACTCGTAAGCCTCATCCAATACTGATGCATTAAAGAAGTGAGTACCATTTTTAAACTCATAACCATATCCTGAATGAATATGTCCACATACATGGATCTTTGGTTTAATAATTTCAATTCTTTGAGCTAACAATTCGCATCCTAATCCGTCCCAAGGTCTTCCTGCTACTGTATCTAGAGTTCCAAATGAAGGACCATGTGTAACCAAGATGTCTGTGTTGTCAGGAATACCTTCCCACTTACCTGCTATTTCAATTCCATTTTTTGGTAAATTGAATGCCCAAGAATAGAATTCCGGTTGCCAAGGTGATCCGTAAATGCGAATATTGTCTTGAGGAGAATCTCCATTTGGACCATCTCCGTATAGTACTAAGTCATCATCTTGAAGATAGATTATATCTCCAAACTTGTCTACCCATTCCTTTACATCCTCAGGATGATTTTCAAACATTCGATCGTGGTTACCTGCTATGAATACTTTGTCTTGGTATTGCTTTAGAGATTGGAACCAATGACAGAAATCCCAGATGTCGTTCTTGTTGTACCCTGAATTCATTATGTCTCCAGCATGAATAAGAAGATCACCTCCAGGTAAATCTTCCATAGGAATCAATCCATGTCTTGTATGTGTGTCTGATAGTACTGTTATTCTCATTATAGTTTTTTGTTTTTAAAGTTTTGCCAAGATTCATCTTCTTCTAAAAATTTCTCAATAAAAATAACTAACCCTGCTCCTAAGGCTGCAATGTTCATTATAGGAATGAATAAAAAAGGAAGTGGTTCTAAAAAGTCTTTTACTGACCCTCCTTCTTTTTTTATTAGGAAATATGCCACTAACATACTAAGTACTAGTGGTAAAACGTAAAGTAATAATATCCAAATCATAATCTATATTTTAAATAATTCGTAGTTACTATTTTCTGTATTAAATTTAATATAATCTTCTCTTTGCTCTACAATCTCTGTTACTAGAGTTGTTTGCCAAGTAAATGAAGGTCCGAATGGAGACATTAATAAACTTCTTCCAACAGCAATGTCTTCAAAGTCTGCTTTATACCTTCCTTCCTCGTTAAACTCTAACCATTTTACTCCTACTGATGTTTTAGTTAGACCGTCTCTTTCTCTTACTAATTTGTAGTTTGGTTTTAATTCTTTACCAAATATGGACTTAAATGCTTCATCTAGATCAAATGTACCTTCCTCAGTTTGAGTTAGTAATACTTTTGGTTGTGCTCCTCCTATCATAACTTATACTGTATGTTCAATTTGTACTCTTACACAATTCTGAGGTAATCTGTGGATATGTCTGTAGTTGTTTATGTACCCCATCATGTTAGCACTCCCCACAGCATTTGCAGAATGTATTACAACATCAACAACAGGAGCTCCGTCCAACCATTTATCCACCAGCCATTTAGTGCAATCCATTCCAGTTTTCTCTTCAATGTTATCATAATTTAATTCATAATTGTGATACACGTTTGAGTGCCATTCAGCCATTGCCGAAGGTCCTAAATCGTGATCTAATGAAATTATATCAATGTTTTCCAGTCCTAAGTCTTGTACCTTTTGTACAAACTCTTCGTAATTTCTTACCACGATCCAAGTTGGATCAACTGGTGTTCTTACGTCGTCTAAGTATATTCTATGTCTTAGCATCTTCTTTTTCTTCGTTAAATAAATCTTCTCCTTTGTAGTCTGGATGATTTGTATTCATGTAATCAATTCCTTCTACCCACAGTCCTACTGCTATTATAAAAGCTGCTGCTACTACTGATACTATTACTAATCCCACCATCCTTCAATATTTTCTTCCATTATTTTAAATAGCAATTTTCTTGCCCTATCTTGATTTATATGTGCAATGCTCATTGCAATGATTCTTTTCATTTCAGATTCATCTCTACCATCTAGAGTAAATGGCCCTTCACCTTTTAATACTCTTTTATAAACTAAAGGATACTTTTTAAAGAACTCATCATAATTTTCCCATACCTCTTCTGAATTATATAAAGATGATCCTGGTCTGTCTTCACAATCAGTAAACCAAACTCTGTCTTTATGGTAATCCATATACTCCATTGAGTAAGGCTCTTCCTGACATGCTTTAATTAATTTAACACATAGTCTCATTCTACGAGCGTCTTGTTGTGCTCTTGTATGAAAATCTCTTCTACCGATATAATTGGCTTGAGCTTTCAATTTATGCTTCATTATTTCATAGATGTAATGTCCATCCCAATTTCTGTCTTTCCAGATGATTGGAAACCAATAGACAATGTTCTTTACTCCTTGTATGAAGTATTTGTGATAATACTTTCCGTCATGCTCCCACCACAGCCATATTCTTCTAAAGAAGTTTGGTCTTGGTTGGTTTTTTAAATCTTCAAAAAAATCTTCCATACTAGAATTTATTTTTTAATTCTTCTTTTTTAATTATCTCTTTTAATCTCTGAACGTAAGTTAAATCCTCAGCATAATTCTGTCTTAAGTATTCAAAATACTCTCCTTCAGTTTTAATACTTCTTAAGTAAGATGAATAGTATAAAGCATAATCGATAACTGATTCTTGCCATGTTTCATAATAGGCATGACCTCTATTTGTTCCTTTTGCTAAATTAGCTCTTAACTTAGCTTCTTTCATACCGAACATGTTATTGTTCTCTAGAAAGATAGTTGATTTAAAATGCCCTGATTCTAATTTAGCTTGTGCTAAAATAATATAAGGATACTTAAAATTTAACTCTGTAATCTTTTCAATTAGTTTAGTCTCACTAAACTCGTTATATTCTCTAACTACAATCAATTTCTCTTCCTGAGAAAGATTCTGTACTTCATTAGCTGGATTAGATGTAAATCCAAATACTAATAGTAATCCTACTGCTGCTCCGAATCCTAGTAATGACTTGTTGGTCAATTTAACTTTTTCTGGTAACAGTGTCTGTTCATTAAATTTGTAATACATAACCTTTTTGTTTAATTATTATACCTAAATATATGAAAAAAGAGTTGAACTAGCAACTCTTTTAACAATTATTTTAGTGAGAATCTCCTACATCATTCTTCTCTCCGTAGATCAAATAGTCTGGATTGATTACCTTTGCTACCTTTTGACGTTCACCGGTGAAGTATTTAATTACAATTCCTTCATGTGGTACTTTAGTTCCTTCAATGAAGTTGTTGAATGTAAATTTATCTTGGATTTCTTGTGTCCAATCCCCATAATGTAAAACCTCTACATAAGGTAATTTTAAATGGTTTTCAATTAAAACCCAAGCATCATATGTACTTACGTATTCTCCTTTAAGTTTCACATCAAACCCTGCAAACTCAATATCAGTCAAACCATAGTCATAGTTTTTCTGAATACCTGCTCCGTAAATCTCTCCGTATAGGATAATACCTTCACCTATTTCAATATTTCTGTTTTTAATATAACTCCAAAGTTTTTCTTTGATGTTATACTTTTCAGCGATTGTTCTCCAAACATCAGTTGAATAGAATCCTTGAGAGTCACTTCCTTTTTCACAGTTATGAGATCCATAAATGTATTCATAGTCAATCCATTCATCAGCTAGTCTAAAGAATTTTTTTACTTTATCCCAGAATGATAATTTACCTTTCTTTACAATACCGTATCTAGCATTTGTACCGTGAACCTTTCTAGTAATTTCTACTAAATCTTCTTCAGTAAACATTCCTGCTACGTTTTTAAGGTTTGGGAATTTGTAGTAGATATGGAAGTTTTGATTGTCTCTCCATTTAATTTTTCTACCTGAAGCAAGTTGAATTTGCTTAACTGGTGGTTCGTATTTTACAATACCAAATTTTTCCATCATGTCATCTCCATCTTGGTATCTGTCTCCATATCCTGGAATGTATTTGGTTGGAATGATTAGACATTCAGAATAAACTCCTCTTAATTTTACAGTTCTTACTCTACCTCCTTTTCTTAGATAAGAAGTAACTCCCATTTTTTCAGAAAATGCTTCTGGAATTACTGCATCCGTAGTTGCAATAACTGTTAAGTCACCTTCTTTAAATTCACCTTTTTTGGTAATAGCATTCCATCCTCCAACAACTACTTGTTCGATGTTGTCAGCTCCTTCGATTGCTTTTACTTCTTTGATTGTTGCTACAAAGCAAACACTATTTTGATTTTCCATTTTTTATTTCTTTTTAAGTTCATTTAAAATATCATGCAATTTAAAACCTATGTACCATAAAGACACTACTATTAACCATACTTTCCAAAATTCCATTTCTTATAATTTTATTTCGAATCTATTTTTCATTTGTACTAATTTTTCTTCTGGGACTCCATGCTCGTTTACTCCTCCATGTCTATTTTCTACAATCAAAGAATAAACTCTGTATCTGTATTTTTCTGCTAGATCAAAGTATGGTTGCATTTCCCATTCCTGAGTGAATGTATTCGACACTACAATCCTGTTTGCTGGGTGTATATGTGCTCCAAATCCTTTCATAATAGCTTCTACACGATCTTGGCACCACTTATGAGCGTCTTTTAATTTAGAAGCATCAAATCTATACTCTCCTTTCTCATCTAAGAAAAAAAGATCTGCTTCAAAAAAAGATCCTCCTGTTAAAGATTCTGCTAATGTTGATTTACCTGATCCAGGTAATCCTCTTAATAAAAATAACTCTTTCATATTTTCTTTTTTAACATCATATTACTATGGTCTCCATGTTTACGTAAAAACTCTTGAGTAAAACATTTAGGTTCTGGTATTAGATCTAACCTAGATGCAGCTCTTGCTGTATAATCTCTCTGAGTAGTTATGTTAAACTCTTCAGTATTATAAAATTTATACCATTGAGGTTCTTTAACCTTTTGTGGACTGTATGAGTATATTATATTCATATTAAATTCTCTTTTCGTGATGATCCTTTGGTAAAGCTAATTTTTTAACTGGACGATCTTTCATCAATTCTACTATTTCATCTAATGATAAAGGCTCTAAACCATTTCCATCTACTCCAACATCCATTGCCTTACCTTCTGCTATTCTTAGGTGTGAAGGTAAATGAACGTGGCCATGCAAGTGAATTACTCCTTGGTTCATATCATGCCATGACGCTATTGGATAGTGCATACAAACGAAAATAAACTTTTCAGTTGTTGCTTTATTGATTGGTCTTTGTACTTCTAATCTCAAATAGTTTTGTACTGAAGAGAATAGTTTTTGTACTCCCTCTTTGTTTCTTTCGATGTGATGATCATGGTTTCCAAATGTCAAGTGAATGTTTTTACAGTTGATTTGACTTCTGAATTCTTCAATCTTATCAAATCCTCCAAATGACCAGTCACCTAAATGGATTAAGATATCATCTTCACCGACCATGTTGTTAATGTTATCAACTAGTCTTTGGTTCATATCTTCCAATGAATCAAACTTACGAGCATATCCATCATTCACTGACCAGTTTGTAGTAGCACTACAAATGTTTGAGTGTGAGTAATGTGTGTCTGATGTAAAGAACAATTGCTGTCCTTTTTCTAATACTAGTTTCATTTTAATCTATTGTATTAACTGGGAATAACATATTTCCTTTTATTGATATTTTTTTACTTGATGTAGAATCTATTACCAAGTCTGCACTGTATAATGCTCTCTTTGTAATCTCTACATCCATTGTTACTGTCTTTTCATTTACCTTACTTATAGTACCTATTCGTACATAAGTAAATCCATTTTCATTTCTGGAGTATCCGTATCGCTGTCCTATTTGAATCTCTATTCCTAATGCATCTTTCATAATCTTTTTTCTATACCTAAATATACGAATAAAAGCCTGCCTAAGCAAGCTTTTTGTTAATTATTTTTAAAAAAATGTTGCTGGGATGTAAAGCATATAGCCTAGGTCAAATGCAAAATCAAAGTCAAAAACCTTCCACTACCACAAGGGCAAGGACAAAAACTAAGTCTTAGAGTCGCTAGCCACTTTTAGTCTCCCTCAAGAGTAACATGTCTAGCTGTTGAGTTCTATCTCAGTTTGGTTTAAGTTGTAGGGAAGCGAGTTTTAAAGGGCCCATGGCCGTTTAGTCTGTAGATGATTACATATATCATATAGTTTATATTTAAAACTCTACTATCCCAGCATAAAGCTTTGGAGGATCGGCTTGTGCTTACCTCCTTAGCACCAAATTATTTTAGTTGATTCAAGAATTCATCTACTACGTCCTGGAATCTTTCTGCTACTTCAATTTTTAAATTGACAGCTTCTTGGATTCTTGCTTGACGTTTTTCTTCAAACTCGTGTTGTGCTTGACGTTCCTCTCCAGACCACTTATCATAAGCTAACTTATAATTGTTTGCAGCTTCTGCATTCTCGTTATTCACTCTTGCTTGAATGATACCTCTCTCTTTCTGAATTCTAGCATTCTCAGAAGTAGTAGCATTTTTTACTTTAGATTTAAAGTAATTTACTCTTTGTTCAAATCCTCTATGAAGAGCTGCTAATTGTTCATGAACTGAAAGCAATTGTTCTGCTGTATGGTGAATAGATACTTTCATAGGAGTTTTCTTTCCTACTTCTATTTCCATAAACTCTAAAGTTTTAATGGTAGGAAGTTCTCCTCTCAACTTATCCAATTTTCCTCCTTTATGGATGAATTGTCCGATATGTGAAGCATAAGCTTCTGCCTCTAGGTATTCGTTGTATTCGGCTGTAGATAAAGTATCCCAACCAAAATCTTCATCCACTTCTGTTGGAATTACTTCTGAGATTAGTTTTGGTCTCTCTGGAGATTCAACCTCGTAGTTATACTTTTCAAATTTGATTTTAGTAATCAATTCATCCTTTGCTTTGATATTCTCCATCAAGAAAGCTTGAGTGGCAGATAATCTTGCCTTAGCAGTTAATAGCTCAACTACGTTTACTGGGATAGGATTCCCATTAGTCTCTACATAGGTTTCTGAACCTATTACTAGTTCTTTAGAAACGTTATTGATATCAGCCAATTTCGCTGTAATATCTTTTGAACGTTGATTGCACAAGTTTGAGATTGATTGTGCTTGAGACATTGATAACCCTTTTGTAGATAACGAATTTTTCATAACTATGATTTTTATTTAATTATTTCTATATGTTTTTATTGGTTCTTTTAATGGAAATTCTGGGTTGTCAATAAAACCTAAGAATATACAATTCCTTCTTTTTCCTTTAACATCACAAAATCTCCAATCTGTTGTAAGATCTATATTAGATAGATCGCCCATAAATAGTCTAGTATGTATTGTCCATGCTAATTGCTCTTTTACTTCAATACTAAATACAGACCAGACCATATTACCTTTATTTTTATTTAATATAAGAAGAAAGGTTCAGGTTTCCAAACCTTTCTCCGAATATTTCTTATTGGTGATGTTTGATATACCTCCCATGTCTGTCTACTCTGACATTCATTCTTGTTAAATCAAAATACCAATTGTTAAACTTACCCAAGCGAGATTTTTGTCTTGCTTGTAGGTTTGCAGATTTTTCTGCTTCTTCTCTACCATTTTCTGTAGTTTCTACAAAAAACGTGGGAGCCTGAACACCAGTCATGCTGGTTGGGACTACTCTCCAAATTCTCAATTTCTGAGTCATAAGTTAGCAATAGCTAACCTACATTGGAGACGAAGGAATTGACCTCATAGTGGATAAAATTTAGTGTCCTATACAGGGCTCGAACCTGTGACCTTCTCGTTATGAGCGAGCTGCTCTCACCATCTGAGCTAAAAGGACAATTTGTAGCGTAGCGTGGACTCGAACCACCCCCCCGGCTTATGAGACCGGGATGCAACCTTTACACTTTAACGCAGTTTATAAGCGGTCTATGAGAGAATCGAACTCTCATCCCTACCGTGACAGGGTAGTATCCTAGCCGTTGAACGAATAGACCTTTTGTGGAGCTACCGGGATTCGAACCCGGAATAACAGAATGCAAATCTATCGTGATGCCAATTTCACTATAGCCCCTTTTGTACTGCCACGGAGAATCGAACTCCGATTTTATGGATGAAAACCATAGGTCCTAGCCGTTAGACGATGGCAGCAAATTGTAGGCGTATGCTCATCACATACTCTTGGGCTCCTACACACCCCTGAGCGACTAGAGAGAATCGAACTCTCATCTTCAGATTGGAAGTCTGAAGTAATGACCATTATACGATAGTCGCAGTTGAGCTTCTGGACGGGATCGAACCGACTCTATTCTGGGTTACAAATCCGGTGCACCACCATTTGTGCGTCAGAAGCAGATAATTAGAGCCGGTTTTCGTATCCGTTCTGCAGGTTAGCCCCTGCTGCTTTACTATAAGCTAACTCTAATTTGTACCCAAGGAGAGACTCGAACTCTCAGTTTACGACTTCTAAGGCCGCCGTGTCTGCCAATTCCACCACTCGGGCATTTGCCGCATGTGCGGCCACTTATCAATCGGTAGCTCCCTCTCGTTGTCCATTTGTGGGTGTAACACATTTGGTAGAGGGTCGAACCTTAAATGAGGGCAGTGTTGGAATCGAACCAACCTAACAGAGTTTGCAATCCTGTGCCTAACCAATCGGCCAACTGCCCATTTTCACCTAGCCTGACCTTCCAGACAGTACAAGTCGGGATTCTATTGTTTCGCGCGCCGTTTTGTAGTAGGTGATATATTTTACTTTCTTATACCTTAATATATGAAACTATTTCTGGTTTTCCAAACCTTTATTGCAATACTTACAATTATTTTTTTCCTTTTCTGATTGATGGATTCTTTTATTTTCATTACAATACCATTTTTTATCATAAGGAATAAAATTCTCCCATTTATCATAATATCCTGGCTTCCACTCTTCCATTATTTAAAAGAATAAAAATGTTTCCCATTCTTTAGGTATGTATGTCATACTTCTCATTAACATTAAATAATGAGGTCTTTTTGGTTCTGGAATTTCCTTACCATATTCCTCTAATGTTAAATCTGCTTTCTCATGATTACATGGTCTACAAGCTGTTACTAAATTATCCCAAGCATCTTTTCCTCCTTTTGATTGAGGGATAACATGGTCAAGTGTTAATATTCTTTGATTTGAACTACCACAATAAACACATTCATAATTATCTCTTCGGTAAATATTCTCTCTTGTTAGAGGTACTTTTTGAATGTTTTGTTTTACATACTTAGCTACTCTAATAATAGAAGGTTTGTAAATGGTTAGTTCAGGATTAATTAAACTAAATGTTTCTGGATGCTCTGCTACTACTTCAGCATTACCCTTATAAAAAATCACGAACGCTCGTTCGGTACTTATAACTGATCTTGCTGTAAAGCTTGCATCCACTACTAGTGCTTTTTGATACTTACTCATGATTTTTAATTTAAAGGTTTATACTGTGTTTTTCTGTTGTACTTCCAAGTACGGTACTCTCTGTACTTGAAGGCCCATATTCCGGATTTACATTTACTCCAATAGTCTTCAAACCACATTCCACCATCTTTGGATTGTTTTCTTTTTTCTTTTTTATACTCTTTCTGAGTATAGTTTTTGATTCTCATCTTGCTCAAATTTTAGGTTAATAAACCTAATGAGCATCGAATTTCTTTTTCATAATTAATAATTTTGCGCAGACCGTAGGAATCGAACCTACCCGTAGCAGTTTTGGAGACCGTACCGACACCTTGTCTGTGACCCGCTTGTTGTACCCCATCCAGGAATCGAACCTAGAATTAATCTTTAGAAGAGATTCGTTATATCCGTTTAACTAATAGGGCGGTTAAAATATAATTAGTAAGTTTTATCAGGAATCTGGGATCTAATTTCTTAGTGCTTCACACACCCTTAGAGAGTTGAGTATAAATACTTATCCTTAGTGTGTACCCTTGCGCAACGTCTCTCCACGTCTTCTTACCTACGCTTTGTAATTATATTTTGAGGTCTTAGTAGGAGTCGAACCTACGTTCTATCGTTCGTAGCGATAAGTTTTTCCAATTAAACTATAAGACCAGTTGTAGGATATCGCTTAACCTACGATGTTTATATCATTACACATCTTCAATGTCGAACAATTAAAGAGGACATCAGCGATTTTTTTGTACCCCTGACTGGAGTCGAACCAGCAAGCCTGAGCGCCAAGTTTTAAGCCTGGTGTGTTTACCTATTTCACCACAGAGGCATGTTGGGTGTAAGGACGGTACCGCCCCGTCTTCTCAAGATTCACAGTCTTGCGCTTCACTAAAAAGCTTCGAACACCATATAAAATTATACTACTTTAATAACGCTTACTCAATTTTACTACTCTAACGCTTTACCTCATTAAGTCGTTTTTTGAGAAACGTTTCTTAACTTCCTACCTACCCATATAATTTAGTACCGACTACAAGTTACGCTCTTGTCTGAGAATACTTATGAGATATTCTCGATCCTAGATCAAGTCGGTAGTTGATAGGGAACCTCTTACCCTATCGCTGTACTATCTGATTTTAATGTGTCTTACCACGGGGCCCCGTTCGTACTTCCTTCTCCTGCATTCCTTAGATGCGTTGTGAGGACGGTGAGGAGGTTTTTTTGAGGAAAGCAGAGGTATCGAACCCCATGCCCGAAGGCACGATACGCTTAGCAAGCGGTCTCAACTCCTAGTTGATTTACTTTCCCTTTGTAGGTAATATAGGAATCGAACCTATAACCTCTCACGTATCAGGCGAGTGCTCTAACCAATTGAGCTAATTACCTATTTTGCGGGCCTGGAAGGAATCGAACCTTCATAAGATGATTAACAGTCATCCGTAATAGCCGTTATACGACAAACCCAAGAAAGCGTTACTACCGTTATACTACCGCGCCGCTAACGGCCCGGATGGGACTCGAACCCATACCTCTCTACTTCGTGGACCCTGTAGGAATCGAACCTACTCCTCTAGTTCTTCAGACTAGCGTACGCACCAGCTATACCAAAGGTCCATTGTCTCCCGTCACTCGTATACAAGCCATGGCATTACGGGAGCGATGTTATTCCATATTTGTGGGACACTGTGGAATCGAACCACACCTTCTTACAGAACGATTTTACAGACCGCTTATCACACCAGTGACTGAAGCATCCCAATTTGATCATTCTACAGGAATCGAACCTGCTTCTCCACCCTCCGCGGGCAGCGTAGTCACCAATCTACCAAGAACGAAACTATAACAAGCTTTCATCGGCAAATTAATAACTCATAATAGACTCCATATAGACTTGAAAATACTTGCCGGTATTTTACTTGCTACCCAGAATTTTGTACCTCGTAGTAGAATCGAACTACTGCCATTTCCATGTAAAAGAAATACGCTCCCATTACGCCAACGAGGCTGGTGCTACACCTGATCACAACTAACAAGCATATTGGCTTATTACTTGATCTTACAACAGCTTTTAACTGAGAGATTGTAAGGTTGTGTATGTAGCTTTTGTACCCCCACCAAGAATCGAACTTGGATTCCTATATTAAAAGTATAGTACTTTAGCCGTTAAGTTATAGGGGCAATTCGTCGGGTAAGCAGGATTCGAACCTGCGTGCTCTAGCGTCCAAGGCCAGCGAGATAAACCAGACTCCTCTACTACCCGAAATTATTGTTGGCTTACTAGGATTCGAACCTAGACTAAAACAGTCAAAGTGTTTTGTGCTAACCGTTACACTATAAGCCAATATTGAGGAAGACATGGGAATCGAACCCACAACGGTGTTACCCGCTACTTGTTTTCAAGACAAGCTCCTCGTCCATTCGGCCGCCTTCCTTATGCTTTATCCAATATGTCAATGAACTCTTATTCTTTATTTATATACCTAAAGATACGATCTTTAATTCTTTCTAGCAACTTTTTTTAAATAAAAAACCCGAATCTTTTTTATTTGATCCGGGTTCTTATTAGAATTTATATGTATAAGTTAATTATATCATACCCCGGTCTTGCCTTTTTTCGGTTCGTTATTATACGTAAAGCCTACAATCACATCTCCACATAACGAATCCGACCATATACTAATGGCTCTCTGCGCTGTAAGATTAAGTTGATGTATGTTTTGTTGTGCTTTCATTTTATTTGTTTCTATATATAAATATATGAACTTTTCCTTTCCAAACCAACTATTAAATAAATTATTTTAAAATATTATCCAATTGTTGTCCTATTGTTTTATAAACTGTTAAATTCTGGTGAGGTTCATTTCTTCCTATTGCTGGATTTATTATGATTCCTCCTTCTTTTTCGTATTGTTTGTAATAATTATTTACTTTTTCTTCTGTTATTCTTTTGTTTCCTCCCCAACCCCATGATCCTTTTATTACATAAATGGTAGCATTTGGAAAAGTTTTCTTTACTGCTTTGAATAATTCTTTAATATTTCCTGTTCGGAAATTGTTATTTGTTCCTATACATAAAATTATATTTTTTACTTTAGGAGATGTTTTATAATTTGAAACCATTGAGGTCAATTTATCAACTCCTATCCCTCCCTTCCATAAAGAGCTTACTTTTTCTACCTTATTTGAATTTTTATCAATGTAAGGTGTTTGTGAGTCTCCTATTATGATATTCTGAGAATAGCATAGTAATGGGATGAAATATATTATGTATAATAGTTTTTTAATAATTACCGTTCTTTGGGTTAATTTATCCTTTTAATAACTTGTCTTTAACTGGCTCACATCCGTTTCTGTCAATTGATGTAAGTTTTTGTTCTAATTTATCTACTCTTGAATCTGTATGTCTGATACAGTCATTGAAGACATTATTTGTTCGATCAACTTCTTGATCTATTCTACGATTCACCATCTCATCGTTTCTTTGAATCCACTCTTGATGTCCTGCAATCTTTTGTTCAATCTGCTTTACTTTCTTTACTGTCTTAAACGCTACCACAACTCCCCATACAAGAAGAGCTATACTAACACCTAAAACAAATGCTAAAATTTGTTCCATAGTTTTGTTTTTTAAATTCAAAGAACGGTAATCTTAAAATTTGGAATCGGTGAGGGATTCGAACCCTCATCCAGACTTATCGTCCATGTTAACCCTAGCAGGAACTTTCCCGTTGACACTAACCGATTCTTTTTTTACCAACCTTGGTCTTTCAGGGTTTCTGATTGAGTGCAATAAGTGACGCCTTCCTACTATAAACCCTTGTTCGGAAATTAATACACTCTACTTCTCAATTAACAGCGAGCATTGGTAATTTTAAAACATTCCAGCCACATTGGGAGAGCCGCAGTTCCCACGTTGTTTAAAGACTTTCTTGGCGGACCTATCTACTGGGGTGTGTTTTACTTTGTGGTTGCAGCGTCGATTGAATCCTGAACTTTTTCAGTTTCAATGATTGCACCTTCTTCTGTTGTATCAACTGATGCTGAATCAACTACTACTGCTGTTGAGTCTACTGTTGTTAATCTTGCAGGTGCTTCTACTTTTTTACAAGACACTAATACTGCTGATACTAATGCTAATACTAAAAATACTTTTTTCATTTTTACTTTCTTTTGTTATTAATAATACTTAAAGATACGAACTTTAATTCAATTGAGCAACTTTTTTATTAAAAAGATACTGTTGAAAGTACTTTAATAATTGTAAATTCAGGATCAAAATCTTTATCTAATTTTTTTGCAACAATTAAATCGATTGATGTTCCGTTTTTTTGCTCAACCCATAATTCTTTTACAAATGTTGTTGAATTGATTTCATTTGTATCTACATCTCTTGTGATTGTGAATACTGCTACTTGTACTTGTCTTGGTGCCATGTTATTTTGAATTTGATTTGTTGAATAATTAATTGTTGAATTTCCTTGTAGGGTTAATCCTTGGTTAAAGTTTGTTCCCGATATTGTAAGTTTTTCTGAAGGATTAATACATCCCATTCCTACTGTTCCGTTTATATGTGTTGTAGAATTTCCGGATATTGTTGTTCCTGAGTATCCGTTTATAGTGGATGTTCCTGTTGTTATTCCTGTTGTAGTTATATTACAAGGATTGTTTGTCAGCCAGTTGCTGTTTGTTTCGTTCATAATCTTAATTGTTATGGTTATCTAATACTTTTGTTACCTCTGCTACCACATGTTCCCATGTTACTGGTCCTGTTTCGTCTGCATAAGGAGCTGGATCTTTTCTTCCTAATTTAATAAATGCTTCTACTCTTTCAACTGATGAAGCTGATTTATAATCTGAGTACCATTCTCCAAATTTAGTTCTAAGTGTTTCTTCTACTCTTGAGTTACTTTCAGGTCCAGGTATCCAAATTGGTTTATAAGATGTGTTAGTTCTTTTATAAACTTCATCAAAATTTAATCCTAATTCTTCACATAATACTTCTCCGTCTTGTAAGATAGTAAATTTATCTCCTTTCAAGTAAGGTGTAAAATACCCTACATTTTCAGCTCCCCAATTTCCTATTCTAAATGCATAATCATCAGCATCACGGAATTCTTGTCTACAATCAGGATAAATTGCATGATCTCCAGCGTGAATACCTAAAGCAATACTACAAAATTCACCTGTTCTTTGAGCAACTGATAAAGCTATTGCTTGAGTAATAGAAGCAAATATTTTGTTTCTGTTAGGAACAACTGTTGCTTTCATATTATCTTCTGCATAGTGACCTTCTGGTACATCTTCACCTCCAGTTACTAAAGCTGAATCTAGTAAGTCAACTAATCCGTCTAGTTTGATTTGGCGATAGTTTACTTTTGGGTAAAATATGTAATTACTTCCATTAGCTTCAATAGAATCGTTTGAATTTATATAATTCACCAATGATTGAGCTCTATCTAGCTCTACTCTGTGTTTTTGACCATAGTCAAATGAGATAGCTGTTACACTATCATACTCTTTTAGACATCTAAGTAATAATGTACTTGAGTCCATTCCTCCACTTAAGGATACTACAACATGTTTTTTAGACATAATTTATAATTTTAAATAAGCCAGGTATTTTAAGCGTATAGGCAAACGCTATAGTTGTTGAGTTTTAAAATACTCTTGTAAGAACTCTCTACGGTATAACAATACTTCTCCTTTATATCGAGTATTGCTGATTGCTCTTTTGCCAATCTTCTCTTTAGACTTAGCAGCAGCTGTAGCTACCTGTTTACCTAATTCACCCCCGGCTGCATAACCTAAATAATCGTATAACGATATTAATCCTGCTTCTTCCATAATGATTTTATTTTATACTTAATATATGAAATACTTCCTCCGAAGGCAACAGAAAATGCAGAAATATTTAATAAATTAGGGTGCCAATGCTCTCCACATAGTCCCATCGCATGTCTAAATGTCTCTACCATATTCTCTTTCTTATCCGATAGTAGTCATTGTCTTCATACTTTGCTCAATAGAGTCCCAAGTTTCAATATATTCCTTTATTGTCTTAAAGTGCTTGTTACTATTAAAACTTAATAGCTCTTTTGAAACAGCTCTCAATGCATAATTGAATGTGGCTGGATAGCATACAGTTCTCAGATATGCTTTATCATCTTTACCTCTGTTTACTCTTTCGTAAACTGTATATCCTCCTGATGAAGAATGCGTAATGAAGAATGGCTCCATGATTGGATCCTCGATAACTGTATCACCTGCTGGTATTGTGTTTGGATTACGTAACATTTGTTTTAGTTTTTAGTTTAAAATAAATTCTTTTAATTCTTCTACTCCTAGTCTTCCGGATGCAGCTTTTGGTTCTACTCCCTCTTGTACAACTACCGTATGAGGAATTCCTCTTACTCCGTATTCACCTGCTAAATTTTCAGGATCATTTTCAACATTAATTTCTAAGAAAGTAATCTCATCACTTTCTAATTCTTCTCTCACTTGAGTAAAAGATGGTCCGTAGATCTTACAAGGTCCACACCAATCGGCGAAAAATTTAATTACCTGCTTTGCCATATGCTCCTTTTGATTTGTAGTGATCAGCTTTGCTGAATTTAGTTGATGATTGTTCTACGGCTTGTTTTGGACGGTTCAGTGTAGGAATCCATTCCATTAGTTGAGTATAGATACTCTTTGCTGAATTTTTAGACATAAATTTGATTTTTGATTATTATTTAATATACGAAATTTCTTCCAGGTATCCAAGCATTATCTGATTATTTATTCTATTTTCCATAGTAACATAATCACCTACTTTGTCTACATATTTGAATTGCTGTATCTGAAAAACTTTAGAATCATTCACACAGGTTTCCTCCCACTTGTCTGTAAGTCGGTATGTCTTTCCTCTAAATTTAAAAGTGAATTCTTCCATATCTTAAAGATACGAAATTTTTTACATTTCTCCAACAGCTTCTACTAAAGCTTTTTTAACTGCTCCTGAGAATGCAGTCTTGTTAAATGGTAAGTTATCGTCGTTCAAATCTAAGAATGTTGATTGAACTGTTACGTTTGCTTCTCCTTGACCCCAGTATTCCTCTTTTCCTATTATAAGTCTTAATTTTACAATAGTAATTTTTTTAGTTTTAGAGAATGGACCTAAAGATGTATTTGTGGAAGGTGCTTCAACTGATAGTACTTCTACTTCTACTGGAGTTCCATCTTCACATATGTCATGCTTTTCAGATAGAATTTCTTCTGTCATTTGTTTAATTCCGAATACAACTCTTTCTTTTTTCATTTCAGGTGCTTCAACTTGTGAAGACACTTTTGTTACTTTATAACATTCCTTAGTAGTTGTATCAGCTGATACTAAAAATACTAATGCTAATAATAAAAATAATTTTTTCATAATACTAAACTGTTTTATCTTCCAAAAAGGAAATTTGATACCTTATCGTAAAACCTTTCAAATAATTGATTTAATTTTTTCATAATTAAAATGTCAATTTACCACCTGTTAATATTTGGTAATTTAAAAATTCTTTACCTGCTTCGTATACTCCTGTAAAACTTACATTAAACTTAAATGTCTTAGTTATTTTTAAATCCCATGAATTAAATGGTACTACTATTATGCCAGCATCCCACCATTTACCTTCGTAGAACTGAGTGAATGGAGAGTATACTCCTAATACAAGTACGCTAGTACTAACTCTATCGCTTAGTTTAAAACTACTATGTGCTCCACCTACAGCTGATAGATTCAATAAAGCTCTTTCTCCCATTTTACCTGCTGTAAAATTGACACCAAACATTCCTGTTAGTTTGTTACTTACTTTATATGATTCTAATACTGTCGTTGTACTAAAGAAATTTTTATCAAAATCCATCATAATGGATTGAGCTCCTACTGTGTTTAATTTTTTAGATTTATTAATCCAGGATTTATAAAAAGTAACATTTAAGTTATTAACTCCTGAGGTATAATTGAATAATACTCCTTTGATTCTAGTTCCTCTAGTATTGGCATGAGTTATACTTCCTACAAATCTAAAGTTCTGAGTTTGATCAGTATTGGCAATAGCTACTATATCTCCTGAGGCAATTAAACTTCCTACACTTTTAGCTGCATTATTAGATTTTTTACCACCGCCTGATGTTCCTCCACCGCCTGAACTTCCTCCGTCAGATGATCCTCCATCTACAGAGTTGGATAAAGAGTTAGCTAAATTACTTCCTCCACCGCTTGAACCTTCTACAGACGACTCAGACGATGAACCTCCTGTTGAAGCTGGTTGATTTGGACTTGTAGTTTCTCCTCCTTGTTGAGGTGTTCCTGTTGAAGATCCTGTAGGTGTTCCTCCAGAAGGGTTAGAAGTGGTTTGGCCTCCTTGACTTTGGTTACCTGTTGGGCTTGTTCCAGTAGTTCCTGTATTTGTTCCTGAATTGGTATTTGAATCGGATTTTTTTTCATCTTTTGAGTTTTGGTTAGTACTACCTCCTTCACTTTGTGAAGAGTTTGTTACGCCTCCGGCTGTAGCTGTCATAGAGCTTCCCATAGATCCTCCTATGGTCGCTATGGATTGAGCTACGTTTGTTACTGATATTACATTTGTAACAACAGTTAATGTGTTAGCAACTGTTACATTGGTTATACTATTTACAATAGCTGTAGTTACTGATTCACAAGGTGAGTTTGAATTTTGTTGAGATACTAGAGTTATCCAGTTATCGAAGACTCCTGAGGAGAAGTCATTTGCAGAAAATGTATTATGGTTATCAAAGTAGTTTACCATTACATTTCCCCCAGCAGGTACGAATACGCTCTTGGATTGTAGTGTACACGGATCTGTATAGGTGTAGCTGTACTGGGCTGAAGCCTGTAGGAAAGCAAAGAATATAAATAAAGAAATCCATTTTTTCATTAGTTCGGAAATATCCCCTTTTTAATCATTTTTGATACTACTCTTGAAGAGGCAGTTTCTAATGACTTTTTGGTAGATACTCCGATTGTTGATTGATTAAATTTAATATCGTCGAGTCCATCTAATAAGCTTGCCTTCTTCACTGTAACTGCTTCACCGGATCCTGATCCAGTAATTATTTCACCGCTCTGTGCATCCACAAATCTTACTTGTAACCCTAATATTGTTTTTTGTCTTATCTCAGCTCCAGAGGTTGAAACTTCTTCATCCTCACCTATGCTGAAATCATAGACTTCTATATAAACAAAATACTTTGCTAATATAACATTTCCTTTAACTTCTATTTTATTTTCTGATATACCCTTAGCTGAAGCTATGTGTTGAGCAATCATTTTTTGTTTTATTTCTTCTCTGTCTTCTGTAAACTTAAATCTATTTGTGGACTCTAAATACTCTAATACTATATTTGATACTCCTAAACCAACTCTTTTATCTTTTAGTTCAGGGTACATTTCATATAATTCCTCATTGATACCAATCTTAAGGATCTGAATAGGGATGACTATGTCTCCGCTATAATCAGATACAACCTCTAATGATTGCTTCTTTTCAAAATCGGCTTGGTAGACTTCAGTTTTAACAGACCCTACTTTTTGAGCAGAGCCTATTATGCTTGCTAATAAAAATAGTATAAATATTAATTTTCTTACCATTAGAACCAATTTCTTGGATTAGCTTTACTTTTTTCTATTGCTTTACCTGCATTATTAAGTGCATCTTGAGCTTCTCTTGCTTTTCTATCAAGTACGTCTTGAGCTTCTCTTGCTTGTCTTTCTAATTCTCTTTGAGCTGCTGCTGCTTCTTCAGCTAATCTTCTCTCAGTTGCTGCAGCTTGTTCTGCTAATACTCTAGCTGCTTCATCTGCTACACGTTTTGTTTCTGCTGCTGTTTCTTCTGCTACACGTTGTGCTTCAGCTGCTTCTTGAGATGCTAATAAATCTGCTGCTGCTTTAGCCGCTTCTTCTGCCGCTGCTTTAGCTGCTTCTACTTCATCCGATACATCTATAGTTACTGATGCGTCTACATCTACACCAACTAAAAGTGCTAATTCACCTTCAACTCCTAATGTGATAGCTCCATCATCGTAAGTAGCTCCACCTCCAACTTCTGCTCCTGCTTGTACCCCTACAGATACTCCTGCATTTGCTTCTGCTGATACATCACCTGATTGTGCTGTTACTCCTGCTTCTACTCCTACTGATGTTCCCACTGATGCTCCTGCGTTAGCTTCAGCTCCATGTTCTCCTATTGAAGCATTTGCTTCTACTCCTGCATGTGCTTCTGCATATGCTCCGGCATGTACTCCTGCTGTTCCGTAATCAGTTTCTACTTCTGTTGAAGCTTCTACCTCTACTTTTACTTCAGCTGTTACTCCAGCTGATGCTGAAGCGTCATGTCCATCCCATCCTGCTTGTGCTTGTGCTTCTACTGATGCTTCTGCTGTAGCGTGTGCTTCTGAATTAATATCTACTCCTTCTACAACTTCGGTTGTATTTTCTACATTGGCATGAGCCTCGGCTGATACTCCGGCATTTGCTGATACTGATGTATCTGTTACTTCTGTTCCCGCGTGTGCTTCTGCTGATGCACCTGCTTGTTCGTTACCTACTACAACTCCGATTGTTTCGTCTGCCATTTTTATTTATTTTTTTGTATTAATAAATCTTCTATATACTTTTCTCTTTGATCTGTTAAATCTTTTACTCTTTCTAATAAAATTGCTTTATCTTCTTTAGTAGTTTCCTCAATATAAGCCTTTTGAGCCTCATAGAGTTTTTGCCAATAGGCAACTCTTTCTTCCATCATCACTCCCTGGTACCAGATTATTCCTACCATAACTATTATAGTAAAAGACTGTTCCTTTAGTTTAGACAGGAATGTATCCATGAACCCTTTTGTCTCTTCCATCTATTACCAAGATTCTTTTTGAGCAGGAGCTGGTGCTGGTGCTGCTTGTTGAACTGGAGCAGGAGCGGCTTTAGCTGAATTAGAGTTGTTTGATTGTTGTTTTTGTTGGTTGGTGTTGTTGTTCTCCAAATTAACATTAATGACAGGTGCTGCTGCTGGTGCTGGTGCTACTTGTTCTGTTTTCACTTCTTCTTTATCTTCTGAGTGACCTCCGAATAAAGTTGTTGATACCCAAATACCTGCTCCACCGATTACTGTAGTTAGAGTTCCGATTAAGGTTTTTTTCAATCCTGATAATCCACCTTCGTTGTTTGTTTCTTCTGACATAGCTTATTTTTTTATTACTTTAAATGTTTTTGCGAAGTTCTTACTTCTTATATTTAATAAATAGTTACCACTTGGGTAAGCAGTTAGATCTCCATAAGTAGTATTCGGTCCTTTTGCAAAACGTTCTTTCTTTATACTTAGTTGATTTCCTCCCATGTCGTAAACTGCAATTTCATAATCTCCACTCACTGGTAAAGACATCTCCATTGTTATAATTCCATCTGTAGGTACTGGATATACTTTTCCGTGAATTCCATCTTCATCTAAAGGAGCTGCATACCTATTATAGTTGATATAACCATCTGTATTAGTTACAGCGATATCCCACCCTTGTACATTTCCAGCTGTCTTTCTTCCTACGGTTATAGGAGTTGTAGTCCAGTTAGGATTAAGTACTGTAAATTTTAATATGAATAATTCTGTTGGAGCTGTTACAGTATGCTGTCCATGTGTTCTATCATATCCTCCCCATCTTACTTTTCCACTTCCGGTATCCATTGTATAGGTTAACCAGGTTTGTGCTTTTTCAGATAAAATTATTTCTGAGAATTGTAAAATGCTTTGATCGTAATTTAAAGCAAATTCTAAACTCCCTACTGCATTTCCATTTGTTAGAATAGCTACAGGTAGATCTATGGTATTAGACGGAGACACTGTAATCCCAGGCACTTGAAATTGTACCTGGGAATAGAGTGAATTTATTGATAACAGTGCTATGATTATATAGCGTAGCATATTAGTTGCGTCCTGTTCCGTTTGCGTCTCCTAATACTAGAAGATAGTAATTGGCTGCTGTTGTATTGTTAATGTTAGCTGATAAGAATGTTGCTACCCCTGGAATTGTTGCTGACTGATCTGTTGTAGCTGCTGCAATAGTGTTGTATTGAGCTTCTGTAAAGAATAGTAAATCAGGTGTGTTTGGGTAAACTGATAAACCTTGAGCCAATCTAGAGAATACTGTATATGAATCTGAAATTGTTATTCCATTTGCTTGGTTAGGGTTAGCAGTATAGAATTGAGTTCCAGTTGGAGCTTGTATTCCTGTAGCGATTTGAGCAATCATATTTGCATCTGCTGCTGCTAATGCTCCTGGTGCTGTTAATCCTGGTGCTACTTTTACTCTAATTTGCCAGTAGTTTTGATCTAAGTTAGTTGTGAATGATGCTACTCCTGTTGTAGTTGCTGTATTAACTGTCATTACATCTACCCAAGTTGTTCCGTTTGAAGATTTTTGTAATATTACTGGAACGTCTGAAGCTGGGTTGGTTGGATCATTTAAGAATGTAGCAGCATAGTTAAATACTGGTTCTGTGAACGCTCCTCCGTAATTATGTAATCCTAGTGTAGTATCAGTTCCATTTGCTAGAGTACCGTAAGCCGGGTAAGCTGTCGCTCCTGTAAACGCCATTGCTGTTACTGCACCGTTTGTATAACCTGCTTTAAATGGTAAAGCTACGTTGAACATTGCTCCGTCAGCAATATTGAAAGCAGCATCTGCTCCTGTGTAAACCCATGTAACTGTTACATTTCCTTCAGTAGCATTTACTAATGTTTGGAAATAATTGTTTGCTTCAGTTCCAGTGTAAGTCACTGTAGGAGAAGCAAATACGTTTTTGTCGTACCAAAATCTGTACTGTACTGCTTTGATAGCTGTAGAACCAGCATTATCATAATAAATTGCAACGTTTGTAGGTGTTGCTCCAAGTGGTGCCAGGTTGTAACTAGCGTCAAATATTAAGTAAGGCTTAGTAGCATCAGGTGCGATAGTTTGTGCAAATCCTGTTAATGATACTAAAACTAAACTCAATACTAAAAGTAATTTTTTCATTTCTTTTGTTTTTAAGTTATTTTTATTTCACAACCGGGTGCTTATGCACTCTCATACCTTTTATAAATAGTACTGATTTTAGTTGCTATACCCTAGTCTAGTAATATAGTAAGAAGAAACTCCACCCGATACAGGTGTATTAATTGTAATTGTCTGTACCCCTGGAAATGTTGCTTTCAGGTTTGTTGTACTTGCATTAATTGTACTCCATTGAGTTGTTGTAAATATTCTACTGTCTGGAGGGGATGCTGGAAAGGATGTAAATATTCCGTTTCTTCTAGCAAATATTGAATAAGTATCTGATATTGTTACTCTACCATCATTATTAACATCAAATCTAAAATAGTCTCTACTCTTTAAAGCCAGTGATCCTAGAGTTACAGTGTTTGAAATCTGTGCATCACTTATTTGCAATGTAGGTAGGGTTGGAGGAGTAAAAGTTATGTAATATTCTACAGAAGGATTTGTTGGTGTTGAAAATACATATCTCCCTGTTACATCTGTTGTTGCTGTTGTTACCAAAGTCCAGGGTGTAAAAGTCACTATATAGTCAAATTCTAATACATACGGTAAAGATGTATTTGGTAAATCATTCCATTTACCGTTTCCTACAAATTGAGTATAATCTTCATTATTTGAATTATTAGGTTCTCCTGAGTTCCAGTTTCCCCAAGTGTACGGCTCTCCTGTTACCCATCTCCATTGGCCTTCTACTACTTCATCTGTTAATCCTATCCATCCATCAGACCATAAGTTAAATATAAAGTTATTTTCAGCTGCTGTAGTTACAGTTACTAAATATCCTCCCATATTAGCACAAGCCTGTCTTGCAGCTGTCCATGTCATTGAACTTGTTGATCTATAATAGGAATGTCCGTTATAATTTTGCTGGTTTGTAAATCCTGTTAAAGTAGGTGTTGTTCTACTATATAACTGCACCTGTACTCCTTGTATACCTGTAGCGTTTGATCCATAGATATAACCAGAGTGCGTAAAGGTTTGACCGTACGTAGATAAAATACCCCCTAGTATTAGTAGAGGGTATAACATTTTTACTATTTTGGCTAATATATTCATTTCATATAAATAGCTATTCTTCCGTGATCTCTACTCGGTTTCCATCTACTGCAATTTCATGCCAGTGAACTCTTCCTTCTTGAATTGCTTTTTTAATATTCTTTTGTTTTCCCATTAAAAATGCATTTCCTGATTTTACTTCAATGAAATGTACCTCACATTTGGTTTTACTCTCTGTGTTAGTAAACCCTACATAGTCGATTGGCATTCCTAGGAATACTACATCTTCTGCCGGTATAGGGAACTTTGTCATAAACGGAACAAAGTGTTCAATTGTTTTACCCCAGTTAACTGCTGAAGATCTAAATGTTGAATCTTTTTTTACTTTTGCTTTCTCAATTATATGAGCTGCAGCTGTTTCTTCAATTTGTTTTCTCAATTGCGCTACTTCTTCTACATAGTCTTTTAGCTTTACTGTTAGTAGAAAAATTACAACTGCTAGAAATAGTGAAATAATTAATAGTGTCATATTTTTATTTTTTATCCATCACAGCTTAAACAGTCTTCAGAAGTTCTACTTCCAATATCTCCGTTTATGACAGAATCGGTTCTTAGATAATATAACGTTTTTAATCCAAGTTTCCAAGCTGTCTGGTGAACAAGGTTTATAAATTTAGGACTATCTCCCGGATCGAATGCTAAGTTTAATGATTGAGCCTGGTCAACATACTTCTGTCTTACTGAAGCCTGTTCTACTAAAGCCAATTGATTTATTTCTGCAAATGTTAAGAATACTTCTTTATCGTCAAACGGCATAATGTCTTCAGGTAGATTTGCAATTGATCCTCTATCTTTTAAAATTTGTTGCCATACCTCTTCTGTATTATGTCCTTTGTCTTCTAAATACTTTTCTAATACTGGATTCTTTCTAATAAAAGTTCCTTTAGATGAATTAAAAGTATAAACGTTTGCTGGAATTGGTTCAATACCTGCTGATACTCCTCCTGAGATTGTTGAATTGGATACTGTTGGAGCAATAGCAATTAAATGCGTATTTCTCATTCCTGTTCCTTTACACCAGATTGGTTCACCATACTCTTCAGCTAATTTTCTAGAAGCTGCTTCTGCTTGTGTTTTAATCTGTGCAAATATTCTATTTGTCCAAGAAGTAGATGCGATTGAATTAAATGGTAATCCTTTTGATTGTAAGAATGAATGCCATCCTAATACTCCTAATCCTAATGCTCTTCCTTTTTTAGCAGAACGGTGTGCTCTAATCATAGAATCTTTACCATTTGTCTTAACTAAAAATTCTTCTAATACTCCGTCTAAGAAATAGATTGCTGTTTCAACTAAGTCAGTATCTTTCCACTCATCGTATCTTGTAATATTCAAAGAAGATAAACAACAAACAAATGAATGCTCTTCGTCAGTATGTAATGCAATCTCTGAACAGATATTAGTCATTGTTACATCTAAGTTGTTTTTTACGTATGCCTGTGGATTAGCGTTGTTAACGTTATCCTTAAACATAAGATAAGGCTCTCCTGTCTCAACTCTTGACTTTAAAATCTCAACCCATAATTCCATTGCCTCTGGATCTCTATGCTCTAATCTCTGCATAAACTTATCATCAATAGAAACACATTGGTGTAAATTTAAACACTGACGGTTTGGATCTCCTTGAGGTCTTCTAATACGTAAAAACTCTTTTATGTCTTCGTGATTAATATCTAAGTTTACAGAAGCTGCTCCTCTACGAACTGATCCTTGATTTGTAGCAATGATAGTTGAATCATAGATCTTAGCCCAAGGCACAATTCCTTCTGAGTTACCTGTATCGCCATTTGCGATCTTCTTTCCTCTTCCTCTAACTCTTCCTAATCCAATTCCAACTCCTCCTCCTAAAGAAGTAAGTCTCATTAGTTCTGCATTAGTTAATCCTATACCTCTGATTGAATCAGGAGTATCTATACCGAAACATGAGATTGGAAGTCCTTTGTCAGTTCCAGTGTTTGATAATACAGGTGAAGCTAGGTTTAACCAACCCTTCCACATGTACTTGTAAAATTTATTTGCTAGATCAGGACGATCTAATCTCTTAGCTACTGCATCAGCAACTCTTTTGTAAGCTTTCTTTGGATTTTCATCAGGTAATAAATAACCATTTGAAATTGTAGCCAAAGATACTTCATTCATCCATTCCGGATAATCTACACCTGGTTTCCAGGTACTGTAATCTACTCCCATAAAATTAAATTAAAATGCGTTGTCCCAATCCATATGCCCTTTAGCATAATTTGTTACTCTTGATGCGAAAAAATCTGTATGCTGTTTTCCTGCTACTACAGCATCAAACCATAACATTTGTTTTAAAGCTCCTTTATCGATTTGATCTGAAGGTATTAATGGTTTTAATCCTAAATCTCCCATCTTAGTATTTACTCTGTGTTTAATAAAGTTTTTTAGTTCGTTTTTAGATAAGTTTTCTAAATCTCCCATTTCAAATACTTTATCAATAAAATTGAATTCTAATTCTAAAGCAAGCGTTGCCGCTTCTCTAATATCGTTGATAAGTCTTTCTGTTTTTAATTCTGGATATTCTTCCATTAAAGTTCTGAATAACCAACATCCTGCTTCTGAGTGAAGTGATTCATCTCTTACAGACCATTCAACTATCTGCCCTACTCCTTTTAGCTTGTTTCTCATTTTAAATGATAACAATACTGCAAAAGAAGAGAATAAATTTACTCCTTCAGTAAATGCTGAGAATATTGCTAGAGATCTAGCTGCTTCATGCCAATCTGTTTCTCCTGCATTTCCATCTCTAACATCCATTAAAGATTGAATTTTAGCTGCAGTTGATTCGTCTTCTAAGAATTCTGCAAAATTATCTAATCCTAATTGTTCGTTTAGTAAAGCATATGCTTCAGCATGGATTGTTTCGAAAGCTCCAAAAGTAACTGCCATCATAATAACTTCTGGTTTTCTAAACCATTTTGTTACTAAAGATGTCCAGTAATCATTTACAACTGTTTCTGTTTGAGCAAAGCCTTTTAGGATTCCTCCTATAAGGTTTTTTTCGTGCGGTTTAAGGTTTGAATTCCAATCTGTTACGTCTTGTGACATTGGAACTTCTGTATGTAACCAGTGCGCTTGGTGCGCTTTAAGCCAGTAATCGTGTGCTTGTGGGTATTCAAATGGTTTATAAACTATGCGTTCGTCTTTTAGACTCATATCGGCTTTTTTTAATATTTGTTATAGATTATGGCTGTAGAAATAAATAGGCTTTTATCCTGGAACTTGAGATTCTAATTCGAAGAACTTATTGGCAATATCTTTGTAACTCCCTCTTGGTTTGTCACCTGATTCGTCGATTAACATGTGCCCTAAGATCTCAATATGTCCATTATTTGTATCAACTTTAGCATCCCAAGTCATACCGTCCATTCCATATCTGTTCTTCATTACGTGAATTCTTCCTGTTCCTAAAACTTTATCTTCTTTCATTCTCGATAGAGATAAACAAACATCTGCTACCATCATCTTGTCGTAAGAACCTGCTGCTTTGTCTCCTTCAATAACAGAATCCTTAGCACCCATTCTATTAACTTGAGATGGTGTTAGAATAGGTATTTGAAGTTCCTTAGCTAATCCTTTCGTTGCAATGAATACGTCATCTATTTCATCTTTTCTCTCTGTGAAACGAGATTTCGAAGGTGCTTTTAAATAATCGACATAGTCAATAACAATCATATCTGGTTTGTGATCCATATCCATACATTTCTGAATATGAGATTTAATTGTATTAATTGAAGCTCCTTTTGGTGGATATTCCTTTACGATAAGTTTTCCTTTTAACTTACCTACAATTTTTTCTACTTCTCCTCTATGCTTATTTACTTCTTCAATTCCGTAACCTGTAAAGTAGCAGTCAAAGCGTTTACCTACATAATCCTCTCCAAGTTCTAAAGTATAGTAATTTACATTATAACCCATTAGTACTGCATGTGCTGCTGCTGCAACCATCGTCCAAGACTTTCCTCCTCCAGGGTTACCAAACATAATAATTAAATCTCCAGGTCCGAATCCTCCTCCAATAGTCTCATTCATAATCGGCCAAGGTGTTGGAATAGTTGGTCTGTAGTTCTCTCTATAACGGCTCTCTACATCCTTATTATACTCATGACCCATATTCTTATCCATACCAGCTCTCATAGCTCTTTCAATCAATCCTCTGATTCCATCAAAGTCTCCTTGGTTTAAAAGATCTGCTGAGTTTAATAATGCTGCTTTAAGTTCTTGGTTCTTGGCAAAGGTAGTAAATTCTTCTACAACGTATGCTAAATCTTCCTGAGTTGCTTCATAACAATTTCTCAATTCTGATTTAACTGCTACTTGTAGAATATCATTCTCTACTTTCTGTAATTCGATTTTTAATGCCTCTAAAGAAATTGTAGTATGATACTTATCATAATACTTAATAGTAGTTTCTAGAATCCATTTGTGAGCATCTGAATCAAAATAATCTGGTCGTAATAAATCTCTTGTGTTAAGCAAGAATTTTTTGTCTGTTAATAATGCTCCCAATACTTTTAATTGGAACCCTTTTCCGTAAGAAGATAATTTTGCTAATGATGTCATGTAACTTATTTTATTATAACTTATTTTTTATATGTTGAAAGCGGTCTAAATATTTCAAGCCATCCTTCAACGTTTTTGTTTAGAGCTTCGATTTGATCCGCCTCTAACATGTTTAAAAAAGTAACAACCTGTAGAGCAGGTATTGGCTCTCTTATCTTATCTAATATATGAACTATTTCGTAATCTCCCAACCTTGGCTCTAAAAGATTCATTAATTCATAGTTAGTTTTTACTTTATTCCAATCATACAGTATTTGTGCAAATATTTTCTTAGTCTGTAATTTTTCTGTACAAATTTTATGAATATCTTTTAATTCAAATAAAGGATGCTTTACTAGTCCTGGAAATTCTTTTAGTAATGTCTTAGGTCCTAACCCTTTTATACCTGTCAGGTTGTCTGAGTTATCTCCTAGAAGTGCTTTCATGATTAAATAATTCGCAGGAAGTACTCCTACTTCTTCCTGTACCTCTTTTTTTCCATAGGTTTTTTTCTTAATAGGGGAATAAACTTCTATATTTTCGTCCACTATCTGTAAAAAATCTTTATCAGAAGAAACAATTGTTACCTTTTTACCATTAGCTCCAAATTTCTGAGCTAGATAGGATATAGTATCATCTGCTTCTATCTTATCAATAGAGATTAGAGTAAGAGGTAAACATTGTAGGTACTCAACCAATCGTCCCATTTGCATTGTCATGCTCTGGAATTCATCATCTTTATCATCGAATATTTCCCAATTGGTAATCCTCTTAATATTTCTATTTGCTTTGTATTCAGGATCAATACTCTTTCTACTTGAAGAGGAAGCTTGTCCGTCAAATACGCAAATGATTCTAGTAGGGTCAATTGTTCTATTTAGAAAACCCAGTGACCTTAAAAAACCAACAAGACCACCAGTGTGATGGCCTTGTGGATTCATAGACTGTAGCATTGCAAAAGACCTTATAAAGGTATTCATACTATCTACAATCAAAACATGGTCGTTTAGTTTCCTGTCTGGTTTTTTTTCGATTTTATTTAGGATGTCTAAATAATTACTCATCGAGCATTTCCATATCGGTTCTTACATCTTCTCCTACTTCGGCTTCTATTGTTACTGTAAAGTCTGTTGACCCTAAAGTATTAGCCCAAGATCCTTTATGTGCGTCTTTATATGCATCAATTGCTTTCTTATCGTCTGCAATAAATCCATGACTTGTCATAATGATAGCTCCTCTTGACTGTACTCCATCGATATGATTCTTCTCTATCTGAACTTTTGTTCTTTTAGCAAATTCATATTCCTTTCCTTTGTTTACAGCTTTAATTTTAGAAGTACCTGAGTTGGTAATGTTTCCAAATGTAATGATGACTGTTGCGTCATACCACATTGTCTTTCCTCCTTTATTCTCCAATCGAGGTTGACCCATTGGATGTTCAGGTTTTGCAGTCCAGACTTTGTTAATTGCTACTAGAGTATTTGTATACTTACTTGCTTCTTTTCTTGATAACATAATCTTTTGATTTACGTTATTTCCAAATTGAGTAGACATTGCTCCGGCATTCCATTCATTATTATTCTTATTCGACCTTACTGATAAATCACTTGGAACTGATCCAACTGAATCCCATAAGAATAGTAGATCATAAGGAAGATTTCCTTTCTTCTGTTCATCGATTAAGTCTAATATGTAAACTGCTACGTCTTCTATCGTGTTTAGAGTTCCTCTATCTGCGTATAAGAAAAATCCTTTGTAGTCAGTTATTTCTCCTGTCTCTTGATCAACTACTTCTTCAACTTGAAGACCCATCATTTGAGCATGAGGCCATGACCATTTCATCTCAGTAATAATGAATACTGGAAGTATCTGTTGCTTTTGTGCTTCAACGGCTGCTTCTAGTAATAGAGTAGTTTTACCTGTATCAGAATGTCCTCTTAAGAGAGTAATATGTCCCATAGGAATTCCTTTGAGAGATGTTACTTCAGTAAAAGCATCTGAGACTTTAATCCAGTCTTGTTCTTTAAATTTTACAGAAGAATTACTAAATCCTTTGTTTTTCTTAAAGTTATCAAGACTGAAACCGCCTTTGATTATCTCGCTAGCGGTTTTAGGGGCTGTTTTTTTAACTGCCATTATTAGTTAAATAATTCGTCAAATTTATTTACTGTACTTTTGTTACCCTCTACTGCAGTCTCTAAAGTGAAATCTGTTTTATGATTTCCTAAAGTTGCTGATAGATCAGTTTCTTCTGCCACTACTGCAACCGGAGTTGCTGGTGCAATTGATTCTGCTGGAATGTTTGCTGGTGTAGCAACTTCTTCTCCTGGGTTAAGGTACTCTTGTAATTTTTTCTTGATGTATTCGTAGTCGTACTGAGTTTGTACTTCTAAAGCATTTGGTTGTTCTTTTAACCACAAGTCAACTTTAGTATTATCATCTGACAATGTTGTTTGTTTAGGTTTAATACGAACTGTAGTTGTTGGGAATTGACCTGGTCCTGCTGCTGGTGTATTTTCTACAACCATATCCCATCCGCTCATTACGTCTGTAAAATCTCCAATGTCTTCATCTTCTGCTAAAGCAAGTAATGCTTTGTAGATGTTTACTCCGAATGACCAAAGACGAACTCCTTTTTCTTCTTCACCTCTTACAATAACAGGAGCAAAAAATCTTGACTTAGGAGATAACTTTCCAGATAATGACCAGTTGTCTTTATCAGAAGTCTTTCTTAACTCTTTTACAAATTCTTCGATTGGATCTTGTTTGCCGTAATTCGACAATGACATCATAGGGAACTTCCCAATGTTGTAGTGCAGTTTCAATTCTGTGAAAGGATCTGCAGCATTAAAAGCTGAAGGAACGATTCTAATTGTTGATTTTCCGTTTGCAGGTCTCCAATAGATTTTGTCGAAGTCTACTTTTTCACGGTCTTGATTTCCGGTGCTGTTTAAAGCGGCCAGTTTAGCTTTGATAGCATTAATGTCCATAATGTAACTGATTTTTAATTAAAACTTTTATCTATATAATATAAGAAATATAATTGGATATTCCAACTATAGTTCTATAATTCTAAATAATTTTGTGTTGACTCTTTTTAGTTCTGCACCTTTTGTTAATAGTATGCAGTTTTGATAGTCATTCCAATCTACTTTAAAGCTTGTATCTAATACTCCTCCGTTTAAAGACTCTATTAGACGATTTAGTGAATTGATTGTGTATAGGGTGTTTGATTCTTTTTTTCTATGTACTAAGATAGTATTTTCTAAGAAATTAGAAACGTTTCCAAATTCTACATTATATGTACAGATATATTCATCTTGGCTCTTTGAATAAAGAACGAAAATTTTGTTATAAATGATCTTGTATTTGGTCTGTATTGTACTTAATATACCTTCTAGTTGTTGTTCAGAAGAAAAAGTACAAAATAACTTATTGCTCATGTCGGCTGCATTAAAATTATACTCGATGTCATAATCGAATATTGTTGGCGCTACATTATTTTGTATCATTTATAAATAGGTTTTTATTTTATAAAACTAAGTTACTACTGTATTTGAACTTTATAGGGTATTTTCCTCCCTGGTTCATTATTTTTTCTAAAGATTCTAGTGTTTCCTTGCTGTCTGATTTATCAAAGTCAAATACAAAAGCATCATAAGTATAGAGTGCTAAACTGCTCTTCTTATCTTGAAGAAACATAAGCACATCTTTTAATATAAGAATATTTCTTGAGGTTTCCAAGCTCTGCATCATATAGTTCATAAGCTTCTGCGGATGCATCTCTGGAAGATCTTGTGTAAATCTTTTTCCTGATATTGGATCTTCTACATATCCTTGTTCTTTAAATTGCTTCCAAAGACCGTTTATATAATTCTGAATCTTATCGAAGATTTCTAAGAAAGCATACTCAGGTGGAATCTTTCCGTAAATGGCATGGAAGTTAATTTGTTTTGCTTTCGCATATTCATCTTCAGCTATTTCATCTTTACCGAAGTACAGTCTAGCCAATTGAACGTGTGCGGATTCATCTGTTAATTCATAACCTATTTGTTCGCATAATAGTCTTAAATGATATCCATCAAAGTCCATTTCTACAAATACATCGTTCTGAGGAATAATTGCTTTTCTAAATTCAGGTGCTTTTGGTATTGCAGCAAAATTTACTGAATTAAAAGCATTTGTTGGACGAGAAGTTGTATTATATAAATTATACGAAGTATATATAATATTGTTATCAATACTATATACAGGATTGTTTGGTTTAAACAATTCTAGAAAAGATTGATAGGTTATTCTCAGTCCAGCTCTCTCAATCATAAAGAAAACAGACGTTGCAGTTTTATTATAGAAATCAAAGCCATTGGGTATTGCAATCTGCAATATCTTTTGTAATGACTTATAATTCTCCTCACATTTTTCAAATAGCTTTGATATTGGAATTATAGCATTTATTTCTTTAAAATCATGAAAGCGATTGTAATACCAATTGCAAGTTGAATTAGATCTTGGAAGTTCAAGTCTATTGTAAGAAGTCATTGAATAAAGTAGGGAAAGATCTATAACATCCTTTAATATAAAGTGGTACATCAATTCTTTCTTATCAAACGTATAAAGGGTTGTGTATTCTTTTAGTATGTCAGAGACACAATCTTTTGATAAGTTTAATCCTTCGTCATGGCTTATTGGAATAATGTATCCTTCTGGATGATCTAAGGGTCTTAAGTAGATTGCTACAGTAGTTGTAAGAAGTGGATGGTAGTTATCATTTGAAGAAATGACTTCTACATACCCTCCTTTCCTTCCTAAATTTTTTAGAAGCTGTATTTGCTCCTCTGTCTCTACTATATAAAACATTTTCTATAACCTTTTCTTTAATATAAGAAAAAAGGCCTGCAAAAGCAAGCCTTATTTTTATTCTTTTGTATCGAAATTTGCTTTTCGGTAATTTTCTAATTCTATCAGAGGATCTTTTACTGTTGCTGAAAGTGTGTCTGGTATGAATAGTTGACTTGGACGTGTTGGCGGTACAAGGTATGCAAAGTCTCTTACAACTCTAGTAATTCCTGGCATTTGTTTTTCCAGTGCTACTATAGTATTTAGATTCTTAGTTGCTGCTCCTTCGTATTTATAATTTCCAAACATTATATCTTCTGCAGGACCTTGTATCTTCCAATTCACTTCTGCATATTTCCTATTTGGTAATTGTTTTTTAAGCTCTACATAATCCGGTTTTGTTAATTCTACAATTTTATTTGTTACCGGATCTTGTGTAAAGTATCTTTTTACCTCTCCTAATACTACTTCACTTGTGGTTGGTTTTTTTCTAATTACTCCTCCTTTCAGTGCCTTGAGTAGTAATGGACTTAGGGTTGCAAAAGCTTCCCCCAATAAGTCAAAATCTCCTCTATCTCTTACCTTTTCTAACTCCTCACCCATTTGCTCTGGAGAGCTCCCTGCATAGTATTTTTTCTTGAAAGTCTCTATATAACTCCCTGTGTATGGTTCTTTTGTAGATTTAATAACAAATTCTCCTCCGTTAGTTGATTTAGGTTTTCTATATCTAGATTTTGGTAAGTACCAAGATCCTTTCTTTTTTCTATCCGGTGCTGGTGGTGGCTCCGGTGGTGGTGGTGGTGGTACTATTTCCGGTGTTGGAGGCGGAGGTGGTGGTGGTGCTAATTTATAAAAATTTACATTACCTTTTCCTAATGCTCCAAAATTTTCTACTGTTCTAGAAACATGTCCTTTTGCGGAATCTATATTAAAATTTACTCCTGACCATACTTCTTTTCTTACAAATGCCCCATCTGCGTACACCTCTATAACAGGGTCCATACCTTCAAGGTATGTTCTGTATGTAAAGCTTTTTACTTCTATGTTTGCCATTGTGGTATATTATTAAGCTGGTCCCCAGTATTCAAAATGCCATAATTCATCTGTACCTGATACGTCTGATAATCTCCAAGGATTATACCATCCGTGTTTAGCACCCAGTGTTGCCATTTGTTTATAGATAGGAGTTTTTCTTCCTTCTTGATTTCTCTTTGGATCACCGCTTCCATTCACAATTCCATGAAGGTTTCCAAAGTCTAATGCTCCTCCCCATCCATGTGGTGATGATCCTGGGCTTGCTACAGTGCTGCCTGGTTTTAATCCTCCTTGGTGTACCTTACTTCTATATGCACTGGACATTCTGTAGGAAATTCCTGCAGCTTTCATATCTGCTTTCCAGGCTTTCCATGCTTTAGCAGCTGCTGGATGTAACATGTATTCTGGTGCTTTTGTAGCAGGGTTTTTGTAATAAGTACTTGCTCCGCTAGTTTCCCCTATAAATACAAGTAGTTTAGGATTTGTTTGACTTAGTAAACCATTCTGTCCTCCATTTGTTTTTGAGTTTGCAACAAGTGGTGATGCATTATAACCTACTGCTCCTACTTTCTTAGGATTAATAATAGGTGCTGGGTCCTCTCCTGGTTGTACTGGTCCTGGTGGTGTATAATTTGCTGCTCCAACTGCTTTTGGTGAAGGTGGCGGTGTTGGGTTAATTACTTGTGGTTGTCTTGCTTCTTGTTTTAACTGTTCTAATAAATAAAACTGAGTTGTTACTGAGGTTTCCCATACACTATTGGTACCGATTGTGTGTTCTACCCCTGTTATGATATATCCGAACTTACCGTTATACTTGTCAGGTAAAAGTCCTGGAGATATTCTAAAGGTTGATGCTATTCTAAGTCCTCCAATACCGTCTAGTTTTAGAGTAAGTTCAACAGGTATTGGAGATGGTCCTGCATCTGTTCCTGAAGCCGGTCTTCTTGTTACGTTTTCTACAGTATAGTGAGCGTGTTCTGTTTTTACAGCTTCTAACTCGTCTTTATCATATCCTCCTCCTGTAAAATCTGTAAAGAATGTTTTTATAGAGTCTTTCCAATCCTGTAGAATTTCTTCTTGATCTGCTTTTACTGCCTCTTCTCCGTCTTTATTTTTAGCTTGAACATCTTTAGTTACTACAACCCTATCTACAATACCTGGATTCCATTTTAACATGTTCTCCACATTTTCAGAATAGTTCTGTGTTGTCCCTTGTGCAGCAATAGCAATTTGAGAGGAAGTCTCGTTACTAATTTTACTACTAATACTTATTTCTTTATAGATACTGTTAACCCCTACTAGTGTTAATTCTGCAGGTGGTTTGGTTTCTGGTGTTAAGTTTCTATCAATTACGTAAAAAGTTCCTCCTTGATCTTCATCATCGTATGCTATATCAAAATCATTTATACCTCCCAGTGCTGTAGATACTCCATCTAGAATACTCTTCAATACATCGGACATACTTTTGTTAAACTTTCCATCTGTATCCAAAGCTTCATCAAACTTGCTTTTTAGGTATAGAGAGTTAATATATATATTAAGTACATCACTAGTTATTTCCGCTGGCAGACCTTGGGTAGCTCCGTGTATAAAAGGCAGTACGCCTAACCCTTCGTCGTTTGGAGCCAGTATTACACATACCAACGGATCCGGTGAAAAGTGCTTAGGACCTGTTATAAACTTTGTGGATTTCTTAATATCTGTATTAAACTTACACATAGTAGCATTTGGAGTACCCGGTGTTTTTGTAAGATCTTTTATCGCTACAAAATTATTGTATATATCTAAGATAAGTGCCAGCGGTACCCAATGCATCGGTGCCTCTGTATCCCAAAGCCAACTATCATCTATTTCAACAGCTGCCCAAAATACTATAAAGTCTTGTAGCGGGGCAGCTAATGATGGTGCTTCGCTGGCAAGGGTTTCTTTACCGACTACACCTTGTTTTAGTAATGCTAGTTTTTGTAAGAAGTAGTGGAAGATACTTTTTCTCTGTTCCTTACCTTCATCACTAGTTGCAGAATCCATTTCATCTTTAGGTATTAAATTACCTGGGGAGAGTTTTACCGGTGCTGATTCTAGTATCTCTCCTGTTGATATTATACTTACACTACAGTCGTACCCTCCGTTTGAGTTATAATTCCAAGAAAAGTTTTTACAATACCCAATCATTCCTTCGTAATTGTAATCACTCTCTTGTCTTATTTTTTTTATTTCATCTGTAATTTTAGACATTTCTAAACCTTTCTTAAAAAATAAGTCTGGGCTTATTGTCTTAATTGTTTTCTCTAATGTAGTATCATTATTAATATAAAGAGAATGTCCCCATTCAAGTAGCATTGTAAATCCTGGTCGTAGATAAAGTCTTTCCATTACTTCAAACTCTTCTAAAGACCATACAGAAAATTTAACATCTGCTTCTCTTAAGGTACCGTAAGTATTCTTTGACTTTACTGTCATGGATGTTATACCTCCCATAGGTCTAAATCCCATACTAGGTCTTAGTAAGTATGCACTATTTGTGTTTACATTTCCTGAGGTGTCTATCCCTTGTCGTAGACCTCCCCCTGGTTTCATTATACCTCCAAAAAGCACATTTTCTTTTGCTAATGTATCGTCTCCTTTTATTGTAAGTCTGCCTTTCTGTATTCTAAGTTGAGCTACTTCATCATCAGTTAATGTATTAACACCGGAAGATAATTTTACCCATCCAGTCTTACTGTTCATGTACATTAAGTCGTCATTGGTTCTATCTTTTGTTTTACCTATGACTTTTTTTCTTGCTTCGAGCTGTTCTGCGATTCCTGGGCTTATGCCTGTTCCTACTTCTAATCCCATTACCTTGATTTATTTACCTCACTATATAATTGTAATATATATTCTTTATTAGCGGGAATTCGTAACTGTACGCCTGGCTCTACTATTAGAGAGGCTCTTTCTGAATTATTTGCAGATGCAATTATCCACCATAGAGTATGGTCTTTGTAAAATTGCTGAGCTAGTGTATCATACCTGTCACCTCCTGTGGAGATAACATAATAGTCATCTTGAGATAAAGGTATTTCAGGGTATATAGCATTTAACCTATACCTTACGTTATCTGAAGTTATTACCTCTTTTATATTTTTATATCTATCTGCCATTTATTTTTTTTAAAAAAACGGTTTTGATCCGTTTAATGGTGCTGGACTTGTAAAGTAATGATGTAATCCTGTTTGTGGAGCAAAATTGTGAATTGGTTTAAATGAAATGCTACAGTCTAAAGTCATTGGTAACTCTTGCTGATCATCATCTACTCCGCCTTCTGGGTTTTGCATTGCTATTTCCCACATATAGTCTGGATTCCATGTATACTTAACAGAGGTTATTATCCCCGGTATTTGACTAAAATACGAACCAATTGACAATTTAACAAGCGTACCCCTCATAAATTTTGACCCACCTCCATAAGTTGGTGCTGTAGCTGAGGCTAGGTATACCATTTTTCTGTAAAGAGGTTTCATCTCTGCTCTAGATTGAGCTGATATTTTAAACCCTACTGATATATCTCTTTTAAATCCTTTGTATGTAAAGAACTCTTCTGCTCTACCTACATATTGATGTGAATCCCAGTCTCCTGAGTAACTATCATCTATACTGTCAATATGTGCTCTAAAGTGTAGAAAGGTACCATCACCGTCATCTACATTGTCTGGTGTTATTATTTCAAAGTAGAATTTAGCTAAATCTCTTGCTGCGCTTGTTCCATCTATTCTAGTTTCACTCTCCTGTAAAGCATTTAATTGATCTACTTTATCTGGATCTATATTACTGTAGCTAACTTTTCCTATATTCTTACCTTGGTTACCTAAATTAACTCTTGTTTCTTTATTGATAGTAGGACTGCCGTATGCAAAAGAAGTTGGACCTGTTCTAAAGTCACTTACATTTCTATTAACACTATTCTCATCAACAACTTTATTATCTTCTTTTCCTGATAGAGGTATACTTCCTTCTACTTTATAAGTCTGTTCAGTATTTACTTTATCAGTTACTGTAATAAAACCGCCTTCATTTGCACTGTTAATATTACTCTGTGTATTTGTTCCGGTATAAGTTGCTCCGTCTGTATACTTACTTGAGGAAGGTACTGTGGTTTCAGCAATTGGTGCGGCATATTCTCCTGAGTTAATTAAACTACCCCCTGGCATACTTCCTGATGCTAGAGTTGTATTTCTTATACCTGCTTGTTTACTTACTTTTATTGGAGTACCTGCTGCTACACTATTTACATTGTCTTGAGTGTTTACACCTGTGAAAGTTGATCTATCTTTATACTTATTTCCTAACTGTAATGCCGAAGCTGCAATACTCTGTATTGTATCTTTTGAAGCAATAAGGTCTGTGTAGTCTACTGAGTTTGGTAGACTGTTTAAGGAACCTGTCTGTGCTGTTGTTTGATTTTGCTGTGGATTTCCATTTGCAAATTTCTGAACAGGACCTACTGGTACTGGTTTTCCTTCTTCTGCTAAATATCTTGATTGCTTATCTCTGTCTTTAGTATCGTCAGAATCGTATTTACTATCTTTTAATAGTTTTGTATCGTCTCTAGAAACTAGACTTGATGTTACTGAAAGTGATGACCAAGGTTTCCAGCCTTCTTGACCTTCGTTATCTTGTATAATAATTCCATCCCCTTGTGAATATGTTCTATTTTCACCTTGAGGAATTGGTTTGTTTATTTTTTCATCATATCCAAATTTACTACCTGTAATTAACTCTCCTGTCTTTTGGTCGTATATATCTGAATTGATATACATAGGAACCTCTTTCCCACTAAGTGCGTAAGGTGCTCCTTCTACTCCTCCTGCTCCAAAAAATTGAGCAAAGCCTGATGGTTTTACTCCTTCTGGATCTGGTCTTAAGTATGTATCTGTTCTAAATCCTTTTAAGAAATGCGTACCTGTTCCATTTACTGGAACTTGTGCAAGAGTTGAACCTGCAATTTTAACTGTATTTACTAAAGTATTTCCAGCTTGCTGTAAAACAGCCCCTACTGTACTCTTACCTTTATCTTTTGCTTTTCTTATTTTATCTCCAACATTTACCTGTTGAAGTAAAGCTTCGTTTCCTAGGTACTTTAATCCAGGACGGTCAATAAGCATTTGGGCAATACGGGAAGTGTCATCTATACGCTTAGTTATTTGCATACCCGTTTGATTACTAGAAGGAGGGTTGTTTATATCCTTAGTAATGTAGGGTTTATCGCTTCCATAACGGAGACTTTTAAGGTCTGTCTGGAGATTTAATAGTCCGTTTGCCATTTAATTTTTATCCTGGTAGGTTACTCATGTAAGGAAGTCCTTGTCCTGATGGAGACACTACTGGTATTTGTCCGTCTAAGTCTAAAGCAGAAGGAGATTGATCAATCGCTGGTGTGTTATTGATTGATGATTGATTGTGTAGTGTTGAATTTGGATTAGCACTTGCAATTGTTGCTGGTGTAGATCCCTGTAATCCTAAGTTTGACGATGGTAATAAGTCTAATAGTCCCATATTAATTGTTTTAATTTATTATAAATAGTTTATTTATGAAGATTTATAACTTCCGAGTACTTGTGCTCTACCGACTTTGTTAGAATCTAAGTATACATTTCCTCCTGCTTTTACTACTGCTATAAGTTCTGTTAATTTAGCTTCTACTACTGCCATAGATCCTTCCTCTGATTTTCCTTTAGCTTCTCCTGCACTATCTCCTCCCATTCCAAAAGCTTCTGCTAAAGATACTAATGCTGGTGATACTGCTGCAAGCATTACTGCTCCTCCGATTGCCGGTATTGCCAGAACTCCTGCTAGGGCTACTGCTCCTAATCCTGCTGCTATACTAAATAAAGCCATTCCAACTCCTAATAATCCTGGTGCTGCGGCTGCTATTTGCATTAAGGTTGTTGCTAGTATTGGAAGTACTCCGGCTGATGCGACTGCGCTTAGTAGTGTTAGTGGTATAATCATCGCACTCATTGCGACTGCTGCTAATAACATTCCTGGGAATGCAAGGAATCCTGCTGCTCCTAGTAGCCCCATCCCTATTCCTGTTGCTCCTAATCCTAGTCCTGCTGCTACTCCTTTGTCTGCCATAGTATCTAGTAACTGGTTGAATAGGCCAAAGCCTGCTTGTCCAGCTGTTAACACCATAAACCCTGCTCCTACTGCCATTAATCCAACTCCTAAAGCTGCTAATGCTAATGCTCCCATAGCAATTGGCGTTAGTAAGAATCCTAAACCTGCTGCTGCAAGAGCTAATAAAGGTACTGCTATTGAGAATGCTATAATCTTATCTGTATCTACATCTTTTAATAAACTGAATGCATATGCTGCTGGTATTAAAGCTAGAGCGACTATTCCTAAAGCTAAGGCTCCTTGTATAACGTTACCTCCTATCTTACCCATAATGGCTAAAGTAAGCCCTAACATAGCTATTGATCCTGTAAATGCTAACATCTTAGCGGGATCAACATCTTTAATAATCATCATAGCAATTGCTAATCCTCCTGCTATTGCAACTCCTGCAATTCCTAATGCTATTGCTCCTTTTATTATATCGCCCATTTGTTTACCCATACTGGCTAAACCATCTCCTAGTCCTTTTAAAAATCCTTTTATTCCTCCACCTTTCTTTGCGTCTGCTCCTCCGGCATCTCCTGCAAGACTTTTCGTCTTATCAGCTGCTGGACCCATTATCTTATCTTTTAAGCCTCCAGCTCCTCCTTTAAATCCTCCTGTTAAATTATCTTTAAGGCCTCCTAAAGCGGATTTTAATCCTCCACTTTTAAATAAACTTGTTATACCTGTTAGAGCTTTTGCTCCTAACTGGTACATTGATCCAAAAGCTTTCCCTACTCCCGATACTGCTACTCCTAAGAAATTAGCTGCTACTACTGCTAGAAGTATTGCTTTTCCTATAGGGTTTCCTACTACCATTGCAATAAGCTTTGCTACAGGTGTTATTACAAACATCAATGCATCTACTAAATTAACAACTACATCCAAGACTGGGGCAAATGCTTCTGCTAATTTTTGCATACCTACTTGCATCTTTTCTTGAACATCCATTGCTTTTGACTGCTCTAAAGTAACTCCTCTTGCTTTTGCTATTTGCTCGTCAGTCATGTTCTTCATTGCTTCTTGCGTTAGTACGCTTTTAGCAAGTTGATCTCTGGACATTCCTAATGCTTTAGCTAAACTTTCTTGTTCAAGACGGTTCATACCAGCGTACTCTGCTGCTGATGCTCCGTTCTTCTTTAGTTCATTAGCTACTCCTTCTAGGTCGTTATTCAATGCAAGTTCTCTTGCTTTAGATAGGTTTAAGTTTTTCCCGGTAAGTAATTGTGCTTCTAATTCTGCAGATATAGAATCTTCAAAATTAAGAAAGCTTCCTGCAATTTCATCTACTTCGCTTAGACTTAATCCTAATCCTCTTGCCGCTACTGCTGCAGCTCCTATCTTCTTCTCACTATTTCCTAAAGAAGCTGTTATACTATCTGAAGCACCTAGTACATCCTGTAACACTACTCCGTGCGCTATTCCTGCTCGATTTGCTCCATTATACGCATTTACTGTATCGTAAATTCCTTGTCCTACTTGATCTGCAGACTTTCCGGTAGTCTTCATTAAGATTCCCATTCTACCTGCTTGTTCGGCTGAAAGTCCTAATAAATTTTTAGCTTCTGCTAATTGTGCTATTTGATCTGGTGCAAATACTAGAGTTGCGGATACTCCTAACTGTTTTGTTAGTTCTGCTGCGGTTTGTAAAAATTGTGCTGATGTTGCTAATCTATCATTAACTCCTGCAATAGATGTTTCGTATTGACCTGTTAACTGTTGTACTTCTACAGATGCTTTATTTACTCGGAAGAATCCGTCTAATATTGCTGTAATTATTGTTAATGGATCTAAAAGAGCTTTTCCAAAGCCGGAAGCTAAGGGACCTAAGCCTTTCATCATGATAGCGGTCTTACTTATATGCTCTCCATTTCTTGCTGCTGCTTCTGCAGCCTCTTGCATTGCTTTCTTAGATTCTTCTATAGAGTCTTTGAATATTCCTGAGTTCATTCCCAGTTTACTCATTATCCCATCTATACCACCTATGATTGCTCCACTAACTCCTAATGAGTTACTTACTTGCTTTTCAAATGCCAGTCTTTTTTTATACTGATCTTCTACCTCTGCTGTAAGTGATTTTTCAATTTCAAAATGATCAGCTGCTGCTCGTAAGATTGCCTCTTCCTGTATTGATAACTTATCTAGGTACTTTAACCTTTCTATAGTTTCTGCAGTTATTTTTCCTTCAAACCCTAAACCTATCTTTTGTCTAGCTAGTCTTTCAGCTTGGTACTGTAACTCCTTTATATGGTTTTGGTTTTTTGATCTAAGTTTGTCTAACTCTTCAGAAGTCAGATTACTTATCCCCATAGAAGTGTCCTGAAGGTTCCTTGCAATACTATCCATTTTTCTATACTCTGCTGCTGATTCAGCTTGTATAGTTCTCTGTTTAGAAAGTTCCCCTGTTATGGACTTAAGAATGTCTCTTAATTCCCCGGCATTTTTATTTTCGTATTGATCTGACATTCAATAAAGATTTTAATATAAATAGCTAAAGCTTCTATTATCTAGAAGCTTTTGTACTATAATCCGGTGCTTTTATATGTCCGTTTTGCAATACCGATGCCTTACCGGATTGCTGCTGCTGTTCCTTATTCTGTTTTTGATAATGTTCTACCATAGTTCTATGAATATACTTTCTTAACCATATCGGAAACTCGTATACTGTATCGAAAGAGTACCCTCCTTGTCCGTTAAAAACTATGTCATGTAGTTGAGCAAATAACCCGGCTCTATATTCCGGCGTCAGGCCAAAGAAAGCTAACCCCAATTGGGATATCTACCCCTCCTTCAGGTCCATCTTCTGGGAAGAATTTTAAGTCAACATCCGGTTGTACCTGTCTAATGTGTTCTCTAAATGCTCTAGAGTCTCTTGCTAATAAGTAATTATCGACAAAATCTCTAATTGCTTTAGGTGTTGAATCTCCTTCTACAGAAGTAATTATTCTTTTCAATCTTGTAGATAATTCCGGAGAAGCATCTTTTGTTAATTTTTTTAATCCTTTTACTTCTTGATCGATAAATTGCTCATCTGCGTGAGTAAGTAATTTGAAAGTAACATTGGTACTTGAAGATGGCATTATATATGCAAATTCATTTTTACCTCCCTTAAGAGCATCGTAATTAATTTCTTTAGTTTTTAATTCTGCAAGATCAACTACTTCTTTTCGTCCTTTGTATTCAAATTCATAATCTTTACCGTACCCTAATACCCTAGAAGCAACTAGAATTGCATTCTTATCTCCTAATAAAAGATCTCCGTAGTTGATTGGAGTTACAATAAGAGATTGTAGTAATTTATCAATAACTACTCCTTGTTGTATGTAGTTTTGATTTGTTAGAATATCTTCCTCACGAGCTGTCATGTATTTCATCTCGATTTTACCTTCTGCTAATGCAGAATCTTTAGGATAGAGTAACCCTCTTGATGGTAATTCTACCATTTCGGTAGGAAATTTTTGCTTTTGTTCCATAAATTTTATTTGTTAGTAACTTTTTCTATATATAAATATATGAAAAAAACTTTTTTAAAACAACAAAGCCCGGCTACTGCCAGGCTTGTTAATTTTATTTGAGTGGTTATTAGTAATTTAATACACAATAATCCATTGCAATTGAAATTCCTATCTCTACTACTCCGTCAGCAGAAGTCCAGTCAAATTGTCCAAAATCTCCTTTTGTTAAGAAAGCTCCTTTGATAATCCATTCCCCTACGATATCTCCTACAGGACCTAGAATGTTTAAAGTTAAATCTTTCTTATAGAAATCTGAATATCCAGCTCTACCTGTTACTGATTCATATCCTAAACGAGCCCATTCCATTACTGCTTGAGCCCCTGAAGGTGTGATTGGTGAGTATAAAGTCATATCCATATCCTGCCACTCTCTTTTTCCTCTTATTTTTCTGTAAGAGTTAATGTGATCAAGTTTGATCATAGAATCTTGAAAGTTAGGAGCTTTCACGTTTTTAATCATGAATGCTGGGATATTGTCTATGTACATTACGAACCTGTGCTGAACCATTGGTTCGAAGGCTCTGAACATTATTTCGTTTGGATCTAATACTGCCATTTTATTGTTTACTTATTTAATTATAAATATCTGTGTTTCTAAATATTATACAAACGTTGCTCCTGTTGGTTCAATTGTGAAGTCTAATACTACGAATTCAATTGTTTTAGCTGGTTGAATGTAGATTTGTCCTACTAATTGATTTCTATCAACTACATCTGCTGAGTTGTTAGATTCGTCCATTACTACTCTGTATGCATAAAGACCTTGTCTTTGTACTACTGATTCTAAGTAAGGATTAACCGTCGCTAAGAATTTATTTCTTGTTGCAATAGTATTTTGTTCGAATACTAAGTTTTTAGCTTGGTCACCAATGAACTTCTTAAGTTCTATTAACAAACGTCTAACGTTTACTCTATCTAAAGCTGAAGCTTTTGTTTGTAATGTTTTTTGTCCGAATACTGATATACCTGTTCCTGGGAAAGAAGCAATTGGATTTACTTTTCCTGAGTATAAAGTATCTCTTTCTCCTTTTGTTAATCTTCTTTGTGCTTGAATTACTCCTGGAATACCTCCTCTTACAAGTCCTGCTGGTGCAAACCATGGTGCTGAAGCTGCATCTGTGAATGTATAAACTCCTGGTATTACAACTGAAGCTGGTATCCATTCATTCTTACCTGTAGCTGATTTAGTTTGTAACCAAGGCCAGTAAGATGCTGCGTAAGAACTATTTAATACTGCTGCTTCATCTGTTACTTGAGAAAGTGTAGATTCATATCCTACTAAGTCTACTACTGCAATACAATCTCCTCTATTTTCTGCTAAAGAGATAAGTGCGTCTGTTACTGTTGAGTGATCTGCTGTAGTTACTCCTGGTGCTGTTATTACATTGAATTGATAATCATCTCTATTCTCTAATAATGCAATTGCATCTGTATAATCTCCTGCTATTAATCCCTGTGTTTGAGCGTCTATGTTTTTAAAGAAGTTAGCTCCTGCTATAATTGTACCTCCTGCACTATGAAATGCTCCAGAAACTGCTTGCGGTAAAGATGCTGAGTAAGAAAGTCCTGCTGCATCTGCATTAACTGATACTCCGTCGTTTCCTAGGTAGTTAATTGTAGGTAAATTTACTGCACTTACTCTAATAAAGTTTGATCTATTTGGATAATCTCCTACTAGTCTTAAAAATGTTGAACTTCCGTCTGTACCAATTGTTGTATATTGACTACCGATTCTTTTCTCGATATAATCATCTGAAGCTGGATCTAATGAAAGGTTGTTAAACGTTTCTAAGATTACTTTAGTATTTGTACTATCGTCTCCTCTTCTTATTGATAATGTAAAAGTACCTCTAGAGTTATTTACATTTGTGATTTCCCATCTTAAGTTATCTTCTGAACCTGATACTAAAGATCCGTCAGAGTTTTGAGCTCCTGCATCTGTTGCTAGAGGAGAGTTGTTGTAAATAGCTCCTTTACCTATTGTATTAATTGAGAATGGGAAAGAAGAAGCTGCTGCGTCTGTACCTCCTGCTATTGTGAATAAGCTTGATGATACGGTAGAGTCTGTAATAGATCCTGTAAAGAATGTAATTCCATTTCTTAAAGTACCAGCTACTGATCCGCTTAAAAGTAAATTTGCTCCTGATCCTGTTGCTTGTAATACTCCTGGGATTGCATTGTTAATTTCTGCTGCTAAGCTAGTTACTGTTGCTGCAATTGTTGAACCTGATTGGAAGAAGTATACATTACCTGTTCCACTATCTGCTGGAAGTGGGGTACCTGCTGGAATAAATCTATAAGCTGCTGTTCCGTACTGTACTTTAAACTCTTGATTGACTGCAATGTCATTTGTTAAAGTTCCTGATCCAGTTGCTCTATTTACTCCTGTTACTTTGTTAGAAGCAATGTTTGTACTTTGTGCTTCTGAGTAATCAGGGCCAATGTGGTCTACGACTCTAGTGATTAAGGCTGTATTACCTCCTTGAGAGAAGTAATTCTTAACGGCTAATGAAGTTAAATATTCGAATTTGTCTGAACCTGAGGCGAAAGTTACTCCGAACTTTCTTACATAATCATTATAAGAAGTTACTACTGTAGGCATTTCTACAGGCCCTTTAACTGTTGGTCCAATAAATGCTGCTCCTACCGCTACCGGTGCTGGTTGTATAAAAGAAAGGTCGTTTTCTCTTGTAAATACTCCTGGAGAGATAATTGATTCTGCCATGTTTATTTAATTTGTTTTAATTTATTATAAATATCTTGGGATTTCGATAACCATCTTATATGATTAGAGGTTCTATATTCTCTAATAAATAGGAAAGGAGAGTCAAAACCCTCCTTATATTCCTCTTACTTTTTACAGTAATTATTCTGCTACTTCTACTTCTTCTACTAGAGGTGTGAATTCTCCTTTTTCAAGATCAATTGAACCTTTTCCGTAAGCAGTTTCTAATGCTTCAGCCAATGCTTTTTCTTCTTGTTTTAATTCTTCTAAAAAAGCAAGTACACTTTCTCTTCTACTCTTTAGATTTAATTTTAATAATTCAATCTGACCTAATTCTTGTACAACTGCTTGGCTTTTTTGTTTTACTGCTTCAATTTGTTGTAACTCTTCTTGTGTTAATTTTTTGTTTTCCATGAAACTTATTTTTATGTTAATCGATTAATACTATAATATAGTAATTTATTCTTGAGTATCCAACACTACTTCTTCTCCTACTACTCCCTCTACAACTGGTGCGCTATATAAAGGACCTGTAATTGTTTTAGGTGCAACAAGTAGTGCAATTTGTGCTTCGATATTTGCTTGTAGTCTCTCTAACGTAGTAGGGCTTGTCTCTGCTCCTTCTGGCATTAGCGCCGGTGTTGTATTCATTATATCCTCTAACCATCCAATTGCTACTGGGTCTGATACTTCTTCCCAAGGTGTGAAGCTTTCGGGGTTTGGATTTCCAATAGCGGTTGCTCCATAAGTTTCAGCTGTTACACCGTTTTCGTCTGTACCTTTGTACCTCCAGTGAATTGTTTTAATTACGTTTTCTAAACCGTCTAGGTTTACTTCTCTCTCTACTGCAGAGATTGTCCAATTAAATGTTGTCATTTGTTTTTATTTGTTTTTATTATTACTCTTCACAAACGTCTAGGAATTCCTGATCAAAACCATCTCCTTTCCAGTACCTGATTATTGAATCGCCGGCGATATATACTGCATCTTTTACTCCCATAGTCATACCTTCGTCTTCGGCCAGTAGAGTAGCAAGACTGAAGTCTTCATTATCTATATAAAATACTTTTGTTTTTCCATTAATGAAATTCATACAAGCTTCTTTTGAATCACCATAAGATATTCCTACCATAATAGCAGTCGAACTTGATCTTTTTACTACATCTGTTCTCTCTCTAAATACTATATTTGATGCAAATGTTGCATCTGCTCCAATAGCGGCACGATCATCTCCTGTAACTGTTATTTTTTGATAAGATAGTATTTTATAAGGTAGAGTAAGTATTTCACCTGTGGTGAGTACGCGTACAGTACTTGTCTGAGTTTTATCTCTTAAATCGTAGTAGATTACTGCTTTGTCTTGTGTTGTAAACCGACTTTGTATTTCAACTAAAGCTTCTGTAGCTACTCCTTGACCTTCAATTGTATATGGCTCTATTTTCTCTTTCATCTTTACTTAAAAACAGTTAACTGCTACATTTCCATTACTTGTCAATACTGTTGAGGCTGAATTAATCTCCCATTCTTGGTATATATCAGCAGGAAATAATGGTTCATAATATAGGTATTCGTACCAGAGGTCTGTATAATTATACATTGGGTCGTAATATGCTCCATCAAACCTGTAGTATATCCCATCACTTCCTAAATAGATCTCCCAATAGTCATAGTTACAAGGATCTCCTGCAGCATAGTTATTAAGGTATGTATAAGTCACAGCACCGTATCCATAAAACTCACTTACAGCATCAGGAGTAGAAAATCCTGCTATTGAAGACATACTTCTTAGAGAGAATGGCGGGGCTGTTGCTAACTCTGTTGCTATTGTTGAGAAGCTTAATACTCCACTAGCTGGTAATGCCATTTACTTTACTTTTAATTTATTAGTTTATTCAGATGCCCAAGGAAGTCCTGGTGTTTTAATAGCCTTAGCGTCAATTTGTTTTTGTATTTGATCATTTACGTGTTCTTCGTAAGAACCTACAACAACAGCTTGAATCCATCCTAGTACAATTTCTTCTGTTAATTCTGTATATGGTACAAACGTTTCTGAATTAATTGTAGATTGCGGAAATGGTGTTGCTCCTGTAAATGTTGCTTCATTTCCGTTTTCATCAGTTCCTGTTTTTTCCCAATAGGTCTGTATAACTGCGTCTGTTACATCTCCTGTATCTACTGTTTTAACTCCTGTTACTTTCCAAGTATAAGTCATAATTTACTCTATTAGCTGTTTCTATTTTTTTATATAGTATCCTGTAGCTGAATCAATAGATCCTATTCCATATCTTTCAGTTAGTAATTCTTTAAACTGAATTTCTCTTGTGTTTAACTCCAGTAGGTTAAAGTAAGTCTCTTCAGTAATTTTTTCATTAGTAATTTCTGCAAGTTTCACTTCACCTAGCTTAATCAAATATTCAATTCTTTTTTTATAAAGAGTACTACTTACTCCTATTTCTTCTTCTGATAACCTAATTTGTTCATTCATGGTTTTGTATTCAATAATTTTTTTAAATTTCTACTGTCTAGTAAAGGTATTTTTGTTATTACATTACCTAATATGTTATAGTAGTATATTACATAGTTAAATTTATCTTTAATAAAATTATGCATTTCTTCTAAAATATCATACTGCATAGTCTCTCCTCTAATTTCCTTGTAGTTCCTAATATCTGAGTATTTGTTACAAGTTTCTTTTATACTCCTCTTTATAATTTCTATATTACTGAGGTTATATAATTTGCTTGGTACTTCCTTATGAGTTTCAGTATAGTAGATAACTAATATTTTATCATACTGTTTACTTAGTATTTCATAATTCAGATACTTACTATAATGTGTAACTAGGCATTTTAAAGTACCTGTTGAGTTTTTTATATTCTCTAAATACTTTAATGTAAGTCCTACTGGTTCACCTGATTGATCTAAATGCTCAGCTATAACAGATGGAACTATGGATATTATTTTACCTAATCTTCTAATTCGTCTACATATTATAAAATCCGGTGGTGCTATATCATCTCCATCCTCATGCCACTTAGGTAGGGGTATTATTTTTTTTACATCACTACCTGATAACAACATGCATCCATTTCCTACAAATCCTACATCTTGATAATTTTCAATTGCTAAATCATCAATAGAACATCCTTTCCAAGTCTCTTTCTTAAAACTTCCTACTATTCTTCTAGATGTTTCTACTTTCCGTACTGCTATTGTAGGCTCTACCCAAGTCTTATTAAAATAAATACCACTTGCTATTCCGCAATTATTAATACTCTGATAAGATTTTAATAAATCTTCTAAAGCATTAACTGGCGGTATTGTATCGTCATCTACAAAATGAACGTATGTTTCATTTTTTGCAGCATCTAATCCTATCTCAATATTCTCTAATGCAGCTCTATGTTTTTTTTCTGGGTCTTGTTGTCTTGTAAATGTTTCCCATTCATTCCAACTCAAATCAGAATAGCATTTTGAAACTCCTTTTATATAAGAAATGTTATTATATTTACTACTTAATTCTAACTCTTTAATTCTATCTTTTACCAATATTTCAAAGTCTGCATCGCATCCTAATACTATATACAGATTCACATCTATATTCTCAGGTACTTCTACATTTTTAAAATAACTTAGTAGAGGTGTTAATGAAAATTCTCTACCTATAATAACCGTTGCTATCCCGCAAGATGCATTACTCATAACATTTATTTTTTATTTTTTTAATTCTTTAATTTCTTTTTGCAATTCTTTTATAGCTTCAATTAATAAAGGTATAATTTTATCATATTGAACAGCTTTCATTCCACTTTCTCTAGTTTGAACTGCTTCTGGTATTACTAGTTCAATTTCTTGAGCAATAACTCCAACATCATGTCCTTTATTACCATGGAATGGTTCATCTTCTATCCAATCAAATTCAACTCCACTAATTTGAGATATTTTTTCTAATGGAGAATCTATTTTTACAATATTATTTTTCCATCTTTTATCTGAAGTAGAATAAGCTACTATATCATTTGAGGCTTCAAATCTACCGGCAGTATTGGTAGGTGTTATACCTAATCCCATAGCGCCACCAGCAGTAATCCAAACTCTATTTTGATCGTTTGTTCTAAGTATTAACGGAAAGTTCTGATAGTTACCAAAAAATGAATATTGTCCTGCTACATTCCAGCCAAGTATAGTATCATTTTTAAAAGTAGCTCCCTCAAGCATACGAAATGTTGTATTATATGATGTAACTGATGCATTATTATTTACTGAGAATTGCCCTAATGTATTATCAGTATTATTTACAGATACTTTTCCGTTGTCATGAATTGCCATTCTAGCAGTTCCAGCTGTTGAGAATCCTAATACATCTGCTGATATGTTATACATACCTGTATTGGTATCTCCTGTGAATGTGAATGTTGGCTCTCCTGCATAACCGTTCCCAGCTCGAACTTTTTCATATACTTCCAACTGAAATAATCTAGATGTACTTGCTGGATCTACATAATATGATGTGGTGCCAGTCTCGTAGAATATTGGTGCAGTGATTTGAGTTGTTGCTGCTAAAGTAGTTGCGTTTAATGTACCTGTGCTAGATTGAATAGTAACTGCTGCTGCAGAATACGCCTGAGTAGTTGTAGATCCAGCTCCCCATAAAACTGGGTATGCTGTTCCATCTGTTCTGTTAGGTGAGTATGCAATTACACCTGCAGTAGTAGCTGTACCTGCATTTCCTGTTATATTAATACCCCAGTTACCTGATGCTCCTGTTCCTGTTAGAGTCGGTGCGTATGAGTTATAGTTAGCACTGTTTAAGTAATATACCCAAGATCCAAAAGAACCTCCGGTTATATTTCTTGTTGCTAATTTATTTGCGTTATCCTCCCAACCCCATGCTACTTGTGTTCCCCAATAGTTTGACGCATTACTATGTCTCATATTTTGGTAGAACCACCAAGTATTTCCTGGACTGTTAGTTAAACTAGCTTGATCTCCTTGGTACCTAAAAGTATTTGCTGGTGTATTGTTAAAGTCTGTGTTTAAGTTTCCTGAGCTTCCTGCACTTAGAGCTGGTGCACTGAATTGTGTTCCAAATAATGTAGTTCCATCAAATGTTAAATTAGATGATCCTGCTGCAACGTTTGAACTATTTTTGTATACTACTTGGTTTGCTGATCCTGCTGCTGGCCCTGTTGCACCGGTTACCCCTACTGTTCCAGTAGCTCCACTTACACCTATTACCCCAGTTGCCCCAGATACCCCGACTACTCCTGTTGCTCCACTTACACCTATTACTCCAGTAGCTCCACTTACACCTACTACTCCGGTTGCACCACTTACTCCTATTACGCCTGTTGCTCCAGATACTCCTATTACGCCTGTTGCTCCAGATACTCCTATTACTCCAGTAGCTCCGCTTACTCCAATTGGTCCGGTTGCTCCTGTTACACCTATCGGTCCTGTAGCTCCGCTTACTCCGATTACTCCTGTTGCTCCTGTTACTGTTGGTGTTTGTGCAAAAGTCGCATAAGAAGCTGTACCGAATAATGAACCTGTTATGAAGGCTCGTGATCCTGATACTCTAATAGCTTCTGCTCCGTACTGTCCTATGTTTACTCTATTATCGGCAAAAGCTTCTATTACTGGAAGTCCTGCTATAGTATTTACTGAGAATAAAGAATCAGATAAGTCGTCAGATACTGTAAATAATCTTCCGTTAGTTCCGTTTACTGCCAATAAGTCTGTTCTTCCGGTAGAACCTGAACCTTGTAAGATTAATGATCCTGAGGCATCTTGAGTTAATGTTTCTTTAAAGTTCAAAGAACTTGTAAAGGACATTACACTGGATGCTGGTGTTATTCTAATATCTGCCATACTATTGTGTTAATTCTGCTAATGGTTTTGACCACTCCTCTGTTGATAATATAGTAAGAATTTCTTCATGAGTGTACTCTGTATCTCCTTCTTGGTAGATACTCGGTCTTCCGTACACCCCTGCAAGAGTTGTATGACTTGTTTCTTCCTGTGTTTCAGGATTAATACCGGTATGTACTATATCCTCTAGTATTTCATTTATTTCATACTTAATAAAAGTCTTAGTACCATCTACCGATAGTCTTAAACTCTCTGGTGATGATTCTAATATCTGATTGAAATCAATCGATCCTGTTGCTGTGGTTGGTATTATTAACCATCTTCTATTCTCAAATGTACTCATATTCTTTGAATATTAATTTAAAACTATTACGGGTTTCCCCTAAGTGTTTATCCTATGCAACGAGCACACACTTTTGTTAACTATGTATTTCTACACAGGTCGGACTATATCATCATGCTTTATAAGCATGTTGGGCGCTCTAGCTGGTTATTAAGGAAACTTTATTCCTCCAGTAGTCTCTGAACCTTCTTGAGATGTATCTCAAGCTTGGCTGCTGATTTTCCAATCTTTAACATTGTTACACTTCGGTAGTTAAAGCTCTAAGGACGTTCCAGCAATTCACCCAATTTAAACAGGACATATATAAATAGCACTAAAAATTATCTAAGACACATAAGGTGCTACTATTGTTTTATAAAACTCTTCTCCGTATGTTGATGTTCCTCCATTTGGAAATTCAAAACGAAGTGGACCACCTCTTTTACCTTTATATACAGTAACTGATGTAAACCATTTTCCATTCTTATAAGAAGTCTGTACTCCATATTCAGTAAGCCTAGTAGGTGTTCCAATATCGTCTCTAGCTACTTCTATGTAATTGTCTGGGGATTGAAAACTTGCATCTGGTTTTTGGTATATAGTATAGGCTGGTGTTGTGGTAGCCATGTTTTCGCCACTTATATCTCCTTCTGTTCCGTCTGCTTCCCACCTTCTATTATACCTAGTAGCTCTATTACTTACTGCAAAGTAATACGTATCATACTCTATTCCAAATCTTGCATTATAGAAATCAAAATTCTGTTTTACTTCTGCTGCCGTTAGTGCTCTGTTGTATATTTTTGCTACTGGTATTTCTCCTCCTTGGAAATATGACCAACTCCTACCTACTTGTATGTTAGTAGTTCCTATAAAAGATGCAATATTACTTGATCCTTGAAGTACTCCGTTTTTATAAATAAAAGCAGTTGTTCCATCATATACCCACAGTACGTGTACCATTTCGTTTAACGCAACTGATCCTGCAGCGTAATCAGCACTATAATGAGCGAAGTATATGTTCCCATTCCTAAGACCATTATGCATTCCTTGACGATATGCAGTTTGATCAGTTCCAAAAACCATATTATCCCCACTTATTGTATTAGTTACTTTAAATACGGCTTCCATTGTATATGGAGCATCATAAATACCTAAAGCAGTAGCTGTCTTAGTAGTATTTATGTAATCATCGGTACCATCAAATACCATTTGAGCATTTGAATTAAAAGATACATTTGATAAATCTAATGTACTGTTTCCTACTAATGGTAAAAGTCCTTGTGTTGCTGAACGAGTACCTGCTACGAATGGTGTTGTGTAAGATTTTAATTCTACTTGAGGATCATATAGAGTAACAGCTCCACCAGTATCGAAATTTATATCTAAGAAGTAGTAAGGTGCAGCGTAAGAACCTCTACTACTATACCCTGCTAACCTCCCTGATGTTGCTGTGGAATAGTTGAGGCCTGTAATACCTACATCACACCAATCAATTGATAACCCTCCTATTAGGTTTTCAAAATACACACTACTGTTATATGTCGCTCCATCTATTAAATCAGGTTGGTTTGGATACAACCTAACGGTGCTCACTCCTGTACCATTATTTACAAATCTAAATTTACCATTTCCTAAATCTGTTTTGGTACATCTTCCGTAGATATCTCCTCCGCCGTTTATAAGGTTTGTAGCTCCAGCGCTGTATAGTAGGTTTACTGTAGGTTGTCCTATATACGAATTTCTAGTATCTCCTGTATCGTAAGCAAACACCGATCCTGATGTGACTGTTTTTCCGTATCCTTGTGCTACTGCCATATTAACTTAAATTAAAACGTGTTTTGTATTGTTGGTAGTTTTGTTTTATTTCTTGTGCTGTTAATGCTCTATTGTAAATTTTTGCTACCGGTATTTCTCCGTTTATGTTTGCTGCTGCTCCTTGGTCCTGTGCTCCTATTATAAGACTTGGATCTGAGTCTGATGTCCAGGTTCCTGCTGTGACAGTATCTGTGCTATCTAAAACTCCATTTATGTAGTATGTTAGTACTGTGTTGTTTAAGGTAGCTACTATGTGATGGTACCCTGGTGTTGTGCCAATATCTCCGTTACTGTAGTAGTCGTAATAGCTTCCATTAATTATGAAAGCTAAATGTATTTTCGTAGTAGGGTATCTTCCGAACCACCATACAGTCCCTATACTGTTACTCCACCTAGTTATTACTGCTTCTACTCCTGAAGTATCGTTGAATTTTACAACTGCTTCCCATGTTACATTTCGTGCAGATAGGTCAAATGGTTGTATTGCTCCACAATCTACATAATCATTCGTACCATCAAATACCATTTGAGCATTTGAATTAAAAGATACATTTGTTAAATCTATTGTACTATTTCCTATTACTGGAAGAAGTCCTTGTGTTGCTGACCGAGTACCTGCTATAAACTGGGTAGCATGGTTTTTTTGCTCTACTTGTATATTAGCTAAATCAAGATCATAAACTGCTCCACCATCTGGGAACCAGTATGATATCAACGTATTATGGGTTGGTGTAAAAGTTATAGTATATGCTCTCCACTCTCCCACCGCACCTAAAGCACCTCCTCCGTAAAATACAGTAGCTCCTCCTGGTCCTCCGTAGTTGTAGTGTTGGAATGAAACATACTTTCCTACTGCTGCGGCATTTACAGCTCGAAGCCAAAACGTAGTTGTAACGGATTGTCCTATTGTTACAGAAGCGTCGGATCCATACGCCATTCCATCTACTCCGTCAACTCTAGGTACATGTAACCTAATACAGTCTGTTAATTTCCCTGTATATGGATTCCTATACCCATTTGGTATAATCTCTTTTACAAGCCCTGAGTTAGGTTGGTGAGGGTTTCCAAACCATTTTGTTGGAAAGCTTGAAGCATTAATTGATATTCTTTGATCTAATGCTATACTATCGTGTACTTTAAAAGCTCCTGTTGCAAGGCTTATATATCCTTGAGACCCATCTTGAGATCCGTTATAAGCATGTAAAGTAAATTGAGTAGATGATATAGCTTTTACAAAATACTGAGTACCTGATGTAACTCCTCCTCCTGTTGTTTCAGGATTTATTACATCAAATGTTCTTAATCCATGAGCAGTTGAAGTTGTAACGATATTGCTTGAAATTCCTGATACAGTTGCTAAATTCCAATAAACACCACATCCGTTATTCCCACAGTACTGATTTGTATTGTAAGTCCCCCAACTATTTCCAAAAGTAGGTAGAGCGTTTAATCCTGGTGATGGTATAAGGTTTGCTGTAGGTTCTCCTATGTAAGAATTACTCACATCACCTGTATCGTAAGCGAATACTAAATTATTTTCTCCTAATGTATTTGGTCCTCCTGCTACTGGCATATTATATAAATCTTTCTACTTCTACTATATTCCAGAATGGTAATCCTCTTAACTGAGCTTCCCATCCGTCGAAGTATTCTTTATTAGTATTTTCTTCAGATAAGATCAATCCTCTTTGTTCAAAGATTATATTTCCTTCTAAATCTGTAATTACCTTATCCCATGTACCCTCTCCTTGAGTGAGTATTAATTTCATAGGTTTTAATTGTGTATTTGCTGGCATAATTATTTTATATAAACTGCTCCGTAATTATGATAATCTCCTCCTGAACTATCCCAGTATGGTGCATCTTGGTATCCTCCTCCTGCAAACCAGTTTCCTGACCAACATCCCCCGTACCAGAATGGATTGTTATTGTAGAAGGTTGAACAGTTACCACTTCCGTACGCATCTTGATCATTGTCGTATGTTGTTAAGTTAAATCCATTAAGAGCATGGTAAGAGTACATACCTGGTGTTCCTGTCGATGTCTCATCACTTACAGCTGCTGCACCACTAAATGCATATGTCGAAGTAAAGTTATTAAATCTCCATCTATACCTTTTTGTATGTAATCCAGTTGATCCTAATGCCGCACCTGTTGTTGTTGATACAAAATTTACTACTGTTACATAGCTTGAATTTGCTCTTTTTCCTAATAATTCCCAATACTTAGTTCCTATCCAAATATTATAATTTGATAATCCTGATAGAGGTGAATACGGGTCTACTACCGGTCCTGCTGTATTTGTAGAACCTCCAGTTCTATAGTTACTTGTATTTACAGCATTTGAGTATGTTAAATTTGACATACCTCCTGTATTAATTCTATTGGCTAAAACACATATCCAACCACCGCCATCATACTCCTGGTCTACATATACAGTAACGTATTCCCCTCCAAGTTTTATTGAATAAAAACCTGAAGGACCTCTTACGTCTGAAACTTTATTATGTCTTGGTCCATGAATCTCAGCCATTACTTATCGAATTCTGTTACCAATTTATCTATATCTTTTCTTTCAGCAAATACTGTATAGAAACAGTTTATTTTATTTTCTGATCCTATTTTAATTTGATGAGCATTTACTTGTTCAACCCATAAATCTTGTTTCTTACCTATTGAAGTTAAGTTTACAGTAATTGTATACTGGTGTACTAGTCCGTGCCAGTGATCCGGTAATACAATGGTATTCTCATTGGTTAACCTTCCTCTTACGTATACAGAATGTTCTGGTCCCTCTAATACTCCGTATTGAAGTTTTTTACCTTTTTTGGTTGGGTGATCAATGATGAACGATTTTACAGTTGCTGTAAGAGTTCCACCTACGTTAAAGGTTGATCCATTCCAAGTTAAGTTAGAATCTGTAGCAGTTGTATCTGCACCATTATTAAACAGAACTCTGTTAGCACCACCTACTACATTAGTTGCTGTTGTTGCAAATGAAGCTGTTGTATTTAAAATTCCCGTAGTTCCGTTATAGCTAAAAGCAGAATTAAAAGCCGGTGTTAGATATCCTGTGGAAGCTCCTGCCTGCATTAATGGATAAAAAGTACCTGATCCTGCACCATTTGTTTTTACTGCTTCAGCGACTGATGCAGTTGTTGCTGATGTTGCATTTCCTGTTAAAGCTCCTGCAAACGTTGTTGCTGAGAGAGTGTTTGTACTCGCATTGAAACTAAATGCAGTAGAAGTTGTTCTAACTTTAGGGGTTTGATTACTTCCTGCAGCACCTACTGTTACTGGGTATAACAGTGTTGTAGTTGTGTCATTTGTAGCGTTAATTGCTGTAGAAGGACCTGTTGCTCCTGTAACCCCTATTGGTCCTGTTGCTCCAGATACTCCGATTACCCCGGTTGCTCCACTTACTCCAATTACACCTGTAGCACCTGTTACCCCAACTGGTCCGGTTGAACCTGTTAGTCCGGTAGCTCCACTGACCCCAACTACACCTGTTGCTCCTGTTAATCCCGTAGCTCCGCTTACACCTATTACTCCAGTAGCACCTGTTACTCCAATTGGACCTGTAGCTCCACTCACACCTACTACTCCGGTTGCTCCAGTAAGCCCTGTTGCCCCGGATACTCCGATTACTCCGGTTGCTCCTGTTAAACCAGTTGCTCCACTTACACCTACTACACCAGTTGCTCCGGTTAATCCAGTTGCCCCGGATACCCCGACTACTCCTGTAGCGCCTGTTACTCCTATCGGACCTGTAGCTCCTGTCAATCCAGTTGCTCCGCTTACACCGACTACTCCGGTTGCTCCGGTTAAACCTGTTGCTCCGCTAACTCCTATTACCCCTGTTGAACCTGTAAGGCCAGTAGCCCCACTAACACCTACTACTCCCGTAGCACCTGTCAATCCTGTTGCTCCACTTACTCCAATTACTCCGGTTGCTCCAGTCAGACCTGTAGCTCCGGATACTCCGACTACTCCTGTAGAACCTGTTAATCCTGTAGCACCTGTTACTCCTACTGGTCCTGTAGCACCTGTTACTCCTGTAGGTCCTACTGGACCTGTAGCACCGCTAACTCCGGTAGGTCCTACTACCCCTGTTGCACCGGATACTCCGACTACACCAGTTGCTCCGCTAACCCCAGTTGGTCCTGTTAAACCGGTTGCACCTGATACTCCGATTACTCCTGTAGCTCCTGTTTGACCTTTATCCCCTGTTGTTACAAATGATATTATAATATCCTCTAAATTTGTAAAAGGTGAAGTTGCAGATGATGCTTGATTTGTTACCGCTAGTGTCCACCATCCGGTATTATTTGTTAAATCTGAGATTTGAAATAATAAGAATTGACTGGCGTCTAACCTGTTTGCTATTCTGATATATCCTTTGATTAGTGATGTTACACTATCTATTGTATTTAAGAATGTAGAAATATCTGTAGCTTGATCATTTAATGAATCAATATATATTGCTGTTGCTGCATTTTCAGTAGCACTATTTAATCTTACTTTTCCTTGGCCTGGATCGGATGCAGTTGTTGTTGTATCGTAGGTATAGTCAAAAGTAGCTCCTCCAAAAGATCCGTCTGCTCCTGTAGGTCCTATTGGTCCAGTTGCTCCTGTTACTCCTGTCGGCCCTATAGGACCTGTTGCACCTGATACTCCTATTATACCTGTAGCACCGCTTACACCAATTACTCCTGTTGCACCACTTACTCCTGTTGGACCTACTACTCCAGTTGATCCTGTTACTCCTATTGGTCCTGTTGAACCAGTTAAACCTGTTGGACCTGTCAAGCCAGTTGCTCCTTGAATTCCAGTTGGTCCAGTTAATCCTGTTGCACCTGTTACTCCTATAGGACCTGTTGCTCCTTGAATACCGGTTGGTCCGGTAAGTCCAGTTGCTCCGCTTACCCCTACTACTCCAGTTGGTCCTACAACTCCGGTAGCTCCTGTTACTCCAGTTAAACCTGTTGGTCCTGTAAGTCCTGTTGCTCCGGTTATACCTGTTGCTCCTGTTGGTCCACCTGCTAATAAGTCTGTTCCTACACCTGGTGCTGCTGCTGTAAGATCTATGAAAGCTCCTCTTGCTGCTCCTCCCTGTTCAAAGAATCTTAATCTATTTTGCCATACGTCGACAGTAATTCCACTACCTGTAAGTGATGTATTAGTTGCTGGTTTTCCTAAAAGAATTTCTCCTCCTTCGTCTCCTGCTTGATACAGTACACTTAGTTTTTGACCATCAAATTGAAGTAATGATTCGCCGTTTATTGTTCCATCTCCATTAGCAGTTAATACATAATTATCTGTATTATTTGTGATGGCTGGTGTTATGTTTGATGCTGTTAAAGCATTTTGTGCCCATGATGCTGTTCCAAATAAAGAACCTGTAAAAGAGGTTGCTGTTACTGATCCTGATACTGATAAAGAACCTGTTACTGTATGTGCATCTGTTATTAGATTACCTATATCAACACCTGTAGTTCTTACTTGAAATTCTCTAACAGTTCCTGGTGTTACAGTGAAAGATCCTGATATAATTGCACTACCACTTACGTCTAGTGTTGCATTTGGAGTTGTTGTTCCTATTCCTACGCTACCGCCAGAAGCAATCGTCATCCTTACACCACTAAACCCGTGTTCTTTTATTTGTAAGTTAGAATTTACTCCATTAGTAATAGGGTTAAATGCCCAGCCTCTATTCGGGTATGCCGCATTCCGTATACCTAAGAACAAAGACTCCGCACCACTATCAGCAAATACATTAAGCTGACCAGTAGTGGCTTGACCTCCTTGAGCAGCAACCGTGTATTCATTAACTTGCAATTTACCCAAAGGATTTGTTGTTCCAATACCTACGTTACCTGCTGAAGTAATACGTATTTTTTCACTAGCATTGGTAACCATTCGCATTGAGTTATCAACATGTGAATACTCTAACCTACCGACTTGACCGTTTTCAGGATCTCCAAACCTAAGTGCTGGTGTTTGTGTATTTGCCGATATCATCTGTATTGCAGTACCAGCTCCTTGCTCTACAATTAGAGTACCGTTATACACTGCAGAAGTAGCACCTGAATTACTTGCAAATACGTGTAATCTGGCTCCAGGTGTTGTAATACCTATTCCTGTATCTCCACTACTAGAAATAAACATTCTAGTTGAACCACTTGTCTCTAAAGCAAGTGAGTTGTTATCATTTGTTCCTAATAAAGCAAGTGTACCAAAACTATTACCGTTTTGTAAAAAAGCATTTGTAGTACTACCTAGGAATGATGATGTTGATGCAAATGATGAACTTAATGCCTGTAAAGCGTATGAAGCTGTTCCTAGTAAAGAACCTGTTATACCTTGAGATACATTTAAAGATCCTGTTACCTGTGTGATAGAAGCACTTGAATATATTTGAGTATTTTCTAAGTGATCTCCTCCATCAGATCTTGCAACCATCCATTTTGTCAATGTCGGTTCATCTCCTAGTGATCCTGTATTTCTAGGACCTGACATAAACATACCTCCTGTGTATGTAGATCCTGATGAGTTTTGATATACAAAGTGGTTGTGTAGAGAGTCCCAAGCAAATGATGCTGTTGCTGTTGATGAACCTGAGTCATATATTTTAAGTCCTCCGAATCTTTCTGCTGGTTCAAATACGTTTACTGAGATAAATGAGTTATCTACATCTAATTGAGAAGAAGTAACAAAATTAAACGATGAAGTTCCGTATACTACTAAATTTCCATGTAACTCTACATTTTGGTATAGAGGATTTATGTATGAAGCTGTTAAAGCATGTGATGCTGTTGTAGCTGTTGTTGCAGAGTTTGCCTGTGATGCTGTGTTTGCATAAGAAGCACTTACTACGTTCTGAATAGAAGAAGTTGCTACTGCTACTGCTACGCCATTAGTATCTCCTACCCAAGTATACCCTTGTTGTATGTTCGGTACTTCGTTATAGTAGTTTGGTCCGTTAATAACTCCTGATCCATTTGATGCATGAGATTTTTCAACGTTTCCTAGTTTTTGTATTAATACTGAAGAGCCTGTTGGTTTTGTTGATGTATACCCTCCTCCTGGTGCTACGTAAATTGTAGCTCCTGGTGTGAACGCTGAGGTGTTAACTCCTGATATGAATCCGTTTATTAACCCTATTCCTTCTGCTCCTGCTAAAATAGTCTCTCCTGCAATTACTCCTGCAGGCATTAAAGCTGGGTTAGAGGCATTAGCTGGTAATACTCCTGCTATGTTTCCTCCTGTTCCAGATCCAGTTATATAACAAGGTGTTCCTTTTTGTATAGTAGTACCTGTTATGTTTTTTATAGTGATTGTAGTATTTTCTACATTTGAAAATGTTAAATTCCCTGCACCGTCAGTTGTGACAACTTGTCCCGATGTACCGTCTGTATTAGGGTAGGTTATTCCACTTGCAGTAAGTGATGTAGAAACATTAAGAGAGTTTAAAGCAGCATCTGAGCCGCTAATTATGACTTTTTTCCAACTTGGCATATTAAGTATTATTACGATTGGTTACCGGATTGCCGGCCCACTTCCTTCTTCAGGTCTATAATATATAATATAAATATCTTATAGTTCTGCTTTAGCAGCTTTTTCTATCTTTAGAATACCTGCTTGCTTTTTTTTCTCTTCTTCCTCAATCATAGTACGGATTTGAGAAATCTCTTGATCTAGTTTTACTTGAAGAGTAGCTACAAAGATAGCCGAAGCCCCTTTTATTTCGATTACGTTAAGTGATTGTCTTAGGAGGTTTATTTCTTCTAAGGATAAGTTATCTATGCTAAATAAGTTCATATGTTTTTCTTTTTAAGTTATGAGATTTTTTTTAAAGAATCAACTAACAAAAAAGAGCCCTAAGGCTCTTGTTTATTTTTCTAATCTTTCTAATTCTTTTGTTACCTTAACCCATATATTGTAAAACGTCTCAAATTCATGTCCTGTGTAGGTTGCCGATCTCAATTTTAAGAGTAAAAACTTTAACTCTTCTGCTGTAAAACTTTCAGTCTCTTCTTGTTTTAGTTGAGGCCTAATCTTGTCTATTAATCCCATTATAACTTTTTTTATTTAATAACTATTATGAATATATAAAAATATCTCCTGATGTTGCTGTGTATATTGCTCCTGCTGCTACAAATTCTCCTGTTGTTGGTGCTGATACGTGAGCTGCTTCTGTGAATACATATCCTACAAATGCACTATTACCGTTTGTACCGATTGTAATAGCATTTTGTGTATCTGTTAATCCGTTTTGGAATCCCCATCTATCTGTATCTACATCGTATCCAAAAGCAATATTTCCTGCTGCATCTGATCCTCTATCAATAATAATACCTGCATCTCCTGCTGAAGCTGATCCTGATGCTAAGATAATGAATTTATCTTCTACATACAAGTCAGTTGTGTTTACCTGAGTAGTTGTACCATTTACAAATAAATCTCCTGTTACTGTTAAATTATTTCCAATTGTAACATCACTTGGTAAACCAATTGTAAGAGTTTGACCTGACATTGATGTCTCAACCTCTAGAGAGGTACCTGCAATAGTAAACGTTTGAGTTTTTAGGTCAACTGCTCCATTACCTGCTGAGCCAGATACGTTTAGAGTAGAAACTAATCCTGTTAAGTTTGCTCCATCTCCTGAGAATGATCCTGAAAAAGATCCAGAAAGATTTGAAGCACCTCCTGTTAACTGAATTGAAGTAACACCTGTAATTTCAATACCATTATCAAGTAAAGAAGAAGTTTGAAACTTACCTGCATCGTTATCCCATTTTGTAATAGCGTTATCTGTTAAATCTATTGCTCCAGATACTGCTACTGAAACTGGTGCTATATTTGTATAGCTAAATGGTGCAATACCTTCTCCGCTTGCTATAGCGTTTTGTAAAGATGTACCTGTTGCTACAATTCCTGTTAGGTTTGCTCCATTCCCTTGAAAAGATCCAGAGAATGATCCTGAGAATCCTGCTGCTTGTACTTGAGCAGTTCCTAGGTTTAATAAAGTTCCATTGTAGGTAAGTCCGCTGCTTTCTAATGCTCCTCCTGCACCTGCTATTACTAAGTTGTCATCTGTTAAGTTAGAAGCTGTTACACTTAGTAAGTGCGCTGACGAGCCGCTGACAATGACTTTTTTCCAATTTGCCATGTTTTATTGTTTTATTTTATTAATAAATATCTCTAATTATTGAACCCTAAGAAGAAAGCATCACTTGAACTATAAAAGATACCCCCTGTTACTGCTGTCGGTGTTACGCTCTGTGGTGCTAATTGCAAAGTTCCTTCTGTATTCACTTTTATCTTTTCATTTCCTCCAACTGATATTGCAAAATACTGACCTACTTCACTAAGATTAAGTTGAAAAGATCCTGTTATTCCTATATTTCTTGTTGTATTCCAATAGGACCCTGTTTGTCTAAAAATACTTTGATTGATAGATAAATCAATTCCGTTCAGTACAATAGATCCAGATATCTGGAGTGATCCGGTAAATACAGGTGCTCCGTTTAAGTCACCTGTTAACTGTTTCCATCGTATTAATGCCATTTCTTCTAATTAAATTTTCCTACTATCACTATTTCGTCTGCTCCTGAAAGAGTATACTTGATGCTAGCGGTATCGAATACTACCACTATATCCCCACTTTCTTGAGAAACTGTTCTCTGACTATTTGGAATATAGGTACTGTTTATATAAATAGCAAAAGATTCCTGAGTTATTGTGAAGCCAGGTGGAGGTATTGCAAATGCTTTACCTGAAAATACTGCTGTATCCCCACTTACAATACTTGTACCGGTTACTACTTCAGTGTTGTTAAGTGAGATAAATTCTATCTGTGCTGTTGTCATACTATTATCCTGTACTATAGTTACTGGGAGTTGATCATAAAACCTTGTTGAACCTGCTTTAGTTGAGGTTGTAGCTTGTCTCTGTAGGGAGGTGCTACTAGTTGCTGTTTCTATTCCAAAACTTACTGCAGCTTTGGAGAAAAACTTATTTGGATTACCTACATTTGTATTAATTGCATCCGATACAATATACCCTGCTATTTTAATTTGAAAAGAAGTCTTTACTGTTCTGTCTCCTCCTTCAACTAATTCAGTTGTTGTTGAATAGTTATCAATTGCTGCTCTAAACTTAAATCTTTCTGGATCTCCCCAGTATGAATCTGATGCAAAGTTCACTGACTCTACTATCTTATTCATTTGCTCTACGTATTCTGTAAAAATAACACATGAGTAAACCAGGTTTACATAGTCCGGCATAATAACTCCGTAATATTCTTTAACAGGTTCTCTATTATTTAAAGTAGAAAATCTATCGTATACATTTTTTTGTGAATATTTTTTTTGAAATACTCCAAAATGTACAGGATTATTTGCATCCATTTTATTTCCAAGTGATCTATTCTTTTCAATAGAATCTCTTTTAACCATTATAAGAGGTGTTTGAATCTTACCGTTTTTATCTCTGTAAAATCCATCTTTTTGCATTGCTGCCCATCTTTCTGGTGATCCATAAATAACCGGAACGTTTACTTTTATGCTGTTCTGAATTACTGATGGTCTAATTATATTGTTGAAGTAGTAGAATATAGATTCATCTACATCTTTTAATCCTACTTGAAACTGCTTTACATCATCTCCTTTTACAGTTCTTTGATTCTCTCTTTTTTTATTAGCAGGTACAAGAGATTTACCTTGACTTAAGTAAGGTTGAATAGTCTCTTGAGACAATTCGACTTGTGATTTCGGTACAGGTTTTCTTGTTAATGCCATTATAATATTGTATTTGCTTGTGTAGTTGCCGTTGTAATTGAATTAGAGTCTATTGGTGTTGCTTCATATCTTGAAACTATTCCAACTTTATCTGCTCTTGTTAAATGGCATACACATATAATAGAAAGTGTTCCTGCATAGTCTGGTCCGTAGTCAGTTAGGTTATAATTCTCGTCTCTACCTACAAATAGCTGGTTCTCTACAGTGTTATCTACTTCGTAGTAATCTTCTTGCCACTGTATAATATCCCCTACTTCAGGTACAGTATTTACATCTTTTAAATCTTCTCTTAAAAATTTAAAACTTGTAGATCTTCCTCTATCAGGTCCAAAATCATCTACAGACATTCCTGGCTCTCCTCTATCAATAAGACAATTAACTTTTACTGGTGACCAATAAACTTTTTCCTGAGCTTCTCCGTATATGTTTGCTTGAGTTTCTTCCAAAGACATTTTGTAATAGAGAATTTCTTGTTCTATTACATCTGATAATAACTCTCTGTTTATCTTTATAAGTAGATTAAAATCTCTTTGGCTTCCGAATATCATTATTCTATTTTTTCAATTGATTTTAAAGACAAGTCTACCTTTTTAATATTAGGTACTAACTTAAATGTATCTTTTTTTAACTTTTCAAATACAACTGGACCTGGTTTGGCAGTTAATATTTTTACTTTTAGTACAACTATATTTCTATCTTCATCTGAATCAATAGCTGTAACTCTTGTAACACCTGGCATAGCTCTAACGAAATCTGCAACCTCTGAAGCTGTAATTTCATCTTTGTGACCAACCCTGATAAGGCCTTGGTATATTCCAAAAGTTACTTCGTTTATTAGTTTTCTCATTATCCTACGTATATTAACATTGGTACTTTAGATAAAGCATCATTGATATATTGTGTTTGTGTTGCTTGTAAGGAAAGCTGGTTTGTTAGAGATGCTGTTTGCATTGTTGCTTTTAAAGATTCTACCAAAGTAGCTTTCTCTGTTCTTGCATCTGCTAATAAATCTGCTGCATTTAACCTAACTTCTGATCCTGGTACTGGTACTGTTTCGTACTTACCTCTAACGTATGCTAATATCTCTTTACAGGTAGCTGCTGCATACTTGAATATCCACTGACGTCCTATTGCGTTTATTTCAGAGTATACTAAATTTTGTGCATTAGCATTTGACATATTGGTTGTTACACCTGTTGTTGAACTACTTCCTCCTGTTCCTGTTATTGCTCCAGAAGAATTTGCAGAAGCTGCAAATGAAATAGTATCACTTATGTATTGACCTGTTTTTTCACTGAGTATATAATACTGTACTTTTAATTTACCGGCTTTTGCTGGTACTGGAAATAAAGTTAATATATTATTATGAATCTCAAAAGAGTAAGTTGATTTTCTTATTTGATCGTTAAACTCAATTGCTTGTGTTTTTAATACATCATAAGATGCTGGCATCAATAAGAAGTTTACCCCTGGTGAGAATGATCCAAAATCAAATGCATCCATAAGAGACTGAATACCTGTTCCTGTTCCTGCATATGGGTCAAAGTATCTCATAATAGCAGGAGGTGCTTCGTAAAATACTTTTCGTATTTCAATTGCTCCTTGTCCTATTAGAGTTGTAAGGTTATAGTCTTGTTGGTTTGCTACAAGATCAATCATTGCTGTTCTTAGGGTAACTGGTCCTCCTACTCCTGCTTCTGTTCCGTATTGTGCACTTGTTAGAATTACATTCTGTAAACTAGGTCTAAATATAGTTTGATTTACAGCTGAACCTCCAGCACTTCCTCCTAATTGGGAAGATAATGTCTCTGCAGTTATAGCTTCTATTACTTCTTTTCCGTAAGCAGTAACTGCTTCTTCAAAAGCTGCGTAAAGTTGTCTTTCGTGTAATTCTATATCTAGTACCGGCCATCCTAATTTCTCAGCACAATAACGTGCTACCTTAGGTGCATCTTCTTGGAAAGATAAGTCATCATCATAAAAGCCAAAGGGAGTTGATTCCCCTGCTATGAAGTTTGTACTACCATCCCAGATTTGAATATTTGCCATGTTTTAAAAAGTTTAAGTAGTTACTACTAAGTATCCAATAGTAGCTTCTGAGTCAACTGGAGAAGCTTTTACTGATCTTAAATCTCCATATGTAAAGTTATTAAACTGACCGCTTACGTATTCTGAATTAAATATAAAGCTACCGCTTCCTCGAAGTAGGAAGTTGAATTGATGTGTTGAACCAGATAGTTGTAAATTAACAGATCCTGTTGAAAGATTTGAAATTCTAGCATACCTTACACTGCTTGATACAAAAGTACCTGCTCCTGGAAGTGCTGCTAAGTTAATAATCTCAGTCATTGATCCTGAAGGTACTGACATTACTCTGCTATCTGCATAGTTAACACCTGTTATAGATGTTTCAAAGTTTGTACCTCTTTCAACTCCGTTTAATTTAAGTCTTTCTCGTATAAAGTATGTAAATTTTGCCATTACCAAATAGTTTATTTATAAATAGCGACTTACTTTAATCCCTAAAATCTTGATATACCTTTAGTATAGGTGCTACAATCTCATGTCTGTGATTAGCTTTTAAAGCAAATACTCTAAAACCTTTTACTTGCTCTTCAATTCTTGTAAGAAAAGAAAATCCTGTTTCTTTCTTTACTTTTAAATCTATTTGAGCTAAATCCCCGCAGATTACCATTTTAGAATTTTTACCAAGTCTCCCCAATACTGTTTCCATTTGATCTTGAGTAACGTTTTGTGCCTCATCTACAATTACAAAAGAGTTAACAAATGTTCTACCTCTCATAAATGCAAATGGTACAATTTCAATATTTCCGTATTCCAATTCTTTATCTACTTTATCTTTTCCGTATAGCATATAAAGGTTGTGGTATATTGGTGCTAACCACGGATCCATCTTTTCTTTAAGATCGCCTGGTAAAAAGCCTAATTCTTCCTTAGCCACTGTAGGTCTTGTGATAACAATCTTCTCTACCTCTTTACAGAATAACATATCTAGAGCTGCTTGTACTGCTACTAAAGTCTTTCCTGAACCTGCCATTCCTTTTAGAACGACTACTGGATTTTCTACGATAAGTGCTTTTGCTAATTTTTGTTCGTCATTAAGTTGGAGTTGAAACTTAATTGGGTTTTTTGGTTTTCTCTTTGGAGTAAAAACCTCATCGGTGTGATGGTTAGAAGCCATAAATATAAACTGTATTTGTTTACAATAAATATACGAAAAAAGCCTAGTAAAAACTAGGCTCTCTGTTGTTTATTTCTTTTCTCCTAATCCGCAGACTGTATCTGCAATTGGATTTGGAATTACTGTGTTAAAGTAATTAAACTTATCTTCTATAAATTTATCTATTAATTCAATAGACAATCCTTCTTGTTTTTCAATATCGTAACTAATATATGTTTGATTATTTAGTGTAAATATTTCTTTGACCATCATTCTAGTTCCTTCTACATTAAATATGTCTCCTAGATTGATTGTACGGTTTTCTAAAGTGTATGATGCTTGTCTTCCCATATTACTATATTACTACTCCTGTACAAGGATTTATTGTTAAAAAGTTATTTTCTGGACATCCGCTGTAGACCTCTGTTCCGTCTAGTTTTAATGTAACCCATGTTACATTAGAGTGACATCCTCCTAATCCCCATCCATAGTCTACATCAATAGGGGTAGCACATATTAGAGATAGAGATATGTTACTGTCTTCTGATGTTGTTGCTATTTCTTGAACTTGCTCTGGTGTTAGTGTTAGTACGTTATATCGATTAGGTCCAGATGTTTCTCCTGGCGGGTAGTTAAATTGATCTGTTACTCCACCTGTATTACTTAAATAGACTGTACCTACTGTTGTTGTATTTGCTCTTAAGTAAAAAGTTGCTGCATCACAGCTGTGCCCTCCCGGGCATTCTCCCAATTCATCATTATACTGTACTATAAACTCCAAAGAACTTAAGCAATTAGATATTGCTGAAGGTATAGGACCTTTATTTTGATGAATAGTCCATTCGTTAAGTGATACCAGGTATTCATGGTAATGCTGCATTTGCCTGTTTTCGTCTAAGTTTCTTATTGAATCTAAAGACCTAAATTGCTGCCAGGTTAATTCTCCTACAATCATATTATCTATTTTATATAAATATACGAAATTATCTTATAAAAAAAAAGAGAGCTTTTAGCTCTCTTTAATTTATTATTCTGTAGTAAATTATACAGTAGCGATATCGCTAACGAAGATTTTACCGTAGAATTCTGGTCTGATCATTTTCTTAGCGTAACGAGTCATGATACCTTTTACTGGTGTAAAGGTTTCTGGATTGTACACTAATGGAGTCATGATTAATGGAATATATGGAGCATAAACTGCACCAGTTTCCAAGAATTGAGATCCTCTGTAACCTAATAAGATTACGTTTTCAGTCATGTAAGGGTTTTTGTAAACTCTGAAACGAGAATTCAAGTTACCTACTTTCTGAACTCCCATTGCAAAGTCCATTTTGTCACCGTTTGTATCTGCTGCATATCCTGGAATTGATTCTAAGATTGTAGCTACAGTTGGAGAACATACTAAGAAGTTAGCTCCACCTCTTAAAGTTTTTTGGTGAATTTTGTTAGATACTTTTTGTACTTTAGTACCTAAAGTTCCGAACCATTGACCTTGAGTGTTGTAGAAACTAGTTCCTGCATTGAATGTACCTGTTTCCCAAGCATTAGTTGATGGGTTCCAGTTTTTGTTGTTAACTGCTGACCATCTTTCAGTTGTAGCTGCATCTTGGATTAACATATCCATTAACTCTAAGTCAATCTCCATAGAGATGTACTCTGATAATAATGAAGTTAATTCTGCTTCAGCATCAATTGAATGGTAAGAGTTAAGATCTTGTGCGAACTCTGGAGTCCATTGTGCTTTTAATTTTCTTGTTTTAGCAACGATAGCTTCAGAAGCTAATGATACGTTGATTTCAGGAATTTTAATAGTTCCGTTGTTGTTTCCTGCTGGGTTAGTTCCTCCGTCTTCGAAGTCACCTCTTGATCTGTCAGTTGGTTGCATTTGGTATTTTACAGTAGCTGTGAAAGATCCTGTAGTGATTCCTGATGCTAATCCTACGAATTTCACATATTCTCCTGCTGCAGAAGAAGATAAGAAAGTAAGTTCTGGGTTAGAAGTTACATCTACTGAAGCAGAGTAAAGTCTGAATGCTCTAACACCTTTAGGATCGAATCCTGCGATACTTCCTGTTCCGAATGCTAATGTAAAATAGTTTGAAGGATTTATTCCATCTTGGTATGCGATAGAAGAAGATACTGCTGATCCAGTAGTACTGTAAACTCCTGCAGAAGATGCAGAGTTGATTGAGTAACCAAATTGACCTGCTCCGTATAAACCTCCTGATGGATCAACATCTACTCCAATTTTAGAGTTAGCTGTAGAAACGTTACCGTAAAGGTTATCCCCGTCTGTTCTACCTACTGCGTTTGTACCGTATTTAAAGTCTAAGTAAAATACAAGTCCTGAAGGTAAGTTCATTGGTTGTACAGAAACGAAATCTTTAGCTGCGATTTGAGCGAATACTTTACGTACTAATGGTAAAGCTACTCCAGCCCATTGCTCAGCACCACCTGTAGAAGTACCCATTGCACCTGTACCTGTAGTATTTTCTGATACGATTTGTTTTGCTTGATTCTCAAGAATCATAGCCATGTTGTTTCTTTCGATTTCGTTAGAAATTCCTTCTAACAAACCTGATTTGGCCCATTTACCAGACAAACGAGCTGCATCAGCTTGTAAAGTCTTATAGTTGTTCGCCCCTTCGAATAATTGATTTAATTCCATTGTGGTTTTTTGTGTTTTTTATTTTTTTATTTAATAATTCCTGCTAACTTCTGCCATCTTGATACTTGCTCAGATACTTCTGATAAGATTTCTTTTGGTGCAGTTGTGTTTGCGTTACCTGTTGCTTTAGAAGCAAAAGATCTGTGCTCTTTTAATGCGGCTGGTTTAGTAACTACATTTTTAGAAACTGTTTCGAAAACTAATTTTACTTCCTTAACTGTTTCGGCTTTGTCAAATGCTGCGATAACATTTACTTTTTGACCTTCAGATAAGTTAGTTGATTTGAATACTTTATTTACATAAAGTAATTTTGCATTTAGAAGATTAACTTCTTGAAGTTGGTTTCTTAAGATTTTAACTGTCTTTAAAGCTTCGTTTAATTCTTCAGACTCTTCAGATACGTTTCTTGCTCCTGCTGCTGCACTACCAACATCGGATAATTTATCTCCGATTTGTTTTCCTTTTTCACCAAAAACTCCGTTTTTAGCCATTTCGTGTACTTTAGCCATGATAGCAGATAATCCTGTAAGACCTGCTGCTCCTAAAGCTCCAACTACTAATTGTGCAGTTTGGTTAGTTAAGAATGGGAAAGCATCAATAAGTTGATAGATAATATCGATATTTTCATCTATATTTTCTTCTTCATTTACTGCTTCAACACCTTCTCTGTTTTGGGTAACTTTGGCTGCTGCACCACCTGCTGCTTGTAATTTTTCAGCAAAAGCTTTACCTGTTGTTCCAAATTTACCTGCTAGGGCCATATCCATTACTTTAGCAGCAATTGCAGAAAATCCTGCTAGACCTGCTGCACCAAGTGCTCCTATAACTAATGATGCGGTTTGCATAGTTAAGAATGGAAACATTTCAACAAGCTGTGCTGCTCCTTCGATATACTCCGGTCCCATTTCGTTTATGTTCTCTTCTTTAACCTCTTCCTTGTCCATTTCGTCCAATTCTGCTAATAATTCGTTAATATCGATCTCTTCTGAATCACCATCCATACTTACCATATCTTCTTCTCCTGCTGGAGCTTCTTCGCCTGGTAATTCTTCTTCTGATTCGTCATGACCTACTTCTTGTGCAACGATATCTCTAATTAGATCTTTCAAGTCTTCAACAGACATATCTTCGATTTCTAATTCTTCTTCTTCGTTACCTTCTTCTTCTTCACCAGCTTCTTCTTCAGCTCCTTCTTCTCCTTCTCCTGCTTCTACCTCTTCTTCTTCAGCTTCATAGATGTTTTCTTCAACTACCTCATCTTCTTTATCTTCCATTTCTTGCAACTTTTGAGCAAGCATTTCTTTTAAGTGTGGAGTTAATGTTTCTTCTAAAGCTTCTTTAGCGTTGGCAATTGCAGCTTCACGAATAGTTTTCGCTTCAGCAATAGCTTGCTTTAATAAATCTTTGTTTGACATTTTAATTTGTGTTTGTTTGTCGTACGCTTATTAAGTAGTAGCGTAATAATGTTTTACTTTGTAGTAGATATCACATAAGGATCGTGATATATTCTTAAATAAATATACATATATTTTTAAAACATAAAAAACCCACCTTTATGGGGTGGGCTGTGTTTTTATTTTAAAAGACTTACTATGTAGTCTAATATGTCTTGCTTTGCTTGAGGAATATCTTCTGGCTCTGTCATAGGTCCGTTTTTCCATTCTTCCCAAGCTAATTGTATTGCTTCTATTGCTTCATCAAAACGAGGTCCCATCACTTCTACGTATCCTCCTCCTTCTTGCACTGTATTTTCTTTTAGTAATTTTGTCAAGTGTTTAGCTTGCCAATTGTGTATGTCGAAATTATTTTCCATTATGCTCTTAATATATTGTTAATAATAGAATCTAATCTATCGTATTTTCCTACTGATTGTTTTCCTTCGTTTAGTGAAATTGGATTCATAAAAGCTCCTTGTGTTGATGGATTAGAAACGAAATCCCAACATACTAATTCAAAATCATCCTGTACCATTAAAGTTCCTTCATTGGTTTGTGATACTGATCCTGTTCCTCTTGAAGAGATTCCAATTGTATGTCCTCCTCTTAATATTTCTTTTACGATATTTCCTGAGGGTGTATTTAGTAATTCAACTTTACCCATCAAGTCATCTCCATCCCACCATAAGTCTTTTACAACGTGTGATGCGTTTTTTAAAGAGACAATTGCTGATTCTGGATGATCTAATTCTCCGTATGCATTTCCTATCTTAACAAAATTCTCTACATAATTTTTTACTTCTTCTTCAAGAATTTCTCTTTTGTAGATTCTTCCGTTTTGATTCTTAGCTCCTGCTCTCTGCATAATGCCTGTTACTTCGAATACTCCGGGTTTAGCCTTTGATTCGGTAAGCATTCCTTTGAAAGGAGTTACATTTACTAATAAATTGTTCATCTTTCTTATTTTAATAATTCAGATAACGATTTTTTTCCTTTGTAAAGATCTTCATCCATTCCTTCACTATCAGCTTGTGCTTTATCTTGATTAGATAAACTCTGTAAAGCTCCTGCTTTAGCTCTATCAATTAGAGATAATAAATGTTTAAATTTAATATCTTTAGAAGTAGATGCTTGAGTTTGTGCTTGCTTGTGTAATTTTTCAAATTTAGAAGGCTCTGTTTCGTACATGGTCATTAATTTACGAACCATATCTTTGTCAGCTTCAGTATCTGTTGATTCAAATTGAAAATCTGGGTCATCAATGAAAGGATCTGAGAAGTTTTCGTCATCGTAGTCGATTTCGTCTTGGTCTTCGTATCCTCTTGGATGTGGAATGTCATCTGCTTCATCTTCTCCGTACATTTCGTATACTTCGTCTTCTTTATAGCTTTCAACATCCATTACCTCTTCAGATAATACTTTTTTAATTAGTTTTTTAAAGCCTTCTTTTAATTCAGCTTTTTTCATACCGTTAAAAACATCTACAGTGTTTTTTGCTGTTACAGGTACCATTTTATCATGAAGATCCACTTTTGGATTAACTCCTGCTAACTGGTTTGTATAGAATATAGAATCTTTTGCTAAGTTTTTAGATACTTTTACTAATGCTTTTGAATATTCTTCTGCTGTTGGTGTTCCAAGAACCCCTGCTACCTCTAACTCAACTCTGATTCCTCTAAGAATCTGTTCGTATGGATACTTATCCATTTCGTTAGTTGGTTTGAATCTGTAATCTGTTAGATTGTTTTTAGTAAGTCTAGCTTCTTCTACTCTAGCTTCCTGAATCATTCCTCTGTTCTTTAAAATCTGAACAGCATCATCGTATCCATTGAAACGAGTTATTAAGTTTGGAAGTTGCATTCTAGCTTCAGCTAAGAAATGTTCTTTAGAGAATTTTCCCTCTTGAATTCCGTTATATTTTTCTTGTAAAGTTCTCATATTATTTATTTTCGTCTAAGTAATCAAACATTTTTGTGTGTGAAGGACGTTTAGGTCTTTCAACTGTTTTATAACCTAATTTTTCAGCTGTTTTAGTAGCTGTATTTTTACCTTGTCCTTTTTTAGAAAAAGCAAATGGAGTTGATGGTACTGCCATACCTGCTGTTGTTGACATTTCTGCCAATACTTCCTGTATTGCTTTTAGTACTTCTGATCTTTTCATAGATTTCTTAATTCATTTACTAATTCATAGTACTGCATTAATGAAACTAAATGATTATCATCTACTTTTTGTGTATTTTTTATAGGAATAATTACTTTTTGAATCTCTTCTAATTTAATTTTTACTACTTTATCAGTAATATTCTTTTTTAATTTAGAAATCTCTACTTGTAATTTAGTCATTTCTTCATTTACTACGTTTCTTAGTCTTGTAGAAGAGTTAACTGATACTATAAATTCCTTCAAGATGTTTTTCTGTTCTGGAAGTAAATCTTTATATTGGTGATTAAATTTCTCTAGTAATATTTTATATGTTAAAAGTCTTAAATCTTTATCATATTTAGAATACTCTTCAATTAAAGCATTTTTTACTTGACCGGCTGCTGTTTTACTTTGAGTTAAGTGCTCAAGTATTGTAGTTTTATTGTCAACAAATACATCTAGGTCTACAAGTTCTGCTGCATTTTGTGCTTCCATTAAACAATATAAAGCTGCTAGAGGCTTATATGCTTCTACCTTAATAGAAAAGAACTCCTCTAAATCGTAATGACTCTTAAGTTCTTTTATAAGCTCATATTTTTGCTTACTAAGAGATTTTGCATCTAGTTTTCTAGAAATCTCTACAATGGTGCTTAGTATTGATTCTGCTTTTTTAGGGCCAATGCCTTTATTTTTTAGTACAAAATCGTATAATTTAAACTCTCTTACTAGTGTTGTGTTTCCTGTATAAAATTTTCTTAGTACTGTCAATGCCGGGGAATCTCTTTTAGATAAGGTATCCGCTGCTATTTGCTTTACTAATAGTTCAAATATTAAGCCTGTGTTTTTATACTTACTGTGTTTAATACGCATCTTAGGTATGTCTTTGTTATAAATAGTGCTTAATTATCTAAATCTTTAATATTCTCTTCATTTAAGAGATCCGATTCTTTCTCTGCTTCTTCTTCAAAGATATTTTGCTTTTTAGGAATAAATATATTCTTGTTTCTAAGAAAAACTGACATTGTATTGTTTATGTTTTCTTTTACATTTTCATTATCACTTGGAAAGCCGCCTTTCATTCCTTGAACTCCTAGTCTATCTCTTCCTCCTACAGGGTCTGCATTTGTGCCTAGTATAGACATTTTCTCTCTAGGTCTTCCAGGTTTAGTTTCGTCATACCCTGCTGGTAATTCTCCTTGTTCTCTTCCGTATATTGAAGCTAAATCGTGAGGTGTTCCAAAAGACTGTCCTGTAGCTACTGGATCATTTCCTTCGTTTTCAATTTGAGATATTCTAAACTCTCTTTTAGCATCCTCTCTAATAAGTTCTCTCATTTCGTTATACTTATCTTCTGAGATATCAAATAACATATCGTAGATATAGTCTGAAGAGAATAGTTTGGTTGCTTGCATTTGAGTTGCTAAGTCAACTTTCTCTTTCCAAAGAGCTACTTTTTCTTGTTCATAAATGATAGAAGGAGTAGTTAATTTAATTTCAAAGTTTACTAAAGACTCTTTGTCGAATCCTTGCGAGTATAAATGTACTAAACCAATTTTAGTTAATTCACTTTCTACAATTCTTTGAATTCTTTCTACTGTTCTAGCAAAACGAATATCTTCTGCTGCAAGAGTTGCTTTACCTGTAAGGTCTTTTTCAAATCCAAAATATGCTTTTGGCACTTTTAGTGCTGCAAACATCTTATCTCTTAAGTATTCGATATCGTTTGTACCATCATACTCCAATCCTTTAGTAGTCTCAATTCTTGTAGATGTATCTCCTCCTCTAACCGGTAAGTAGAAATCCTCCATCATGTTTTGCATGTTGAATTTCAAGTTATATTGACCTGTTTGTGGATCTACATATGGAGTTTTCTTAATATTGTTAATTGTTTTTTGCATGAACTGCTCAACTTCGTTTGGTGGAATAGATCCTACGTTAATGTAGAACATTCTCTTCTCAGGAGCTCTCATGATTCTGTGAATCAACATTGCATCCTCCATTAAAGTCAATTGCTTGTAAATTTTTCTAGCTGGTTCAATATAAGCTCTACCATAAGGAAGGTAGTTTGTATCTGATAGTAATCTGAAATGGGCTACTTCGTAATTATCTAAAGCGATAACTGACTTACTATTATTTGGAATATAGTTTGGATCTGATGAAGAAGCTAATCCGTCTGGATCGATTGAGAATGTTACTTTAGTTGGATCTTCTTTATCCATCCCTTCATGTCTTACCATATGGTAAACTGTATAAGGAAGAACATTATAAACACCAAATTTTTCTGATATTTCTAATTTTAAAAAGAAGTCCCCGTACTTACACATATTTCTAACCCATGACCATAGGTTAAATTCGATGTTCAATACATCGTAATATAAATTATAAAGGACTCTTTGTATGTTTTCGTCTGTAGATTTAATAGAAAGAACCTCTCCCATTGCACTCTTTAGTGTAGACTCATCTGCTAGTATATCTAGAGTGGAAGCAATAAGTGGATCTGAATCCATTGCTTCATAGTCTGAGTAAAGTTGTATCCTTAATGTCTGGTAATTAAGGTTTGGGTTAAATATATTTTTATTATTGTAAATATATAGACGAGAGAATCTATCCAATAGTGAATTGGTTTGATATTTCCCTGTTGATTGTATGTGATTAATATCAGCAATCTTCAACTCATCCCCTCCTACGTTTCTAACTAATATATCAGTCGAGAATAATCTCTGGAGAGAGTTAAATAAATTTCTTTCTGCCATTTTAAAATGTTTTATTTATAAATAGTAACTTATCTTATTAGCCAGGTTAAGTCCTCTTGACCATATGGCGTTTCCATAAGATAAGGATTATTCTGCATAGGAGCAACGTTATATACGCCAGGATCTCTTTGATTCAATCCAACAAAAGCATTCATTGTAGCTCTTGAAAGATCCATTCCTTGTTGTCTCATACGAATAGCTGTATCTCTAACATATAAAGCTGTTGCAAAAGCCATAATTAAATCGTCGTTATACCCCGATTGTGCCTGTGCTTTACCATTTCTCCATATGAATACTCTCATTTCGGCTAATAACCTCTTAGATTGCACTATAACCGATCTTTCCCGTATGTATTCAGTCATTTTAGCTATTACCAGAGGTCTTGTTTTAAGAGACATTGTGAATCCAGGTACTAATTTATCTCTTTCGTACTTAGCCATATACGATTCAACTGTCTCATTATCTGATCTTGATGAATAGTATAGGTTTTTATACTCTCTGGATAGTACTTGTTCAATGGTTGACCATCCAATATTGGCATTCTCTATTACTAGAAGTGCATCACAGTACTCTGTTGCTATTCCTACCAATACGTTTCCGTATTCTTTAGGTGATATCTTACCTTTATATTCTGCCACTTGTGTACAGCTTTCGATATCAAAGACATGGAAGCCAGAGTAGTCAGTAGAGTCCCCTCTAGCGACATCGGCAACAACCATATAAGACTTTTGATAGTCAGGTGATTCCCATATCCAAAGATTTCCATCTACGCCTCTCTTTTCCATCGGCTCTTTTACATATGTCTCTTCGTAAAAAGCCATATTTTCAACCTCAATTACTGAATCTCCAGATGATAGGAAGTCACAGTCACACTCTTGAGCGGCATGTTTCTCTCCTAATTGTCTTGATTGTTCATCTCTCCAGTCTTGTGCTCTTTCAGGATGCACATCCCATTTTAATTTAACTGGTACAAACCCATTCTCTCCTGCTTCAGCTTTTTCCCATGTTTTATGGAACCAGTTTCCTACACCATTTGGAGTAGAAAGAGCCATACATTGACCCCCTGTAGCAAGTGTTTGTTGTGCTGCAGTAAATGTTTCTTCAATATTATCAATGAAAGCAGCCTCATCTATTAGCAGTAACGATACCGCTTCTGAACGAGCAGCATCTGCATTAGATGATTTAGCTGTGATTTTAGAACCGTTTTTAAGTCTAAGAGATAATTTATTCTTCTCTGTAAAGGGCAACTGTAACCATTTTGGTAGATTCTCATACATGAAAATCGTCTTAGTTACAAGGTTTCTAGCTGTTGCTTGAGTAATTGCTAATGCCAGTACGTTCTTATCTTTATGAAAGATCATTAACCATAAAGCGTAGGCCGAGGCTAATGTAGAGATTCCTAACTGTCTTGATTTTAGAGTTATCAACATCTTTTCATCTCTGAATAAATGTAATACTCCTTCCTGGAATGGGTAGAGGTTAAATAAGATTCTACCTCTTGTTGGATGCTGTATGTAGCAATACTTCTTCATGAAGTAAGCCGGATCTTTTGCACACTTTATGTACTCCTGTGCTACTATTTGTTTTATATCTGCTTGTGACATATTATATACTTATATATTATAAATATGTGTATATAAAAAAACCCACCTTTAAGGAGTGGGCTTGTTTACTATTGAGTAATCTTATTTTCTGTTTTCTGCTAAGAATTTTCTTAAGTTGAATCCTTCTTGTAAAGCTTCTACTGCTTTTTCTTTAGCTGGAGTTTCTTTCTTTTCTTTACCTGAGAATTTTTTATCAAATTCTTTTCTTAATTTCTCTTCTGCTTTTCTTAATGTTGCAATATCTTTACGCATTTGCTTAACAGCTTTTTGATCGATATGCTCAGCATGCTCTCCTTCTTCTAAAGACCCTACTTTAGCCTCTAAAGCCTCGTAAACTCTTTTCATCTCATCCATTTTGTATTTGTGAGCTGCTTCGTTAGTACCGTGTTCAATCTCTTTCATCAATTCTTCAATTGATTCATATTTTGGAAGAGGTTTTGCTTCTTCTATATTAGCTTCTCCTTCTGGTATGTTAAGTTCTGGTGCTGGGTTTGGTAGTTGATTTGGATCGTCTTGACGTCCCATTGTATAATCTACATTTTCTTCTCCTAAAGCATTTTGAACCATTTCTACTAAACGTCTTTCTTTAGCAGTTAATTTACTTTCTGCTAAAGCTTCGTCAACTTTTTCAGTATAAGCCATATCCTCGCTAGATGCTTCTTCCATACCATCTTCTTTCTTTGCTTCTAAGTATAGCTGATCATCGTGAATCATTTGGCTTACTAAATCGTAATTTTCTTCTTGAAACTGTACTAATTCTTCGTCTGTTAATGGAGTACCGTCTTCGTATTCTGCTGCTGCAATATATGCATCTACAAAGTCTGGGTAATCTTCTGTATCTATTCCATCGATTTCTACCGATCCAACGTTTACCGGTTTACCGTTAAACTCTATTCCTTCTGAAAGAAGCTGTGCATTTTTAGTAAGTTTATTCTCTGTTAAGAATGTTCTTAAGTTGAAATTATCTGCCATTGTGTTTTATTTTTGTTTATAAATAGTTTGTTTTTAACTAAAAAAGTTCAGAGTATATTGTATTAAGAGCCTTAAACACTTTATCTGATACTTTTTGTTGTACTTCTTCTGATGAATATTTTAAATTTACTTCTAAGTCAATAGCTGTATTAGTACCTCTTGAACTACTATACACAAATTCTGGTGTAATATTGAGGTGTTTTCCTGAGGTATCTGCACTAATTATTGCTTTACCTGCTGCATCCACTACTCCCCAAGCTTTTTCTGTTACTGATATTTTACTTTGTAGGAAAGTATTTAACGCTTTATTAAGATCATACTTTACCACATGGATAACAATTCCTGTAAGAAGTTTCTGTTTATATATCTTTTCTATCCACACAAAAACCTCTTTATTTAACTCTCCTGCTATTTTTTTAGCAATAGAGGATAATCGTTTATTAATATTATTATATGTTTCGTCAGGAATCTTACCCTGTAGTTCACTTATAGAAAGATTTTTTAGTGTAGGGTCTTGCTTGTATAATGCATTTAAAGTACTTACTACTTCTTTAGAATCAGAAGGACTTATATTTACTTCATCCGAACCTAATCCTATAGGTTTTCCTTTTGCAGTTGTTTTCAGTGAAATATGATGCCCGTTTATTATTATATCTGCAAGTCCTTGAGCTCCTCCAACGTGTTGAGCTTGTACATTGTCTACGGTATTAAGTAACTTTGTTAATAATACTTCTGAGATTGTTCCTAAAGAATTTGGATCAAAATAATTAAAGATAGATAAGTACTTTGAGTAAGGTACTTTTATATTTTCAAAAGCACTTCTTAATACTGCTAGATCTTCTTGAGTTACTCCATCCTCTTTCTTTTTTTCTGGTTTTTCCTCTTCCAAGACTACCCCATATTCTGAATAAATCTCTTTCAATATTTTTATATCGCTAGGATTATTCATATCCGGGTATCCTTTTTTACAACGGAAAGCCCATTCTGCAACTATTTTATCTATTACGCTCATTAAAGTGCTTCTGGTGTTTCTGGTTCTGCTCCTGCTTCTTCTTCCCCTGCTGGTGCTTCTTCTGCTCCAAATTCAGCTGCTGGCTCTCCTCCAGCTTCTCCACCTGGAAAATCTCCTCCTCCTCCACCTGCTGGTGCTGCTGGATCTGCTCCGAATTCTTCTCCACCTGGTTCTTCACCTTGTGTGATTGGTCCGTTCTTAAGTATATCGTTTATCTTATCTAAAGCTTGTTGATAGTCTTGTAAAGTATCTAAGTAGTATTTTTTACCTTCTATTTGTGCTTCAAATCCTTTACCCATCCATTTTAAGTTAAATGATTGACCGTTTTTAAGATCAACTGCAAATGTGGAAGGTTTTGGTGCTACCCATCTTATATCTGTTACAAATTCTGGATATTCTTTTGTAAATAGAGATGTTATTGCTTTCTTTACTGTAGGAAATTTTCCTAGTATTTCATCTGTAGATGTCTCTAATACTGCTCCTTCTTCTTCTTTAAGAACTTCGATATATGCTTCAAGCATTAATTCTCTCAGTTCTTCTTTAGTTATCTTTTTAGAGATAGTATTTCTTCTGTTTTTTAAGTATTTATCAGTCTTATCGACTTTTCCATCATTATTAATATCGTCATCCTCTTTTCCAACTGCATCTAATGCTTCATTTTTAAAAGGTCTTGGACAAGGTGTACCCTTAACATGGGTATGTCCACATCTTCCGCAATATGTAGCTTTCTTTTCATTTAAAGCTATTGCAAGTGCTACAGGTTGATGACCCTCTTCATCTTCTTCTGATTCTAGGTATCCTGCTGCTGAGTCTAAATAATCTTCTGCTTTTGTTAGCTTGGCTTGAACCCATGCATCTAATTGCTCGTTATCTCCTATTATATTCATCAACTTACTTGCATTGGATTGAATAGATTTTAACTGTGCTTTTGCCATTGTAGATTCGTCGTCTGATTGTTTCCAATCATCTTCGTTTAATTCTTTTGCAAATTGAGAAGGATCTGTCGGCTCTTGCATTGCTGCCATATTATCATATTCAGCATCTGTAGGTTCTCCCACATACTTTTTCATTGCATCACCTAGTTTATCTTCTAACTCAGGAGTAGGTAGAGAAACAGTATTACCTTGTGTTATCACGAAGTCTACTAGCTCTAATGGTTCGTTTCCTAAGTCTAATATGATAGCAGTACCTTGTGGGTTTAGGTCAAATTTAAAAGTATCTACTCCTTTTTCATTTCCATATTCAACGTGGATATTAAATCTATCAACTCCTATTCCTGTAAGTCTTAGTTTTGAGATTTCATCTCCTTGAGCTCTAAGAACTTTTACAAGAGATTTAGCTACTGCTTTTCCTACAGCTGCTGATTCTTGAGCAGTATATTTTCGTACTTCTTCTTTTATTCTCTTACCATCTGCAGTATCAATTTTTGCAATATCCTGATTATCTTTCAAACCTGTAAGTTCATCGTCTTTTTTATATTCGATCGTCTTCTTTTCTCCTCTAGCTGTTTGGATAAATGCTGTCTTTTCTCCTGCTTCTACTATTCTTACTAATTTCTTCATATTATAATATCTAAAGATAGTTATTTTTAATCATATATACAAATAAATAGTAAATTATTTTACTGACAATGGTAATTTAAGTATCTCTGCAATGCTTTTGCATAATGAGTACCCTTGTCTTCTAATTTACTTCTTTCTGCTCTTACTTTTGAACAGGTAAGTTTACCTAACCTTTTTTTTAAAATACCCGGTTCTACTGGGTCATGTTTACCTTCTTCTATGTTGGATAATTTATCGTAATATTTAGGATCTTCATATACATGGTCAAAAGCTATTTCCATAGCAATATCTAAATCTGTTGTATGTTCTGATTCTGTCTTTACTCCTTTTACTATCTGCTTTATGATTTGATCTAAAGGAAGATTATGCATTGTAGCTAAATCTCCAATAGTAGCAAACTGTGCTAGTCCTCCCGGTATTTCACTAGGAGCAGGTGTTGAAGCATCTAATACCTCTTTAATTATCTTTTTTAGTTGACTTTTTTTCATTTTCTAAAGTGTAGTAGTAAATATTTTCATTACCTTTTTCCATTGTCCATTTATCGGAAACTGATTCGCAAAACCACTCTTTATTATCAATCATCCAATCCGGTTTTTCAGGAAATGGTTGAGTTACAAAAGACATATCTCTCCACATTAATCTATTATTAGGCTGAAGAGTAAAATTTCCGTTATCTAATTTAATTAGATGTGCTGCCTTGTATTGTGTTGGTTCGTTAGAATATGGATTATTAAACCAATCAAAGGTCATAATATAATTTCCCCACTCTTTACTACCGTCTTTAAATATTGCCTTTACTCTTGATTGGAGTAAGTAATCGTATGCTGTACATGATACTTCATGTCCAAAACAATCCCATAGTTGTAAATGGTCTAAAGCCATTTTTGGTGCATCATCTTTCCAGGCAAGCATATGAATTGGAACTCTTGATCTAACAGCTCCTTCATCAGTCATTATATGGAAGGTAAGAGCTCTACCTCCTACAGATTGTGCTCCAAATACTATTACATCTTGCATACCTTCTCTCCCGTCATGCTGGTAGAGGTGTTCTATTCTCATCTTAGCATAGAAGTGAGGTATAGATGTATTTAGTGTTGACATTATTTATTCTTTATTAGCAATTCTCCTAGTACTTCTAGTCTTCCTACCTCTCTTTGAAATTCAATTTGAGTCATATCTAGAGAGATCTTTTTATAAGTCTCTTCGTACTCTTTCTTTGCTTGTTCCATATCAAGCTTTCCTTCAGAAGCTTTTTTATAATACGGAGCTTTTACTTTGAAATGATGCCAGGTTAGCAAAGCAAGTCCTCCTTTTTCTTGAGCATTTGATGCTATTTTAGCTGCACCTTCTCCTCTGGTTTTAGCGAAGTCTTCTAATACCTCTTTTGCTTCTTTTAATAGTTGTAGTAGCTTCATATTATTTTGTAATTTTTACACAGATGTCTTTTCCATCTTTAGTACCAGCATACCTGTATCCCTTCCAACAAGCTTTACCGTCAACGCCTTTTACTTTTTCTGAAAGAACTTCTTTTACAAGTTCATGAATTGCTTGTTTTACCTTTGCATATCCTGAACCATAAGGTGCTGCTTTACCTGCTTGAGGGTTATCTGCTTCTTGTAGTAATTGTTTTAATTTTTTACTACTTCCCTTGTCCATTGTAAAGTTTTTTATAGTTCTTAGAACTCTTCAATTTTGAAGTTTTAGATTTTGCATGAACTCCAGGTCTAGATACTTTAGGTCTCTCTATTTTAACGGAAGATTGTGCTGCTTTTGCCATAAGTCAAATACTATTTACTGTTTAAAAATAAATAGTAACAAAAACTTATTACTCTTCTATATGACTTTTTATATGCTTTAAATATTCTTGAAGATTACTGTTTATTTGTTCTTTAAATTTCGAATCATTACTATTCCAGTCTTCTAAGTCTCCTTGTTCTGTTACAAAGCTATTAGTTGTCTCTAATGTATCCAATACCCATTGTTCAATATCTCTTGCAAAAGCTTTAAGACTTCCTTGCATCATATTCTTTTCATATGATTCATATAGACCTGCTTTTCTTAATTCTGCTTCATAATCAATTACACAATCAAAGCACATCTTATGTATCTTATACATTTTATGACTGAGATAATAATTCATAGATCCTTTACATTTTGGACATGCTAAAGGTATTTGTAAAGCTTTTTTTGCTGAGTCTAGTTTTGTAATATTTTGTCTTAATCCATCTTTAATAGTCCAGTTTCTTCCATTCTCTTCCCAAATGTCTCCCTCTTTATAAGCAACCTGTGCTTTAGAGTATCCAACACCGTCTACAGTCTTTGCTGAGAAGTCTTTTTTAACTAAATTTCTAGCTCTATTTACGTCTTTTGATTTGAATTCTTTTTTAAGTAAGCTCTCGCCCATAACCAAGTTGTTTTAATTTATTAATAACCGATTGTATTTCTCCGTCTTTTACCTCTATTGCTATTCCTCCTTTAGCAGAAAATGCAGCGAGGTTGGAAGGCTTATCGTCTATTAATATAGCATTTTCATTTGCAAAATCCGACTTAGCATCTCCAAACCTAAATAAGACTTCAGGGGCAGGTACTAGGTTTTCTTTTACCCATAATCTTTTACCAAGTCTTGAGGTATTGTCTCTGGAAGGAGATGTTAAAAGTTTTGGTCCGTATGGTTGTATAAAGTTCCATAACTCTCTACCATTTGGCATCCATTCCATTTCTGACCAGAACTCTAATCCAATATACTGATCAATAAACTTCCAAAACTCTTCTGTTCCTTCTAGTTTATCAAAGTGTTTAGGCCTTGTTACTTGAGCAATTGTCGCTTTTGAATAGTACTTTGGACCTTCTTGTTGTAATAATGTAACAAATCTCTTTTCAAAGTCTGTTAATACTCCATCCATATCACAATATATCTGATATTTAGGCATGAAGTCTGATTCTTCTAGTAATAAGTCTGCTAATTTTCCCATAACCTTTTTATTTTTATAATGTTTGTTTTAATCCTAATGCAGGAAGTCTGTTACGCCATAATGTAAGTATTTCCTCTCTTTCTTGAGGTGTAATATCTTGAGCATCTAAGTAACTATTTACAACATCTGCAAATGGTCTTTTTTCTTTTTTAGCTCTAAAATACATTCCCTGTAGGTTTGCATCTATTTCTTTTTTAAGTTTAAAATAATCTCCTATTGGCTTTTCTCCTGCTCTTATCTTATCTCTTTTTGCTAAATCACCTCTCATTATTTTAGAAGGATTTGTAGATACTCCTCCTTTATTATGTGTTAGGTGTTCAATTTCATGTCTGAAAAGATCTTTTAAAGTCATTGAAATCTCTTCCCAAAAGCCTGGTAATAGTTCTGGATCAATAGCGATATCTACTATAATAAAATCTCCATCTTCGTCAAAGCCTGCTCCTGTACTTTCTAAGACTTCCATTTTACCGGTTCCTGGTGTTAGTACTAAAGTACCTTCTACGTCGAATTCTACATCACCATTTGAATAAGTTTCTTCAAATCCTATACTCTTTTCTCCTGCATTAAATGCTTCTTTCCAGCCTCTAAACAAGTCTGATGATGCTTGATTACTAATTTTATCGTATCTTCCTTCTGCCATAACCTCTTTATTACTTTTTAATCCGTCTTCCCAGTTTCTAAATGTAATATTACCCTTTAGGTAAGCTTCTTTTTCTATTTCCTGTAAGTAATCGTCTTCATTTGTATTAGTAGTAGCTGCTAATCCTTCAAGTCTTCCTTCCATATTTTGCATATGGTGAATCATTTCATGAGAGAATGATCTACAGACATCTTTTGGATGTCTATTCATTACATATAATACTACTTCTTGCTTATTTGGATCATAGTAAGCTGTTTTACCGAAGAAGTCGTTTGCTTGTTCTTCGTCATATCTGATTTTTACTTCCGGTAACGGTGTAATATTCATCTTCTCATCTAACATATACTCTAAAAGAGATCCTATGTAAGGTGTGTAGTCGAATTTTTCTTGCTCTGCTCCTTCTGGTAGTGTTTTTTGTTGAGGTGTTTGGTCAAAGCTTACATCTGCATACGTTTTTATGTATACTCCTATTCTATCTTGCTCAAATACTACTGTATACTTTTCTGAATTAATAGTTGATTTTAGTTGGCTAAAGAGGTGTATTAAGTTTTCTCTATCCTTTGATGGAATAGCTCCTGATGGCTGTATAGGTGTTCCTGCTGACCCTTCTTGTATTACTTCTTTTTTAGTTTTCTTTGGAAAGAAACTTTCAAATACGTTATCTACTGCAGTTAGCATTTTATCTTCTACTGAATCTTCTTTTTGAGGAGTTATAATATCTAGGATTGCTTGCTTATCTTCTTTTGATACTACTTTTGGCATCCATTTGCCTTCTAATAAGAACTTTTCTGACTTTCTAATATCAGTTGCTGAGAATTTATCGTCTTCTTTATTTGTAATAACAGGTAGTTCTTTTACTTCTACATTCTTATACTCACCTTTTTCTTTTCTCTTTTCTATTCCAGAGAATTTACCCATTTCATCAGCCATAGCTCCTGTAATAATGCTTGTTACTTTGTCTTGATTTGCATCAATCCATTCATATGTATCTAATATTGGAGTTACTTTACTGATTACAATCTCCATTGGTACGTTTATGTATTTTGCATAGATTTCCCAAATAGCTTTTGATTGTTCTGCTGTAATTTTTACACCTTCTCTGATCTTAGGTCCGATAAATATTACAATTTTGTCTGCTTTAGTAGATAGAAATTTGGCATTTTCAAAGTGAGCAAGGTGTGGTGGTTTGAATCCTCCAGCATATAAAGCTACTACTTCGGATCCATCATCCAATGCTTCTGCAAGTGTTTGTGCTACTTTTTCTAATGCATCTTCTTTACCTTTTCCTTTAGCTGTTCCAACTTCTCCTGATTTAACAGATACCATTGATTTAAAAATACCTGCTATTCTATTTTTAGATCTAGCATTTGTAAGTTTTTTAGCAACATCATCTAATAGGTCTTCGAAAGAACCGTCTATATTAAATCCTTTAAATAGTATCTTAATAGTACCCCAAGCTGTTGTTGACCATACCTCTTCTCTTGCTATTTCTCTAAAGTTTTCTAGTTTTACTTTTCTTAAAGATAGTTTTACCGATGATAGGTTAAATTCAAACTCTTCACCTTTTTCTAGATTAGGTACATTTGAAATACCCATTCTTCTGAATACATCTTGTGGGTCTTGCTCAAGTAAAATTACTTTTGCTAGCCCTATTAACAGTCCTTGCTTTTCAGCTGGTAGGTCTAAGAATGATCCTTTAAAGGCATGTTCTTCTTCTGTAAGAGATATAATATTATCAACCTGAATATATTGATCTTCCTTTCCTACAATTGGATAGAGTACTGAGATTAGTTCACCTGAGTTATAATACCTTCTTCCGGTATATTTTTCTGATTTAAAAGGTACAATTATGTTTTGTGGAAGAGCTAGAGCTGCATCGATAAGTCTTTGTTTAACCTCTCTCTTATCATCTCCTTCAAACCAAACAATAATATCTAAGTCTCCAAAGTCAGCTTTTGTTCCTGCTTTTACAGATCCAGATAGAGAAGCTTTCTTGAAGCCTGGTACTTTACTTAGAACTTCTTCTACGTATTTGTTGAATGTATTATGTACATCCCCTCTTTCTATTCTATTTCCTCCTGCTACTCCTGACATATTATACTTTATATTGTGTTAAATTTGAATTATCCGGTAAGAATTTACCTTTTAACCCTAATCTTTCTTGATTTTTTATCCAATAAGCCTGTAGATCTTCTGGTATATCTGCTCTAGTGCTATCTAATATCTTAAGATAAGTATCATATACAGCGTTTAAATCCTGTGGGGATAGTCCTGCTTCTAGTACTTCTATCAATTTAAAATAATCTCCTATTGTATCTCTATCTAAATTTAAGCCATATGACTTATTTAGAAGGTCTATTGCTTGTTGTGGTGTGTTTGCTACAATCTCTTGTGATTCTTTCTCCTTTACTCCATAATTGTGAGAGAATGTATATCCTTTCTGAGAGAATAAAGATACAAGTAATTGTGTTCTATGTAACCCTTTTACGTTTCCTGAGTAAGTGGCTGAGTGGTATGCAAATTGTAACCAATCTACATCTCCTACATTTACATCTATTTGAACGTTTTGTCCTACTACTTCGTTATTCTCATCGTATTGAGGAAATAGAAGAAATAAAGCTCCTGCAGAAGATCCTTTTACATCTGCTATAATCTCTGTATCTGCTTCTGCTATCTTTTGTGCTATTGCTACAATTACAGCTCTTTTCATTAGCTGATCATCAGAAGATGTTCTAGCTCTTTTCTTAAACCCTACAAATAGGTCTTGAACGTGTTTCTCATCTAGACCCCAATCCTCTACATTATCAAAGGATGACCCGGCAAGTGCTAGGTCAATATCCCCTGAGTAATCTTTTTTCCCTACAGATCCTAGAGTTTTCATCTCTCTAAAGAATGGTTCTGCTTTTGGAAATATAGTTTTGAACTGCTTAAAGAACTCTAATAGAGTTGGTTTAATATGCTCTTTTTTTATCGGTGCTGTACTATCGAATACGTTTCCTCCCATTATACTTTTTATTTACCTAAATATACGAATATTCTTTCGATTATCCAACGATTATATTAAATAAATAGTACTAAAGTTTGATAGTGGTTGGATATGATGTAAACTTCGGCTCTGTTGTTGGATGCTCAAGTTCATATAATTTATAGATCAATTTGAATAATTCAAAGTTCTTTTCTATATCATCAATCACTTTTAACTCCCATCCTTTACCTTGTAACTTCTTCCCGGCTTTATCAGCTCCTCGAGTTGATGCTTTCAACCAAAGAATAGCTGTTCTATCAATTTTAATACCTTTTGTTTCTTCGATTGATTTAGCATAAGCTGCTAGTTGTAAGTCATATGATTTATGTAAATGATTTGATGTCTTAAAGTCAATAAGCCAATTCTCTCCATTCATCGATACAACTATATCGGCAGTTCCGGCATACTTGTGAGTATCTGAGTAGGTAAACTCTTCTGTAAAGAGTAGTACGGGTTTTGCTACATCCCAGAACTCTTTAAACTTCATAATCATTCCCCATACCAATTCATTGTAACGGGCATTACCGTAATCATCCATCCAGGTAAGTTCTTTACCTTCTAATAGCTCTTCAATTGCATTATGAGTTTGAGTACCTTCATCTCCGGCTCTTCTCATTATAATGTCTGAATTGTGTCCTACATCTTTCAACCAGCTTTCAAAGAACTTATTCTTTGGCATGTACTGTAAGATTGAAGTAACTGAAGGATAGTATACTCCTTCTGATCGTTGATAAACCCTCCTATCAAGGAAGTTAATTTGCTTAAGTTCAGGTTTAAAATCTAACCTCTTCTTAGCATGTTCTGACAAAACATTCTGTCCTTTTTGTATCATATTATGATAGTTTGTAGCGGAGTAACTTTCCGAAGTCCATTTCCTCTGCCTGTTGT